CACCTGATGGAAGCGAAAAATATACCATTTACAATAAAGACTATATTTGTTGAAGATTTAATGAAGCTTGATAATTGTGGTTTTATAATGAATTGATGAGGAGAAATTTTATGAGATTATATGAATATAGTAAAAGAATGTGGAATATTAATTATGAATCATATTCACTATTTAGATATATAAATACTGATTCAATAAAATATAATAGATATGTATTATCAGTGTGTTTAGATAGTTATAAACAATTAACTTTTTATCATATAACATTATGGAATATAGTTAAAAGATTTAATTTAGAGTATTCTGATAATGATATATTTGCAGATGCCCATTTTAGAAATTCTAATTATTTATTCTTTAGTAGATTTTATAATGTAAGATCTATCATATATGAAAAATATGGAAATATACATGCCATCATAAAAATAATATCGATACATGATATATATAATATCGGACTCAGTGGTATAATAATCTGAATATATATATATATTAAATTATAACATGTAAACGGTTGGGGGTATACCCAACATGTTTTGTTCATAGGAGAGATATATCTATGACTGTGAGTATAGAAGAAATATTTGATTACATCAATTATCGACATTTGTTACGTTTTCACCAACAATTAGATGTCGATAATTGGTTGTCATCAGATTCATATTTTGCTTTTATAAATGATATACTTAAAGAAAATGAAGATAATTATACTATCGGCAATGGATTTTACTGTAACCCTGGTGAATTCACACGTATAAAAAATACCATTATTGATAAATATGGTCATCATATTGATTTTAATGATATATTTTTATGCAGAATGGATAGAGTTCTTAAAACTATTTGGAAGATAGGAGTTACGATATGATTTGTTTACGATGTGGATATTGCTGTAAGAAATTGTTTGTTGTTATTATTGATGATCCAGAAAAAGGGATAATTGAAGGTAACTTAATTGCCAATATTGGCGATGGTCCATGTAAACATTTAGTTGGTGATGCCCCTGGAAACTATTCATGCGCAATTCATGATCATGATTGATACGAAGAAACTCCATGCTCAAAATATACTCAAGTCGAATCGTCTGATGAGTGTGTTTGTAGAGTTGGAGATTATCAAATGAAACTATATAAAAAGAAAAAAATAATTTTATGATTATATATATTAAATATTAACATTATTAAGTTGCATTTATTAATAATATGTTATATGTGATAAGTATGGTCCGATTGGAGGTAGGACATACTTATAGTTTAAATTATTTTTTGTTTTTCTTTGAATATACATAAATAAAGGAGAGAATCATGCCAGAAGCCAAAGAAGTAAAAAGACCAACTACTGTAATTCATGGTGGAACAAAAGTTGTTGGTGTTGTATCTGGATTTACACCAGGAGGAGAAACATTTCGAATCGATTTTGAAAATGGATGTGCATTTGAAGTTGATCGGAAAGCGTTCGTTACAGATACCACTATGGATAAGTTAAGAGTTACGATGAATACTGTTGGACTCAATAAACTACCTGGAGCAACAATCAATTTCACAAATGCAACTTTGAGTCTTGGATAAATAAATAAAATGGCGTTTACTATAGTTGATGCAAAAATGAAAGGATACCAAATGACAAAAGATACAAAAGATAATGGCGTTGTGGAAAAAGAAAAACAATCAAAAGATAATGAATCTATAAGTAGTAATGAAAAAGCATTCGAATTATTCAAAGAAAGAGCAATCTCGCAATTACATATTCTTGTTAAAGATCCCAAAAAGTTGGATGTACAAATAAATGAATATCCATCATTGATTGTTGTATCTGCATCAGCATCAACGATGATAGACACTGGTAGGCTAATTGGAGTGAAAGGAATAATTGCAAAATCGTTAAGACAAACAATGCTACCAGCAATTGCATCATGTGTTGGATTAAAGAAGAGAATCCATTTTGATATTGCTGATGGCGATGTTGAGACGAAGATTACAACATAATATATTTCGGGGTATATCTCAGTCTGGTAGAGTGTGCGGTTTGGGTCCGCATTGTCGGGGGTTCAAATCCCTCTGCCCCGACCAATTTATCATAAGGGAAATCAATTTTTTATAATTGGTTTCCCTTTTTATTTGTGGAGAGTAGTATTATAACGATATTTCTTATATATTATAAAATAGGAAATATCGTTTTTATCATACTGTTTAACTTTTTTAATCCTTTTTGTACAACACAAATTTTTTTATGTTTAAATAAAAAAACTTATATTAAGAAAGGAAAATGTGATGAAAAATTTAATCGTTTTAATTTTTTGTATCTTTTTAATTGGTTTAAATGGTTGTACTTCTGTTCATATCAAAATGGCTGATGGATCTGAATATACATATATGAGAATCTTTACAGAGGTATATGATCTTAAGGCAGAAACTTCTGGTGGAAATAGAATATCTGTTGGTTCTGCTGAAGTTAATACTGAACTTATAGAATCTGCTATTGAAGCATATTTAAGTACATATGATATATTGCATCTTAAAAAATAGATCTACTATCTCTTCGAGATAGATTAAAATTTTATATATATAATGAATATATTATATATATATTAAGTATTAATGGATACGATTCAGAAACGAATCGAAAATGCTATCCATGAGACTAAGCGTCTCTCGAAAGAAGTCGAAGGATTTCCGACCGACTACTTTCAAAATACGCTTAAGTCTCGCCAACCGGATGGTATCGGTTCGACATTTAATGGGAGAGTCACTGAAGACGATCTCATTAATGCTGAATGGAAACCATTTAAACATCCGTCTGTAGCAGACGGATGTACGGCATTCATCACCCATAATTTGGGGGGTAAAGTGGGTGTCGTGAGGTTGGATGATCTCCCGAATCTAACCGTCATCGAACTCGATGATGGTAAAGAGACGGGCCAAGTATCTGCAGTTGTAGATCGAGAGGATATTGATCTTCATCGATATTCTGTCGATTATACTGTGCTGATTCTTGGTCAGGAAATGGAAAGTGAAGTAGTATACACTTTCCATCCCGGAGATCCAGTTTTTCCATCTAATGTCTCTTCGGAGATATTGGTTGGTACAATAGTTTTAGTCCAAGAAGCTATATCTCTTGGATTGGAATATTGTAAGATTAGAGGGTAACTTCTAATCTGAAAACGTGCTAAATGGTTACTTATAAAGTGTAGCCATCCAATCGCGTAAGAATTGGTAAAAACTTTATACGAGAAGCAAAAAACTCGGCAATGTGAGAAAGCATTGAAAAAATCAGTGGAATACCACTATAAAAGTAATGGTTTAGTCAGCCATATATCTAACAAAAATGATACTGGAATATGCTCCAGGGAACACGTTTGCATTACGTGTTTTTTATTAAAATCACTATATATATTAAATTCTAACATAACGTTGCATATTACGTTTATGAAAATATGCCGTGAGAGACTCCAGCGAAGATATTCTGGGTAAACAGATCTGACAAATCTGGTGACTGAATATTATAAGCACGGAGCATTGGACACGTAAATCCAATGGAGGGAGGATTCTTATGTTGGATAATATTTCCAAGATCGTCTGTGGGTTTAAGGTCGATCTTGATATTATCGGTGCTCTTTGGCTTTTAGCTTTTCGTTTCGACGTTAAGGCCGATGCCATTGAGTTCGTCTTTGGCGATGCAAAGGCTGAAGATCTTTCCGACCCAACCGTAGTTTGTATCGAATGCGGTGGAAGCGGTCGAGTCGATCTGATGAACTTTGATCATCATGGCGAAGGATCTGAAGGTCTCGTTTCGGCGACCTGGCAGGCTTATGATAAATATAAGCCAGTCGGTGTCTACACCGAAGATACTCAGCGTATCGTAAAATACATCGATACGATGGATAGATTCGGCCCGGACGAGATCCGAAAATACTCTATCGGGGAACCCCCGTTCCTCTCCGACATAATTTCCGGTATCTTTCTGGTTAATCCGAAAGATAACGCGAAAAAGGTCGAAGAAGGGATATTGTTTCTCGACGATATTTCCCGCAGTGGAATTGATCCTTTTGGATCGATGAAACTGTTGGTCGATGAAAATGAACATTATGTTCAATTCGTCGATGCACACGCCGAAAATAAACGGCAAGTGCAGAAGGTCGTCGAAAAGGCAACATGGGGTAAGACAAAGTCGGGGCTTATTATAGCTTCGGTGGAGTCTGGTTTCTTTGGAACCATAGGTGCACTGTATGAAAATGGTGCACAAGTGGTCGTGGCTGTTAATCCCAATTTCCAAGGGATTAGAAAGTTTACGGTCGCTGGTAACAAGGGAATCTCCGTTGCCCCCGCTGCTGACGACATCAGTAAAGTCGAAAGTGGTTGGGGTGGACCGCCAAGTGGCACGATTATCGGCAGCAACCAGAAAAAAGATTCAGAATTGGATCTTGAACTGGTTACGCGGATAGTCGTCTCGGCGATCTAAGAGACGTGATCCAGACCGAAGCGCGGGCCAGAGTGGGTGAAAATCCCATGTACAGATACGCGCTATAAACCCCGCAACCTGCGGGATCTGGCAGTCGGATAGAGCCACTATTACATTGGCTCGAAAAGGGAAATATGATGAAACCCATCCGACAACCATTTGGGACTATCATGTCAAATCTCAAATGGAAATATATAAAGTGCAAAGAATACCACTTTATATATTTTTTGTAAAATTTATTATATTTATAAAGGAGAATATATCATGGGTGATGGTAAGTTGGGAATGATGAGAGATGATTATTGGGAAGTAAGAGATTTATTCTACAGTAGGAAAGTTAAAGCTGATAATAATAATGGAGATTTTATTTCAATTATTAAACAAAAATATGAAGAGAATTCTAATGCAGATATCGGATCTTATATGAATTGTCCAATATGTAATCGCAAAATAAGAAAAAAATCATATCAACATAAGTTTTGTTCCAATAAAGGAAGTGGTAATTGTAAAGATCGATATTGGAATATAGTAGATGAAAACCGATTGAAAAGAGCGAAGCTATTCGGGAAAGGAGAATGATATGGATTTTTACTATAAGATACATTCTTATGATAAATGTGATGATGGATCTGCTTGTGAATTATACAAAGTTCCATCATTTGTAAATGGTTATGGATTAGTTGTATTTATTGAGAATTGTATTAAAGATAGATTGGAAGAAATAGGTTACAATTTAAAAGAAAATAAAAATAAGATACTGATAGATGCAAAAAAAGTTGTATTAAATGATGAAAAGTCGATTCAAACACGATTCTTAATAACTGATATGTCAGTTGTTAAAAAATTACATAAATTATATTCTGTATTTAATAATAATACCAAATTTAATATTTATATGCCAAAAAATGGCTTAATGGGTATAACTTATTTTCAAGTTGATTTTAATATGCGGGATTGTATATCACCAGCACATATACGTGAACTTAATGATAAATTTTTATCTGATTTAAATAAATCATTATTTGTTATAAATGATTGTAAATCAATAGTAGTAACATTAAAAACTGATTATAATCTATTAGTTGAGTTATTAAATAAAAAGTTTTTGAATGATACTATTGCTATGCATGACATTAAAAAGTTTAAATATGAAATACCAACACAAGATATTAATCTTCAAACCCGATTTAAAGTTAAGTCAATAATTGATGGAGGTAAAGTATGGTAGATTTATTGGGTAATAATCGTCCAAGTGAAAGATGTAAGATATTTTTATACACTTTAAGATATAAAGATGATACATCTATAGATGAAAGAATTATTGATAATGTAATTGGTACACGTCATGATGGTTTATATATACCACCATCCGATAAAATTGGATTAGATTTTGTTGATATTGTAAAAGAAGAAGATGGTTATGATTATCCAGCAACAATATTTTGTAATACTCCAAAAATTAATTGTGTATCATCGATAAACGTATCAGAAAAAATGGCAAGAAAATTTGGTATATTTAATGCATCATTTGATGTAAAAATAATTTTACCAAGATTATCGTTATCAAAGTATGTGAAAGTTGTAATTTATAAAAATTATTTAGATATTACTAAATTTGACTTTTGTAAAGTTTGGACATGGGTTAAAAATAGTAGAAAATTTAAAAAAGATTCTGAATACTTTAAACCCGAAAATATAAAATCTATAATGATATCATATGAGTTAGACACCGATAGAATATTAAAAACTATATTAAAATATTTAAGAAATAATCAATATGAAAATATTATAATAAATAAAATTTTCTATATATGGATTGATTTAAATAAGTCTGTTAATGAATCATTTTTAAATATGGAAGATACCCCCGATTCATATTTTAAAGAATTGGAAGAGGACAAATATAATGAAGATAGATATTGTTCTGTTGTAAAAGTAGATTGCAGAACATAACTTTAAATCATTATATTTGGAGGGGCAAATGAATTTAAATTTCAAGCCAAACATGCTCGTAAAGTATACTGGATATCCCGCGTGTAACTACATACCAGATGAGTACGCTGATGCCATCGTAGATATCTTCACTGAAGATTTCAATCGATATGGTACAACTCTTTATATTCCTTCCGCTTCTCGTGCGTATTCCGCTGCTCGTGGATGTCAATTCAAAGATAATACTTTTGCATTATGTTATCCGACTGACAATTCTCAAGAAATGGCTGAACGTACTCAAAACTATACTGCCGAAGAAAGATCAATATGGTATAGAACGAGGCATGAAGTAACTCATCCATTTGAGCGTCCAATTGTTGAACGAACAAAATACACATTCGTGCCATATAATCTGTTTGATGGTGATGAATTCACAGTTACTGTAATTGATTTAGAAAGAGTGTACCGACTTATTCAGCGATTTAAACGATTTTTGCCTGAACAACACTCCATATACATGAATCAAAAAGTATGGACATCAATAGAAGAGATGTGTTCGGAACGAAATCTTTTAGACACAATTAAAAAGTCAGATACTCGCATGGATGTGAGAGATGTCGAAGATGATTATTATTACTTCATGAAGATCATTCTGAGATAATAATTAATCTTTCCAAATTTTTCAGATTATCGGGAAGCTGATTATTATGCTTCCCGATTTTCTGCGTCTATAAATATTATATGATTTATTATGAGGAGAATTATTATGTATTTGATTATTGATAAAGACATAACACAAGATGATGTTGGATTTTCTTTCGATTATGATGAAGATGATGTGAATGATGTAAAAAGTGGTGATAAAATAATTATTGATTTAGATACTGAAGAAGTTATGTCTGTCGATGATTATGGTAATACTTGTTGGGATACTATATTGCATAGGGGTTAAATTAATGAATAAAAGAATAATATGCCCAAATTGCAATAAGAAAGCCATTGTGTATTGGAAACAGATTCATGGTATTCGTTTGATGAAAGAGCGAAATGGGTCTTTCTTCTATGAATGTAAATGCTCTGATTGTGGTTGGATATGGGAGACGAAAAGGAAAGAACAGTAATGAATTATCGAGAATATAATTGGTTAGATACCAAAAGAAATATTCCAATGTATGGAATTCAAGCTCAGATCGAAAAAGACGGAAAATGGTTTAATACTTCAGAAAGAGGAAAACCATTAATCTTTGAAAGTAAGAGTGAACGAGATCTAAAATTGAAAGAATTAAAAAAATATGTGAGGAAATAATCATGCCATTATTTATGTGTTCCAAGTGTAAATGTGTAGAGAATACAGCTTTAACTGATTATGCCTATAGAATTGGAATGCTGAAAGAAGAGCCATTATGTTCAGAATGTTCACCAATAACGAATAAATGGCATGATGAATTTGAAAAGATGGATGCAAAATGGTGGTTTGTAGATCAATATAGATATTTATGGAAAGAAAAAGAACATATACCAAAACATTTTAAATGTATTGGTGTAATAGGAGATGATTATAAAGTTTCTTAAACACCTTTAAGCCCGCATAACTCAGTTGGTAGAGTGCTGGATTTGTAATCCAGATGCGTCAGTTCGAATCTGACTGTGGGCTTACATTATTTTAAACTATGGAGAATTTATCATGACTGAATTAGATCAAGACAAAGTATACAAATGTGATGAGTGTGATGCAACATTTAAAAGAAATGAAATGAAATTCATAGAACCAAGTGATAATATTTCAATTCTTACGCCTCTATCCCCATTTATTTATGCAGATAAAGATGGTAATCCTATAGGTGGATCTGAACAACCATCAAAAGAAAAGGGCGATAAAATATTAGCATGTCCAAAATGTGGGCAAATTCACTTATATGGATTTGATTTAATTGGGTGACTATATGATTTTACGTTCACGAGATAGAGTGTATAATACTTATTCTATTGAATATTCTTTTAATCCTGAAAGATTCGATGATAACTTTTATGATGTTACTTTTGAAGTTGAATCAAATAACTGTCAAAAGTTTTATGATAATAATAATCGGGTGGTTGAAATATTTATAGTTAGAATGAAACATAGACGCAAAGATTCTAACCCATCTGGTTGTATATTTTTAAATGGGTATCTTATCTATAATGGAATATTATTTAATAATATAGTTGATAGATTATATGATAATGGTGTTTTTATATAAATTATACAATAGGAATTTATCATGCTTTTAAATATTGGAAATAATCGACTGGTTGTATTAAATAATATAGATCGTCTATTAAATCAATATAATGATTATGAACATATAGTAGACATAAAAGTTAATCAATATAAGTATAAGTATTATGTCCCATATTTATTTATAGTTACTATATCATTTATAAATATTAATACTTCTAATTCTCAAACAAATAAATGGATATGTTTTGAATTTATTTCTATTTATAATGTTTTGAATAATATATGTAATGGGGTGATTATATGAATAAAAAATTTAATGAATTTATGGATAATTTCATTCATGATTTTTATGATCGTGGTGGATCTCATTTTGATGTATATAAATCATCTACCGATTATAAATCTAAATATTATAATGATGAATATCCAATATCTATAGATATATATACGCATGAAGGTGTATATTGTATTACTCATATATTAACTGAAAAGTGTTGTATATCTTTATTTGACATTTATCAAAATATATCATGTGGCCTTATATTGGAGTAATATTATGACGATAAGATTAACCGATAATATCAGAGATGTTTTATGTTACATAGATCTTTATAAAAGAAATTATAAGTATAATACAATGAGAGTTAAATATTGTTCACCCAATGAGTATGGAGTTTTAGTTTACGATAATACTTATTCGTTTGGATTAGTATTACACAATGGGTCATTTGGACATACTATATATCTAAATGACAAAGATTGTGTACTTTTTGATAAAATATATAGTATGTCGAGTGGGCTTATTTTAAACTGAAGTGGCGTGGTCGAGTGGTTTAAGACACATGATTTTGGCTCATGTTTTCGCTGGTTCAAATCCAGCCGCCACTTCCATATAAAAAAGGGATTATTATGGGATGGATTATAAAGAATAAAGGTATAACCATGACAAGTGATATGTGTGAACATAAGCTTGTTAATAGTATAGGGTTAGAAAACTGCAGTTTATTGGATTATAAATTATATACGATTACAAAATGTGATAGAATAAGATGTCCGATTAAAGAAACTAATTATGCAGAAATAACTAAAAACGAACCAGTAAAATATTTATTTCTTGATATTGATCCAAGAAATTATGAATTTTTTACTGGAAAAGGTTATGCACGTAGTGATGTTGAAGCTGTTAAAAATGGTCAACTTGCTATAGTCGATTTAGAAACATTATCGATGATGGTTGTTTTTGATAATATTGTTAAATGGGTTAAAATCGATCATTCAGTTATTAGAGATAAATTGGCTATAGAAAATAAACTATATATGTTGAATAACGAAAAAACTTAATTATTTCCTGGGGTATCCAAGTGGCTCAAAGGACACGGGCTGTAAACCCGTTGGCCTATATGGTCTTCGAAGGTTCGAATCCTTCCCCCAGGACCATTTTCATTTATTAATGGAGATTTTATAATGACGATTTTAATGAAACAATCTGGAAAAGTGAACTACCCAGCGACTGCTAAAGCAGATCACGGGGTTTCCTACTCTGGCGAATTATAAAATTAAACATAATAATAGAAAGATAGACGATATATTTAAAGTTATGGAAAGTAATAAAATATTTGCATCTCATGATAGATCAATAGAATTTTTATTTCTGTAGAGATAGAAAAAAGGAGGCTTATATGCCGATTATATTTATAGATGAAGGAATAGTGACTGAAATAAATAACTTCGTTTTATCATTAGATGATAATCCAGATAGTTCTGTTAGCATAGTACTATATGATAGATTAGAAGTTGGTGATAATTATCGTTCCCCGAAAAAGATAACTCTACGGGAACTTTTTGCTGTTCCGAGTATAGGGGTATACTACGGAGATATTCTCAGAAAAGCGCAAGTCGAATTGGAGAGGATATTATATAAAATAATTAAGAATAGAGCAGATAAAGGGGAAACTGTTATTTATGAATCTGGAAGCATAGTATTAATACTTAAATAATTATAGGAGAATAGTTATAATGAATAGATCTGAAGAAATAGAAGAAAAAATGAAAAGAATAGATGAACTGAATGATGAAAAGAATGCTTTAATGGTTAAGCTAAAACGATCATTACAAATACAAGAAATTTGGCCCGATGCATTTGATTATGGATCAGTAGTTTGTTCTTTATCTGGAAATATTCATAAAGATGAACTTATGTTTTCTATAAGAAATGGTAAAGATGAAGTAAGACTTTTTAAATTGGAAGAAGTTCCAATACATCTATTAGAGCATCAGATAGATATTCAAAAAAAGAAAGTCAATGACCATTTCAAACGTATGTTTGATAATATATTAAAAGATATTAAGAAGAGAAAAGGTGGTTGAAAATGGATTGGATTAAATTTGGTGTTTTTGTGATTGGTGGGATATTTGGATTTATACTGATTTATATAACAAAACATTTAATAATTATGTTTAATAATAATAAATCGAAAAAAACTAAAGAATTATCACCATCAGAAGAACTTATAAGAATAATCATGAAAGAAGAAGAAAAGAATATAAAGAATAATAATGAATATGATAAATTGAAGGGTACTTATGATATGTTGATGAAGATGATTGATTCTGAAAAATTACAAGTCGATAGATATAGATTATTTAGAGAATATGAAAAATTACAATCAAAAATAGATTGTATTAATAAACCAAAAGAGAAAGTATATTATGCAAATGAAGTTACAATCAAAAATAAAAATATGAGAGATAAGAAATTGAGAAAAGAACTTGGTATTCAAACATTCAATAATTTTCATAGTACTGAATGGGGCGAATAATGGAAAAGACAAAGTTTGAAAAATATTTAAATAATATGCTTGATGAAGATGATCCATGTAGAGAATACATTCATAATATTATATTATTAAATAAAACTATAAGTGATTTATATAATTCTAATAGATATAAATATCATGATTTTAACGATATAGATATTGGTTTTAAGTGTGTTTTAACCATCGATGTAATTGGTTCCGATAATAAAGCTTATAATCATATAGTAGTTTTAGAAGATCCAATTACTATAGATATTATAATTTATAAAATAGAATATGGATTTATTATTTGATTCTTTCAAGCAGGACAAACAAATGGAGAGATTATTATGATTAGTTTGTTTTTATTTGTGAGTGTAGTTACGAATGTCATATTGGCTGCTATGCTGTGTCAATCAAGATTACATGAAGAAGCATATCGAAATAAAATAATCAAACTCAGTTGTGCAACTGATGATATAGTTGATGAATTTACAAATCTTGTTCTTGAAAGAGATAGAAAAAATGATGAGAATAAAATAAGTGTAGAAGATCGATTATTTGAAAAATATGATGCTTTCAATGATATGATAAAATCTGGAACTTTAAATGTAACCGAAGATGAATTGAGACAATTCATGCTTAAAGCTAAGATAAAAAAACTTATTGTTGATTAAATATATATTCAACTGACTATATATATTAAATTATAATCAAAGATCAATTTAGATTTTTGTGCCGGGATGATGGAATCAGGTCTACATATCGGACTTAAAATCCGAGGTCATTGCGACCGTGCGGGTTCGAGTCCCGCTCCCGGTACTCAATTAATCTTTGATTTTATAATGAGCACAATCTTTATTTATCAATATTTAATCCGTTTGGTTGATTCGTGCCGAGTCAAGATTGTGTTCATTATAAACTGATCGAGCAAAACGAGAACATCATGCACTCGAAAGAGATTGGTGTTCATTCCGTTTACAAACACCGATGCTCGATCAGTTTACTATGAGTACAACGTTATCTGTTGCTTGATGGGGAAGCTATGGCTCAAGCAACGTATATAAATCTTATAAGGTTTATATATTATGATAACGTTGTATTCATCAATTTAAAGAGATTGAAGATTTTGTTGTTGATTTTCGTGGCAGTCAATCAATAACGAGATCTTCAACTCTTAATTAGTATATTGTAATATGGTTCCATGCATTTGTCGGATAAAATGTCGTCCATGTAGTGGATGATTAAAGCTAATCCGATACAATCATAGTACACGTAAATGTGCATGATTGATGCATTGAGACGCGGCTGTGGTGGTCGTGTCAAAACGGCAGTAAGATGTCGTGATTATTTTGCGATGAGTGCAGATAATCAAAGATCGGTGATTAATTTACGTTAATCATTGCAATGTGTCATCGGTCATATTCAGGGAGTATTGTCTAACCAACGAGTCTCCCTGCATGGAATCATATTAGAATATATTAGTCGTCGTCAATCAGCAACTCTTCGCTTTTATGTCATGGGCGTTGAGTGTAAGACTGATTGGCCTGTGAGTAATCGGATAAATATTAAGGAAGGAGGTGATACCCACATATGAGTTTGATATAACGATAAGATAAGGGCATCGGCGGTTATTATTCATACCGGATGTATAATCGCCACAAACGATGGTGCCCGATTTGGTTTCTCAGATGGGGAGATGGTAAAAAGTAGAATACCCACTCAAACTGTCCCATTTCCCCATTTGAGTCTTTTATATATGTATTAATCTGGTCACAAGTTTGAGAGCTTTACGGTTGCGGCAGACAACCCCTTCTTCTCTCTAATGATTACGATATTATTTAATCCTATTTCTCGTATCGTAATCATGGCTTGTGATCAGATTAATGCATATATATGCAAATGCTTTGATTTGGGTTCTCTTAATAAGTTCTTAGACCTTGATCGGTGACGCAAACTGTCAATGTTGGGGAACTCAAATCATTCAATTTATATGTAGTAAACTGATCATGAGACTCGCTTGCATGTATATGGAATATGGTACGCGCATACCATCCTCCCACATACATGCCCATGATCAGTTTAGTGTGTATAAGTTATCTTAAATTTTAATATGCCTATGGAATAATCACAGAATCCCTGCCGATTGGCGGCATTAATGGTTATGGTTATTTCTAAATAAAATAAAAGGGATAGTAAATGAGTCGGTTTCTAACTCCTTTCTGACTCATTTGCGATAGAGATGCATTTATGTGACGGAATTAATATTTGATGGATTTTAATATCCATTCCACATCTCGTATAAAAATTCCATAGGCATATTAAAGTTCAAGATATATTGTAATTTAATTATGTGGACCCTTCGCCAAGTCTGGTAAGGCCATCGGCTCATAACCGATCATTCGCTGGTTCGAATCCAGCAGGGTCCACCACTCTTAATTATTTGATTTTATTAAATATATTTTTTATTTAGAAAGTAATTGGAGAAGAGTTATGAATTAGATCGATTACTTTATAATATATAATTCATATGGAAGAGTGGCTGAGTGGTTTAAAGCAATGGTCTTGAAAACCATCGACGTTTAAAAGCGTCCGGAGGTTCGAATCCTCTCTCTTCCGCCATCAAAAACATGCAGTTAACCAGAAAACCAATCAGAAAGGAGGTAACATGATGATAAGAATAAGAGATCATGATAGATAATTTCATTAGGGAGAGATGGGTGGGAAGAGTACAGAGTAGGAGGAAGTAACAAGATTTATTGTGTTACACGCTTATAATAATAGATATAGGATCTAAGTTATAGATCTGATTTCATACATATCTACGTATTATAAAGCGTGTCGTGAAATACTCGGAACCTCACCGACTTGGCACATCAATAAGTCCATTGTATTCGGTGTGGGTGGATTGGGGTGGCATATTAATAAAAAATTATATTATTAGTTAGTACTATAGAGTAAGTATTTAGTGTACTGATTATATCTAATTTATAAGATTAGATATAATTAAGTTGATCTAAATTAAGATTTAGATCAACATGCGACGGAAAATCCCGACAAGGACTTCGCATAGTAGTAAGCTGGAACGGTGATATGATTCTGCGATTTATATATTATAGAATAAGCAGAATCATATCACTTTCAGTTATTAATATTTTTTAAAATTTTATTTTTTATTTGAAAAGTAATACGAATAGGACAAATACATAAATTGGGAGATTATCATGGGTTTAGTATTACCATTATTAATTACTGGTTCAATATTATGTTTATCTAAAACTTTTAGAAAGGAGGCATCAGAAACAATATTTGGACTTATTGGTCTATCTGATATCTTTGAACGCGAAATAAAAGATGAAAATTTAAAAGAAGATTGATAATGATGATTAATTGAAACATCATCATTTATATTGTAAAACAAAGAATCTATAGATGAAATATAAAAAAAATCACATGATAATTTTATTATAGTAAAAATGTAGTAAATATTATTTGAGGAAAATTATATGGCAATATTAAATGATTTTGTATCGGAAAAAGTTATTTTTGATAATGCATTTGCAAAATTACTATTAAATGAGAAGCTTGTGGCTACATACATGGGCGAATTTGAAAATAGAAGAGAAGAAGATTGGCGAGATAAAGAATGCACACAATGTGCTCCAGGTAATCCGTGCAAAAAACATAATCTTCTTTCAAAACTCTATGATTGCGATAAATGTATAAAATTCAAAAATGTGAATAATGGATATACAGTATTCATGACAAAGTTTTTTATATTTAAATATAATGAACCTGAAAACTTACTTATATTCATAGATTGCCCTCCTTTTCAACTTGATGATTCAAATAATAGTGATCAATTATCAGATTTATGGATAAGAAAAATAACACCATTCACTGTAAGAGTTGAAGATTTCAATATGCCTGAAGTTGTTCAAGTAATAGATTTACAAATGATACGACAGTATCCAATGTTGACTATTCTATCATCGAATCATGTATTAGAATTACACAATGTGAAGAATTTATTTCGATGGAAATTAGTTAAGAAAAATCACTACTAAAAAAGTTTAAAAAATATATGGAGAGAGACGTATGCAATTTTACAACCCAAAAATGTCGTCGTTAAAAGTTGGAGTAACGCTTGTTAAGGGAAACATTCAAATTGAAATGGCAAGAGCGTTGAATCCGCAAGCACAAGGAAGGCCACAAGCAGGAGCAAAAGTATTTGATTGGAACAACAAAAATTTCTTTTCTCTATCACCCGGAGAATGTGTAGGAATAACAAGAAGTTTTGATCGAATATTACAGGGAACATATGAAGATCCAGATCCAAAAGCACCACAAGATCTGAAAAATGTATTCAAAGTAACGCATTTCAGACAAAATCAACCATCCAGACTATTTCTCGCTCCTGGAAAAGACCCTCAAGGCAATCTTAACGGATGTATGCTTCTTACCACATTGCCTCCACAGAGTGAAGGACAAAACATATCATTCTTGCTGAGAGGGCAAGAATTGTTGCTGTTTAAATCATATATTGAAAACGGCGCACGAATGCTTCCATTTATTCATGACTGCTTTGAAGCTGTTGATAGAGCAAAGAAGTATAAAGAAAATCAACAGAATCAACAGGGAGGTCAAGGTGGACAGCAGAGTGGTGGTGGATATGGTGGATATGATCAGAACTATAGTGGAGGTGGTGGACAACAGAATCAACCACAACAAAATAGTGGTGGTGGAGGACAACAAACACCACCACAAGAAAATGTTGATAATATAGATAATCAAGATTTTCAGTGGTAATATAATCCACTATACTCATAATATATAATATAGAGTGGTGCGTTGATGTTTAACTCACCACTCTATTAATTCGTAATAAGGTATATGCTTATGGATATTTATGGAACTGAAGATATAGTTGTAATGGATGAAATCAATCATATTCGTCATAATACGGGTATGTATTTAGGAAGTACTGAAACTGCTACGAGATTAGCAGAAGAATTAATCGATAATGCTCTTGATGAAGTTCAAGCTGGCTACAGTGATATAATTGGTGTATTTATTGATACTGAAAATAAAGAATTTAGAGTATTAGATAATGGTAGAGGTATGCCATTTGATCCTGATCTTCCAGAAGAAGAAGATCCACCCATTTCTACTTCTCTTAAACTTTTTTCATCTGGTAAATTTAATAAAGACAAAAAAGATTCTGCTTATAAGATAGCGAGTGGATTACATGGAATTGGAAATACAGCAGTTAACGCAGTATCTGAATATTTTGAAATAGATATTTATAGAGATGGAAAACGTGGAACATATTCATTTAAGAATACATCTGACTATTCACGAAAGTTTGAAACATATAATGGTAATCCACCATATTCAACTAAAGTAACTGTAAAACCATCTTCTAAATATTTCAATGATACTGGTGTAGATTTAGATGTAATTGAAGAAAAATTAAGAATTGCATGTTCAAATTATCCAAAACTTAGAATTGTATATCGAGTAGATGGAAATGATGTTGTTATAAATACAGATAGAAATGATCTTATAAAATATTATCTAACAAAACATATAGATAATATTGAATGGTTTGAATTTACTGTAAAAAAGGGACCAGAAGAATGTTTTCTTAAAATTGGATGGGATGATCATCCACCAATTGCTACAAAATCATTCACATGTGTTAATTTAGTACGAGTACATAGTGGCGTTCATATAACTAAGTTAACAAATGAATTAAAATCTGTATTTGAGCGAATTGGAAAGAAACATAAAGCAGAATATATTCCAGAAGATTGTCTTGCAAATCTTCGTATATTCATGGATCTTAAATTAATAAAAACATCTTTTGAAGCTCAAGTTAAAGTTAAACTTGAGTCCAAAAGTGATTTATCAGTTTTGGATAAAATACTTAATAGAGAATTATTTAATTATTTTTCTAAGAATAAAGAAATAAGAGATAAATTAATAGAACGATTCGAATTGAGAAGAAAATCAATTCAAAATAGAGCATTGAAAATTGAGAAGGGAAATGGAACTGGTACAAAACGTGGATCAACTAAATTCACTAAATTATCAGATTGTAAAAGTAGAAAGAATTCTGAATTGATAATCGGGGAGGGTGATTCTGCAATAGGTGGTCTTATTCAAGTAAGAGATAAAAAACATCATGCCATACTCCCTCTTCGTGGTGTAATACCAAATGCAATGATGAAGAAAACAGATGAATTAATAAAAAATAAAGAAATAAAAGATATAGTGAATGCTGTTGGAACTGGAATACTTGATAATTGTAATATTAAAAAATTACGATATGATAAAATATTATTAGCAGCAGACGCTGATCCTGCTGGTCGATTCATTACAGTTCTTCTTATTGCTCTTTTTGCAAAATTGACTCCAGATATTATCAAAAATGGAAATCTTTATATTTGTATTATTCCATTATATGGTGTTCGTAGAAATAAAAAATTGGTTCCAATTTGGACAACAAATGAAAGAAAAGAAGCATCAAATAAAGGAGAAAAGATATATAGATTTAAAGGATTAGGAGAATTCTTACCAAAAGATTTGAAACGACTTATACTGGATAAGAATACGAGAAAAATAAGAAAAGTAACATGGACCAGTAATATTGATAAAATAACCGATTTATTAACATTAAGTTCTGAGAAACGGAAATTAGCTATGGGAGAATGGAAAATAGAAGAAGATTAAATATATAAGTAAATGATTATATGGATAAAGATAGAGCAGAAATTTTATTGAGAAAATATATGTTATCTGAATTAATGGAATTGATAAAATTAACATACGATGAATATTATAGTAAATTAAATGCTAATCCTTATAGAAGAGAATACCATAAATATAAAGAATATAATAATAAATTATTGCTTGATACAATATTAAATTTAACAAATAAATTATATTATTTAATATATAAAAATTCTAAAAATTGTTTTGAATTTTGTAAAGGTGTAATGATATCACCAGATGTGTTTATATCAAAAGTAGATGAAAAATGTGTGTTTGATCATATAAAAGCTAATGATATATATACTGTTATATTATTATGCGGAATATCTACAACTTATACTATATTTTATCAAAACTATATAAATCGTAAATCATTATATTCAAATGTTATACATGGCGGAAATAGATATAAACATGAATTATTTAATATCGATTATGATTTTCACCATTCTGATTATATTAAATTAATATTTGATTTAAAAATGGATGTTTCTCGTATAAATATAAATTGGATATATAAGAATATTAATAGTAGAGGTATAATTATATAAATGAAGATAAATTGGATTTAATGGAAGTATTAATATCGAATTATTTGTTATCTGAGTTGCACAACATCATAAACAAAGCATCGAGAAAATATGTAGAAAAATTTGGAAAATGTATCGATCCATACAGTAAAGATTTTCCAAATAGCAGAAATGAATTAATAATTGAACAACTTGTATATGTAACTAAAAAACTATACGAATTAATAAATGAAAAATCATGTGGTGATTTTATTTATTGTAGAGGTGTGATGGCAGATCCATCTATATTTATCCGACACTTTAAAGATTCGTTATATTTATTAGATTTTATAATCCTTAATGACCCATATACATTTGTACTACTTTGTGGTGTACCTGGAAATTATGCAGAATTTTCTAAACATATTAGAAAAGAAACAAAAAATGATAACTTTGTATTCGATGATCATCGTGAACTTGGTTTTATATATGAAAATGATGCATTTATTATAGTTTTTAAAGTTGAACATGGTGAACCATTATATTCTTCGTTTTATCCTAATGTTAATAGAACTAATATGAATGCGCATGGGATATATTCAATAATTAATAGTAAAGGCTTAATATTATAATATAAGAAAGGAAATATATTATTTATGTGAGTAAAAGGTAATTAATATGGAAACAGCTACTATAAGAGAAGTGAAGATTATAACTTGTCCTCACTGTTCATCCGATATGGTTTTAAAACATGGTAGATTTGGTTGGTATTATGGATGTTTAAAGTATCCAAAATGTAAATCAAGTATAAGTGCTGATAGATACGGAGAACCAAGAGGAAAACCAATAAACGATACAGAATTAAAAAAATTAAGAGTAGAAACTCATAACTACTTAGATCTTATTTGGAAAAATGGTATTATGTCAAGAACGCGAGTATATTTAAACTTGTCTAAATTGCTCGATATACCCTATAAAGATTGCCATATATCCAAATTTGGGAAAGAAACTTGCTTAAAAGTAATTGATCTCGTCAAAGCAGGGAAGATTTAGGAGGTGTACATATTGGATACTATTATAAAATCGTTATACTATAGCTATGCAAAATATGTGAATACTTCAAAAATGATACCATCTATTCTCGATGGATTAATCCCAATTCACAGAAGATTATTATTGACGGTTCATAGATCAGCTAAAAATAAGTTTGAAAAAACGGTTAAAATACTTGGTAATACTTCTGCCAGACTCCACCCATATGCTCTGGCAGAAGTTCCAATACAAACATTAGTGTCCAACGGGTTGGTTCATGGATCGGGGCAGTGGGGACTTTCTATGGGAATTGAGAAGACAAATGCTGCTGCTCCAAGATATACAAGTGTTAAATCGAATCCATTTATTGAAAAAATAGCATTTGAATATATTGATTATGTTGATTGGATAGATGGTGAACTCGATGGTGAAGAGGAACCGATTTCTCTTCCAACAACAATTCCATTATGTCTCATATCAAAGTTTGATTTAAACACGATAGCCTTTGGTTTCAAAGTAGATTTACCAACATACAAAATAGAAGATTTAGTAAAAAGATTATTATTTCTTATTGGTGAATCGAAGGAGGATATATTTATAAAACCAAGTCTCCCTGGATGCATAGCAATATCAGATGATAAATTATATAAGAAACTTCTTAAAGACGGTTCAGCTAAAATAGAATTTAAGGGAGAGTATTATAATGATAATAAGAATTTTGATGTGATGGTTAAAGGGTTTGATAATAGAACATCTTTTGAGAAGATATGGAATAAAATAGATAGATATAAAAAATATAATCTTGCAAGTGATGGTAATATCTCATTTGTTGATGAAACTGGTGATGAAAAAGAAGATGATTATGAAGATTTAGATATATATACTGAAAAGCCACCTCGTATCAGAATCAGTGTTACCAGAAAAAGAAATAAGAAAAAAATGTTTGATCAAATGGTGGATGCTGTAGATAATGCTCTTACATTCACACGGTCATACAATATAATGGTTGTTGAAGATGATACTGTCAAAAGTATAGGCGTAGATGATTTTCTATTATCTGCATATAATCATTTTAAAGCTGCTAAAGAGAAATATCATAACTTACAAATAGAATCACTAAATAAAAAAATAAAAGAGTTAAATATAGTTGGTAAAATAAGACCATATATTAGTCATCTTTCTGAAACTGGCTGGAAAGATGAATATATCGATGATATATCTCATAAAATATATGAAAGTAGAGAAGATATAGAAAATATAATAAATAAATATAAGATAAAGAAATTATTAACTGTTGAATTAGATATACATGAATTAGAAAATAAAGTTAAAGATAATGAGTCAAAATTAAAAAATATAAATAATGAATGTGTAAAAATATATAATGATATTATAACTTGATTATAGGAGAACTTCAAAATGTCAAAAAAATTAGAAACGTTTAATACATTTAACGATTTAATAAGAAGTATATCACTTGGTAGAATTAGTATTGATATTTTAAAAGATACAATAAATAAATTGGATACTATTATTAAGAATACGTCATATGGTATATCTGAAATAAAATTTGAAGTTAATAAATACATGTATAATTCTTATAATGTTAGAATAAAAGGTACTGATGATTTATTAAATCTTATAAAATGGCGAATAATGAAATTAATGCCAAATAGAAAAATATATAATTTATATGGCAATATATTTGATATCAAAACAATGGGAAAATCATTAGACTTAATAACTGATTATAATATCGATTCAAATTTACCAGAAAATGATGAAAAATTATTCACATTTATATCTGAATATGTAGATTCAAATAAAAAAATAAACGGCTATACATCAATTCGTCAGTTATCATCAATTGCAGAATTTTATCATAATCAAAATGAACGAGAGCATATATGTTTTTATTGTGGAAATAGAAGAGAAGAATTTGGTAAACTACATAATAATGAATCTGATGATATTGGTTTAGTTACAGATTATATACCATTATGTAATGATCATATTATACCAGATACATATATGAATATAACAAAAATATTTAGATTCTGTTCGTCGCATAATTTATATGGATATAATGGAAAATGTATGTATGTTCATGGTCATGATTATAAATTAGAAGTTACATTAAGATTACCAAAAGATTATTATGGATTTACTATAGATTTTGGAAAATTAAAAGATAAAGTAAATAAATATATAGTAGATAGATTTGATCATTCTTATGTTAATCAAATTTTAAAAGATGTTAATCCAACTGCTGAAAATATTATTCTTTATATATGGTTGGTATTAGAAAAAGAAGCATTGTTAAAGGGATTATATAAATTGAGATTATGGGAAACTACAGAATCATATGTTGATTTAGAATATAATGATATTTTAATGTCTGATTATAGAAATTCATATATATCTGATAGGTATATATATGTTCCTGAAATGGACGATGATTCATAAAATTAAAAAGGGTTGATAATGAAAATAGACAATGAACCTAAAATCATGATGATTCATGATGAAGAACTTGGATTAATCAATATATTAAATATGGTTATAGAGCATATTACTGCAATGGGTAACTATTTAAGTTATGATTCTGCATTATCATTTTATCATGGTGCAAATAAAGCAATAGAAAATAATGATTATAAGTTTTATGGACTTGATATAACTAAAAAAGCTAAAGAAATAAAAATGATGATAGAAACTGGTGTACAGGGTGATAATTTTGAATAAAAAAGGAAGACGTTATGTTGGATAAAATAGGGGGGATATTATTACCAAGAAATCATAATCGTTTTGAGCAAATAAGAAGCGATCTTGATAGAACAATTCAGGGGTGGGATAATTCAGTTTCAAGAATAAAATTTTATGCAGAATATGATAGCAATAATATACTTATACCTCGAAATTATCCCATCACTTCTGAACCAATTGTTGACTTCACTATAAAAGGCGAAAAGATTGATATAAATTCGAAAATTGTTCCAAGAAATAAGAGACAAGAAAAAGCTATTAATTTTTTAGTAGCAAACACAAAAGGCGTACTTCAATTAGAACCTGGTTCTGGCAAAACAGTCATAACTATTGCAGCTATATCTAAAATAAAAAGAAAAGCAATTATATTTGCTCATAAAGATAAATTATTGAAACAATGGGAAAATGAGTTTCTTAAATTTACTGATCTTAAAGAAGATGATATAGGGAGATTATCATCTACAAATTATGAAAAAGTATTAAATAAAAAAATAATACTATCTACTCCACATGTAATATATACTGCTGTAAATAAAGAAAAATTAGATTTTTTAAATGCATTGAAGAATTCAGATATTGGTGTTGGAGTAGTTGATGAATGTCATGTTGGGGTTGGACCAGAACAATTTTCTAAAGCTGTTCTTCATTTGACATGTCATCGTTTATATGGATTATCTGCTACTCCTACTCGTGAAGATGGACAAGACGATATTATATGTTATTATCTTGGAGATGTTAAATATTTCCCACAAGAAGCAGATGAGCGACTTGATCCATTTATTTATGCAGTTAAATTTAATTTTGGAATATATGATAGATATAAGAAATATTTATCCTGGGGAGGTAAATTTATATTATCACGATATTATAAACAAATGCATAAGATAGATCATTATATAAATAATACAATATATCTTATTAATGAAGCATATGATAATAATAGACCAACACTTATACTTGGAAAAACAAAAGATTGTTTGATTACACTTGCTGATAAATGTAATGCTGACAATAAAGATATTGGTCTATTTGTACCAACTTCTACCAAAAAAGAAAGATTAAAAGTATCTGATACTGATGATTTGGATGTTGCATTTTATGAGAAGAAAATTGTATTTGCAACATATGCTGGTGGGAGAGATGGAAATAGTAGAGATGAGTTTACATGCTTTATAATGTCAACACCAACAGGTAATATAGATCAAGCAATTGGTAGAGTTCAAAGAGTTATACTGAATGAACATGGAAAAAATATAAAGAAGAATCCACTCGTATTTGATCTTGTTGATACAGGTGGTCCAGTTGTTAGAGTACCAAAATATAGTCCAGATTATGATCCAAAGATTATAAAAAATACCACTTGGTTTGAAAGAAGTTATACCAAGAGAAAAATGACGTATGAAGAAAGAAATTGGCCTGTTAAAGAAATGATAGTAAATTAAAAAAGGGAAAATAAAATGACAGATGAAAACTTGACTAATTTAGTTGGAGACAGACAAGAAGGACCAATTAGCATTCATTTAGAATCTGAGAAAGTGTCATGTTTACTTAACACTTTTAGTAGATTAGCAAAAGTGTGCCATGATGTGGAAATAATAAATGGTGAAATATGTCAACATACTAATTCAAAAACTGCAATATTTAATATTGATTTATCAAATATAATAGGAAATATATCTATAGATATGATATCATTGCAGGGTAAAGTAGATCTGTTAGATCCATTCAAGAAACAAAAAGTAGATATGGATCTTGAAATAACTGAAACTAAACATACGTTTAAAGATGATTATTCTCAAATAGTATTTATTAATCCAGTAAAAGAATATTTAAACAATAGATTTATATCAGAAACTGATAGAGATAATAGATATATTGTATTCGATCCAAATCAACCAATATTTGAAGTAGAGATACAAAGATTTCTCATCAATAGAATGGATGCATTAGGAAGGGGATTAGATTCAACATTTTTACAACTTGAATTCACTGGTGATAAATGTGATCTAATTGTATGTCCAGTGGGAGATGCTTCTGCATCAACAATCGGCAAAATATTAACTATTGATTTGGATATAGAAACAACTGGAACAACTGTATTCCCACTTGATCCATTCATACTTGGATTTGATGAAATAAGTGTAAAATGTTATAAATTATCAACATTCACAGAAGCAAATAGGTTTTCGAGAGATGGTATGACATGTATCGATTCATTAATAATGGTTCTCGAAACTGAAACTGATAATGTTGAATATAAAATATATTGTTATGGTAACTTAATAGTTCCGAATGATATGGTTCCACAAATAAATCAATAAATATCAATAATTTTTGAATATGAACGGTTTATATGATCTTATTCATATAAACCGTTTTTTGTTTTATAGGTGATTATATGAATGAAATCATATCAAAATTATTAAAGGATACTTATGTTGATAATAGAATTGGAATAATTAAATTTATTGAAAATCAAGGAAAATACAAATTAGTTTCACTAACTAATATTTTATGTGAAACTAATTTTTTAGAAAGATTAAGAAAAGATGGAAATTTTGATGAGTATTTTAAACGTGGTGAATATCTTACTACATTTTTAAATGATGAATTAAAAAAATTCTTTTTAGAAGAGTTGAATATTAAATATAATGATATATTGGATTTAAAATATATACAATTTGAAAAATTTAATAGTATTAAACTTGAGTGTGATCAAGTCTATATTCCAAAACCATTAAATTTATATACATTTATCTTATCGAATGGAATATTTTTATCATCAGATGAATTTAATAAAAATAAATATAATATAATTATGGAAAATAGTATAACGACAGATATATTTAATATGGAGTATTATATTTATGAAAATATTATGGTATTTGTAGCATTTCATCCAGATTCTAAAAGAAAGACAATAACTTTTAATATTTGCCCTATTTTTTCAAAATTTATTAGAATATTTGATATCATTAATAGTAGAGGATTTATGTTATGAATTTATCGAAATTAATACAAGATGAAATATTTTTCAAAAAATATGATGAATTATTAGACTATATTAATGATAAATATAGTGATAAAAAATACACTTTTAATGGTAAAGTTAAATTACATGAAAAAATAAGAAAATATGTTACTGAATATTTAAGAAAGTATAATAGGAATAATATTAAATATATAGATTATAGAATATCATTTGGTTCTAAACCATTAGTAAAAAACATTTATATAATTCCATCAAATTTATATAGTGCATTAAATATAAAATTTGGTATATTTATAGATTATCATTATTTTAAATCTATGATAAATAAATTTAAACCAACCGAATTTAAATTTACAAATATATATGTATATAAGAATGAATTAGGAGAATTTTTTGATGGTCATTTAAGTGGAAATAATGGTTTAGTTTTTGATTATACATTGAATTATGATCTATATATTGGAGTAGAAAAGATATATGATGTCTTGTCAGAGAAAGGATATATATTATGATGAGTTATTTGAATATAAGAAGGGTTATAGATGAAACTAATAATATAATCCAAAAAGATATAAATAATATAAGATTAAGATTTAAATTTATATTTGATGAACGAAAAATTGATACTAAATTTATAGAAGAAAATCATAAAAATTTTGAAAGAGAAGTTAAAAAGTATCTAATTAAGCATGGTGCAACTATAGATAAAATTGATTTTGATGTTATGAATAGATCAATTCATATAAATTATAATAATAATAGATTATTGGCACCATCTATACATGACCCACGAAACTTTTATACATATATTTGTGTTAATGGTTATATATTACCATATAGAGAATATTTAGAAAAATTGCAACATAGATATACATATAAAAATGAAAAGTATATATCCAGTAAAGCTATACATTCCGATATATTTGCATATTATATAAATCCAGTCAGTACATTTACAAAAAATATTCTTTCAACTATACTTATCTATGATTTTAACAGAATAATTATTAAGTTAACCAACATCAATTTTTTCATTTAAGATAAAAAGGAGAAATCATGAATGAATTAAATGAAAATCCATCATCAACAGATGTTTTAGATCCACAATATCCATTGATGATAAAATTGAAAGAAAAGGCACCAGGAACTCATGCTCATTGTAAAAAAGTATCGTCTTTATTAATAACACTTGGTAATGAGTTTAAACTCGATACTCACAAATTGGAAATAGCTGGAATGTATCATGATATTGGTAAAACAGTCGATCCAAAATATTTCAGCGAAAATCAAAGAGAAGATGATAAGAATCCCCATGATACGCTTGATCCGTGGATGTCAAAAAAGATAATAACAACTCATGTATCAGATACAGCAATAATTCTTCTTCCAGATAATAATATACCAAGAGATGTTATACAGTGGTGTTGTCAACATCATGGGACGAGATTATTGAAAATATTTTATGATCGTAGTAAGAGCAAAAATGAAGATGATTACAGATATAAAACACAAAGACCACGATCAATCGAAGCTGGTCTTTTAATGCTTTGTGACACAGTAGAAGCAAGATTTAAATCTGAATTTAGTTCTTCAGAATATGATCACGAAACATTATTTGATGAAATATTTAATGAAATAGTTGCAGATGAGCAATTCGATTATGTAACTATGTCATTTTATCAACAAAGAAAATTAAGAGAAATCATGATTGAAGAAATGAAGAGTGAGCATCATAAAAGAGTAAAATATGAAGAAAACGGTAACGGAAATTAATCATATATATTAAATAGTAATAAGTAATTGTTGTGTAAATTTTTTACGCAACGGATTTGTTATGTTAATTAATTTTTATTAGAAAGGAGTATTTTAATGGAACACTCAGAAAAAGAATCTCCCCAAAAGAGAAAACTAAGAAATGAGGCTGGTGTTGAAAAAATCAAATTTTATGATATGCGATGTGATATCATTGGTACATTCGGCATGATATGTGTAATGTATGATAAAAGTGAAAACATTGTATCTTCGGGAATTGCAATTACATCTCTCGAAGATCATTTCGTGAGAAAAGAAGGAAAACATAAATCGTTTATGAGAGCAATGAAAGCTGCTCTTAGCGAGAAGACATCGGAAGAAATGGTTCCTATTTTCGAACGCAAGAATTCGGGGAAACCGAAATTGGTCAAGAGAAAAATCAAGTTGGATAAAGATCCATATCTGATATATGATAAACTTGATGCCATTGCTTCATCATACAATGAAGCAGGAGAAGATCACAAATATACATTTGCAAGATTTTATAGATCGTTAACTGTCGATCTTACTCTTGCTTCGCTGGCAACAAGATTCAAATCACATTATAAACCAATTGTTATTTTCAAAAATCCAGATGAAGAATATCGGGATTTAAACATTGAAATAATTGAATCGAAACGATAAAAAATATATGACTGAGCGTTTTGCAAGAGTGGAGAATATCTCGTACTTTTGCAAAACACTCAAAAATATTAATTAATTTAAATTTTTTTAAATAATCAAAAAGGACATACCTTATGAATTCGTCAACCAGAGAAAAATTCATTTTCACAGCAGATATCCATTTAAAGATGTGGAATGATAAAAAAAGTAATGATGATGGTATACCACTTAGATTAATAGAAACAATTGATACAATCGATCATATGTGTAATTATGCTTTAAATAACGATATTCCAAAGTTAGTAATAGGTGGTGATATAAATGATCTTAAAAATACCATTCATACAAGAGCTTTTGATTATTTTAGACGTAAAGTGCTACTTAAGTATAGAAGTATACATTTTGTGTTACTTCATGGGAATCATGACATTGGATCGAATGTTGAAAATGAATCTTCTATAAATTTGTTAAGTGGTTACGGAAATGTTTCATCTATAACTGAACCATTCTTCACTGATAATATAATGTATATTCCACATTCTAAAAATATTATAAATCATATAGAAAATTCATCACCAGCAGATATATTAATATCTCATTTTGGTTTATCAGATGCACATTTAGCATCTGGAATATCATTAAAAACTAATATATCGATGGGCGATTTATCAAAATTTAAATTAGTATTACTTGGTCATTATCATACTCCTCAGAAAATAGAAAATGATACTACTAAATTATATTATGTTGGTTCCCCTATACCACTTCGTCGTGATGAGCATGGAGAAACAAAAAGATTTCTCGTTATAGATCCAGATGATTTATCAGTAGAAAGTGTGGAAACAAAAGGGTATAGGAAGTATTATAATTTTATAATTGATGAATCATCAAAGAGTAATCTTAAGACAATGTTGGAAAATATAGAAAAGAGGAAAAAAGAGGGGCATCATGTAATCGTTAGAAATAAACTCAAAGAAGTTCCAAAAGAATTGGATACTTCTAAAGAAGATATTGTATTATTAGATGAATATGAAGAAGAATACGAAATACGTGGAATAACATCTAATATGCAAATTAAAGATCAAATGAAAAAATGGCTTGAAATAGAAAATGTTCCAGAGCGGGATAGAAAAAAATACATGAAAGTTGGATTAAAAGCTATAGGGGGTAATCAATAATGAGACAAGTAATATTCAAAAAAATAGAAATGCATAATTTCAAATGTTTCGAACATATAGATTTCGAATTTACACCGAATAGATTCGTTATTGTTCAAGGGAATAATGGGCAAGGAAAAACAACATTATGTTGTGATGGTATAGTATATGCACTATATGGCAAAACAACCAAGAATATAAAAGCAGATGATGTAATACGAATAAGAAGTGGTAAAAATACATATGTTAAATTGACGTTTAGTATAGATGACGATGAATATAGAGTAGAACGATACAGAAAACATAAAGTTTATAAAAATGAATTCTTAATATATAAAGATAATGGTAAAACTCCAGTTGATGTATCTATTGAAGACATATTAATGCCATTTAATATATTTATAAACTGTTTAATGTTCTCTCAGTTTATAAAGAAATCTTTTACTGAAGAAACAGATGGAAATCAGAAAAAGATTTTTGATATGATGTTAAATTTGGATGCATATGAAGAATATAGACAATCTATAAAAAATAAAGAAGATGAATTAAGTAAGAATAAAATACCAACTATATCATCTGAAATAGAATTTAATGAAAAATATTTAAATACCAGAAATGCAGAATTAGAAAATATTCGTAAATCTGAACAATCAGAAAAAGATAATCATGACAAATCGGTAGAAGATATAAATAAAGAAATAAAACAATTATTAGATAAAAAATCAAAATTTGAAGCCGAATTAAAAACTCATGATATTAAAGATATAAAACGACAGTTAACCCAATATGAAATAGATCATACAACTCTTAAAAACAAAATAGAGAGTAAACAAAGGGAATATAATCAAGATATAAATCTTATACGTCAGAAAATAGAATCAGATAAAAATAATGAGTTAAATCGACAATTAAGAGATATAACTGATAAAATAAATCAATTGAATAATAAATTATCAAATCTTGATATCTCATTTAATAATAATAGATCTGGTATCGAAAATGAAAATCAAAAAGCTAAATCTAAATATCTATTTGATAAATCAAATATAGATGAAGAATTTAATAGACAAGTAGAACCTGTTAGAGAACGACTTCAGACATATTCAATGGAATTATCTAATTTATCAGATAAAAAAGTTGAGATAATGGAATCGATGAAAACCGTAAATGATAGATTAAAAACTATGACTGATGGATTGAATAAAGATGATCCAACGTGTTATGCATGTGGTCAAAATTTATCTGATGAATATAGTAAATCTCAAATATTATCTGAAGTAAATAATATGAAAACAGAACTTAAAAGATTGAAACAAAATCTTGATAATATCGAAAGTTCATCTGAAAATTATGGAAAAGAAATAGATAAAGAATCTCAAAATATGGATAATATAAACAAATCAAAATCTGAAAAGATGGAACTGCTTGAAGATTGGAAAGTAAATGTTAAACATTCTCTAATATATAGATTAGATAATATAACAACTGAATATCAGAGAGATAGAGAAGCATTAAATAATAAATTATCTGATTTAAATAATGATAAAACTAAAATAGAATTAACATTAGAAAATAAATACAAAAATAAATTGAATGATCTGATAGATAGAGAAACAAAAAGACATAATGATGAAATTAATGATATAAATGATAGAATTGAAGTAGTTGGATCTATAATTTTAGAATTAACCACAACTCTTGATTTATTAAATCAATTAGCAAATAATTTTAATGAATGCGTTAAAGAAATCGAAATGTATGAAGCCAGACTCAGAATAATGAATGAAAATAGAAAATTAAATAAAGAAAAATATGATGAATCTGTTAAAAATATACAATCTTCTATATTGAATATATCGACTAAAATAGATATTAACAATCAAGAGTTGAATAAGATAAAGACGGATATAGAAATATTGAAATTCTGGAAAAATGCATTTTCATCTACTGGAATTAAAGCTGTTCTTCTCGATGAATCTATACCTATCATTAATTCTCGTGCGTCTGAATTATCTGAAATGACTGATAATTTAAGAGTAAGATTTAGTTCCCAAAGTCAATTAAAATCTGGAGAAATGAGAAATAAATTTTCGGTTAATTGTATTCATACTGAACATTTAACAGATTCAAGGGATTGTTTTTCTGGAGGCGAAGGTCGATTAATTGATATCATAACATTATTATCATTACGACATCTTCTTGAACACATGACAAATACACATTTCAATATAATCATAATGGATGAAATTTTAGACGCATTAGATCCAAAAAATGTTGACATTGTGATAAATATGTTGAATACATTATCTAATGATTATATTGTTTTGTTAATTTCACATACATTAAGAGATACTGTTGAGGCGAATGAAATATTAACAGTTTAAGAGGGAGGTGTATGGTATGGGAAGAATAATGACAAACATTCCATTTGGTATAGTTCCAGAAACAAAAGAAGCGTGTAAGATTTTATATGATGCTTTGGGTAAATTTATAAAATCTATAAATCCATATATACTCGGTGATACAACTCACGGTGATCCTTCAAATCCAGATACAGAATATGTTAAAGAAGATGTTGTTGCTGGAAAACTCGTTGGATTTAAAGTTAAAGATCGAAAAATATTAATTGATGTGGAATTTATACGTTCTGCGATAACAGTAGGACAAACAGCAAAAGAAATAGATGATCGCATGAAAAATATTGATTACGATATATTGCCAGTTGGAGATGTTGAACATGATGAAGATGGTAATATAACAAGCTTGGATATTAAGTATCTGCATATCCACGGAGGGTTATTCGAATGGACATAGATAGCTTTTTCCCATTTGAATCATATAGAGATAACCAGAAAGAGTGTATTATTGATATACTCGAACAATTTGAAGATGGTTATAAATTTTATGTTCTTGAAGCTTCAACTGGATTGGGTAAATCTGGAGTTGGTTATACTGTTGCAAAATTTATGTTAAATGATACAAGTAATGGTAATATGAAAATGAATGGTTCTTATGGACCACCTATTATCATATGTACATCTACGAAAAATTTGCAACAACAATATATTAATGAATTTGATGACGTTAGACGAATATGGTCTGCTTCAAACTATTCTTGTAATTTGTATGCAGAAATAGGCCAATATGATGCAATAAATGAAGAAATGTATTATGGATCACCATTATGCTTAAAAGATAAATGTCAATACTTTATTGAATGTAATTACAGAGTCGATAAAAAGAGATTTATGGATTCTAAAATAGGAATATTGAATTACTACTATTATTTGCATTCAAGAGAATTTGCTCCAACATTATTAATATGTGATGAAGCTCATAATTTAGAAAATATTTTATGTTCAGTTATAGCAGTCACAATATCTAAAATGAATTTAAGCAGTATATTAAAAACTGCAAACAGTATGGATATACGTGATTATACGGACGATGATATTGACGATACTATAGATAGTGTATTTGGTATTAAATCATTGCAGGATGAAGCAGATAAAACTATATTAATATTATTAGCAGATGAATTATTAGATATTGCTAATCATACAGAAAAATTAATAAAAGGAATAAAAGATAAAATAGAAATAGCTCAAAGTAATAAGATCGATCATATTGTTCAAACAAGATTAAACAAATTATCGAGTTTATACAGAAGAGCAGATAATCTCTACGAAAAAATAAATGATTTCATATCAAGCGAAGCAAGATGGATAATATCAGAATGTAATGATAATAGATTAGTATTAAAGCCACTTGATTTATCAGAAATATCTGAAGCATTTACTAAAGTTCCTAAAAATATGATATTTATGAGTGCAACTATATGTGGCCATAAAGAATTTTGTAGAGAATTGGGTATAATGGAAGATGAATTCAAAGGGATATCTATATCATCTCCAATACCAATTGAGAATAGAGGGATATATTCATTTAATCTTGGACCATTGAATAGTAAGAATATAGATGCATTATTTCCAGATTTTGTAAAAATGATAGATAAATTGTTGGATAAAATGGAAAATGATAAAGGTGAGAGTAGGGGTATAATACATAGTGTATCATATAAAAATGCACAGAAAATAATTGAACATTCTAAACATAAAAGTAGAATGATAATACCCAATGGTGATGAATTACTTGATGTGAATACATTATTACGAAAATCTGATAATACAATATTAGTTTCACCAAGGATGACTGAAGGCATTGATTTAGTTGGTGATTTATCGAGATTTCAATTCTTTCCAAAAGTACCTTACCCGTATCTCGGTGATAGATGGGTAAAAGAAAAATTGAAACAAAGTCAAGCATGGTATGCACGACAAACAGTTATAAAGATCATACAGGGTGCTGGTAGATCAATACGATCTGAGGAAGATTGGGCATATACATTTATATTAGATTTAGCATTTAGAAATCTAATATCGCAAAATAGACATATGTTTCCACTATGGTTTTATGAAGCAATAAAATACATAAACATTAATAGCATATGATTATATATATTAAATATCAACAGATGAATTTGTTATAGTTGAATATATATATATATTTAATTATAACAAATACTTTATTTTAATTTATGTTTTTTGTTTATAAAAGGGGGGTGGTATATGTGTGAAATATAAAAAAATTGTGGCATATTTTGATCTAAATACACTATTTGTAGATAAATGTAGATTAAAATATAATCCAAATAATATTAATAAACTATTGAATAAAAATACTATATTCAATTGGTATATAATTACACATAGATCTTTTTTAAATAAGTATTTTATAAAAAGATCTTGTTCTAAACATAAAATATATCCAAAAGATATAATAACGTATCCCTACATCCGTTCTAATTTTGATAACTGTTCACAAATAGGTGAATGGAAAAGTTCGATATTATCAAATATTATAAGTGATGATGATTCGATAACGGATATAATTTATGTTGATAATAATATAAAAGTATTAGAACATATAGTTCAACTAAATAGGTTGACTGTATGTACATTGGATGTTTTCTCAAAAGTTGTAAATTCAATAATGTGTGAGGAGCAATAATATGTCAGAACAATGTAGTGGGTGTGGATATATTCATCCAGGACCATCTGGTGATCATTGTCCTGTACTTAAAACCAGAAAACGAATGGAGTCTGAAAAAGGGAGACATATAGCAAAATTTACCAAAAAATTAACGGAATATTTAGATGATCAAGATCAGCAAGCATGTGATGAAATAATAAAAAGATTATCTAAAGTTCTAAAATTTAGTTTAAAGGAGATTTTCGATGAGTAATGGTGACGAAAACTTGGAAACATTAGCATCTTTGCTCGAAGAAGATTCCCAAGAAGAATTAGAATCAAATGAAGATCACCAGCAGGAAGAGCAACAAGAACCGACTGAAGACAATGATATTCAAGAAGATAATATAGATAATGATCAAGGTGAACAAGAACAAACTGAAGATACTCAGCTTCAACATTGGTTGATGAATCTTGCTGATGTTCAACTTGGTCAAGATTTGAGATTATCTGAATATAATCAAGTGTATATTTTCAGACGAGTAGCTATGCCTGTTGACAATGGTGATGAAGATCCAGAACCATCAAATAGATTTCTGGTTTATTGTAAAGATGGTGATTCTGATTGGGAATTATTGAATGGGATGTTAAGTAACAGATATGTGGTTGCGTCACTTGAATTATTTATAAATAGTTTAAGTGGTGTGACATTTGAACAAGATCCAATTATAACAAAAATACCTTATAAAGTTAATTATTTTGCCGAAACAAATAATATAATTAGCTATTTTGATGATGAAGCATCAAAAATGATTTTTTCATTCATATCTGGAATTGATATAGAAGTTCTTAATAATATATCATCAAAATTATCTTTAAATATATCAAATGCATATGATGGAACCCAATGTATACGAATTGATTTCGTAATTCATTTATCGGTTGAAATTAATAATCAACATTATGAATTTAAAGATCTATTTACACTTGGAAATAGATCAGTAATTGCTCGTCATACATCGAGCATTGTTGAGTTGACAAGTGATATACAGAACATTCAACAATATGCTGCATCAAATGTTGAAATATTAAAAAATCATGATTCTGATATAGAAAATATAACGAATGCATTATCAATGTGTTACAAAAAAGATGGCAAAGAATATTTTATGGGACTTATAGAGAATCTTGATACCCACTATAAGAATCTATTTTACATTTTAATATGTGCATCTATAGCACTTGATAAATATTATGATATAAAACAGCATGGAAAATTGAGAACCAAAGTACAAATGATATTCAATAAGTATAATGTGTTCTCATCATAATTGTGAGATAACCGAAACCTGTACCTATTATTAACGTAGTGAATTTTTGTGAAAGGAGTTTGTAATGTCTAAAGTTATAACGATTGAAGAAATTATCAAGAAAGTTGGAACTGACGAAGAATCAGCCATGTCAGGAACAGCGGTATCGAAGAAACTTGGATACTCCAAGTCGAATAAAAATGTCAATCAGCTTCTAAACGAGACGGCAAGTGATCCAAAAAATAAGTTTGGGTTAAAAACGAAGAAGACTCGTGGTTTCTTCGTTTACTGGATCGGTGAAAAAGTTGAATCTTCAGATTCTAAAGAAGAAACAGCATCAATAACCAAAGAAGAAGTATCAGATCCCGCATTCGGTGCATCTGATCCCACCACTCCAGAATCAGACAGCGAATTTGATCGAGGAATACGTGATCAATTAAACATCGTTGCTGATAACATGGAAATTCAGATACCCATAAATAAACATGGGTATTCTGTTGATGTTAATTATGATCATGGTGGATATGATATCGTTGATCCAACAGGGAAATCGTTTCATCTTAATCAGAGTGAGCGTCTGCTTGTTTTGAATCTGGATAATAAATACAGATTCATCGTGGATAAACCAGAAGATGTCATTCGTGCGCTGGCAATCTACTCGCAGGATAAAGGCATTAGAAATTATGTGGTGACATCGATGGAAACGTCGAGTCCGATAATGCAACAAGATTTAAAAACCAGTATGAATTTCATTTTGATGTTTCTGAAAGTTCAGAAACATAACAAAGCCGGATAAACGATATATTAGTTTAAAGAGGGGATTTTATGGATGTATAATATATGATCCCCTCTTTGAATTATCCCCCAAAAGGAGGTTCTTATATGACAACATTTGCGATAACAGAAGATTCTGAAATTATTGATGAACACAATGATTCGGAAGCTGAAAACAATGAAGTGAGTTCAGAAGAAATTGAGGAAGTTACTGATCCATTTGAAGTTTTAATCGATAGTATAAGAGAATTTGTTAATCTTGATGATTCTGTTTATATAAATGGATCAACCATTCGTCAATTTATTAACAAATTATATGATTCACTTGGAAGATATAGATTCAAAACGATTCAAAAGATTGAATCATCACACTCTTTTGATACGATTAATAATTTTGATAATCAATTTCTCAAAAGTATTATTGATGAAAAGATTATATTTGGCACAAAGCCAATTAATCTCCCAAGTCTTCAATTCACCAAATCGAGCATATTGAACATTTATCCGCTTATGAATATAACCGTATCACCAGATGGTATATTCACAAATACGAGAGTTCTAAACACATATGAACGCGAGATTGGATTAAAAGCGGTAGATGAACATTCATCCAAATTGAATACAGTATTTACCGTATCTAATCGAAATTTTGTACTCGCAGGAATAACTGTGAAGGGCGTACTGGTATTCATCGAACCAATGATTAAATATATCTTATCGTCATATGATATGTATACGTTGGGCAAACTTATTGAAAAAATATTCGATTATGTAGAAAAAATATACGAATCGTATATTTATTCAATAAATGATTTATCGGACAGTTTTGAAAAAAATTGCGATCTATTACGTATTGATCTCATATCAAACATGATAGTCAGAATTCAGAATAATATTGATTCATATGCATTTCAGCGAAAAGCGCGTAGCAATGATATATACATTCTGGAAATAATTCAGAATGCATTAGAATTAATATTAAATGAAAACGATTCGTCATGTCACGATCAGTTAAGATACAATATGATGAATAGAAGCAAAATATATCGTGAACTCATTAAAGATCATATGAGATTCACTGAGACAACAAAGAAGAAATATATAGAAATCGGGGTGAACATCGGATCATGCATATTCAATGCATTATCAATGGCTGGTTATATTTACAACATTGATGATAAACAATGGGAGAAAGATATAACCATTTATCCTGAATTTGCGATAAAAGGAGGAGAAACCTATAGAATCCCTGAAAGCATACGAGAAAAATGCTACGTGAAAAAATTCATATATTCTCCAAGCACATCTGATACCACGACATTTTCTATCAAGTGCAAAGAAGCAAGACACGCCAATATAAGTGGAGATAGTAGAATATGTATTGGTGATGAGATGTCAACGGAATATAAAGAACTCGTTCGTTCACGTAATGCTGACATGGAGTATGCTGTAAGATTCTCAAAGTTTTTAAGAGAGCTTGAACATACTCTGTTATTTATGAATTTCGATAGTGCATTTAATGGTATAAATACATTATTTGCAAAAGAAGATGTCGATCTCATAAATAAAGAACATGTTGTTGATAAAAATAAAATACCCGAATTCAAAGATATTGAAGATATTGAATTAAGAAGGGTTTAAAAGGGAGATATAATTTATGGATAATGATGATACTGCAATGGATAATGGGGATGAAACAGAAACCATTACCATTGAAGAAAAAATAAAGAAAAGCATAAGACCATATTTGGTTAAAGGGAGCAGCAATTATGGTTATCATACAACGCATTTAACTGAACAGTTCAATAGAACGTCGTTATGTAAAAGTATGTTTACGACATATTGCCGACTGTGTATGATAATTGGTGTAGGTGGCATTGGAAGTAATGTTGCCAACATATTATCTCAGATAAAATTCGTTAAAAAACTGATACTTATTGATGATGATACTGTTGAACTGAGTAATCTAAATAGAACTCCGTTTACATACTGTTCTATTGATGAATATAAAGTAGAAGCAATGTCATCGTTAATATGTCAGAGAAGAACCGATCTTGAAGTATTACCATATCCTCACAGATTTGATGAATCGCTGGTTGATACTCTTATAGAAGAGGATTCAGGGGATGATACGTCAAGCATATTCTATGGTTCTAATGAACTGTTGGTATTTGATTGTCGTGATGATTTTTATGATGATTATAAATTTCTTGAAAATCTCATAAAATCAAAAAGAATCAATAACTATAGAATAGTTCGTCCAGCATATGATGAATATTCTATCACTATTGATTTAAATCCATACCATCGGCCTGTTTGGGGAGAAAGGGGATACAGTATAGAAGGATCTGACAGTATTCCGTCGCAATTTGTTGCGCTACTCGCTGTTATAGGTGGATTGGAAAAATATTCATCTCCAAAAAATATTCATGATTCTACTAAAAATCCAAATTTCATTGAAGAGCCATTAACGTTTAATGTCAGTGATATTTTCGATATTCTAATCGCTGGCATATCTGTATTATTTCCATCAGTGGAAAAAGCTGATTCTGAAGGAGGGATGCCTGATATTGATGATGAAGAAGAAATAGAAGAAATAAATATGAATGAGACAGAAGAAGAAACTCAATTTAGAGATTTAGATGATTCGCCAACAGATGTGAATGGATGATGAAAGCAATTATATAGAATATATGGAGGCAATATGAAACAATTAGGTGAAAATGGCACAGTGAGTACTATAGAAATGGCTGATCACAATGTATCTCAGAGTAATAAAGGTTGGATCAATCATGATGTAACTGCTATAAAGTACGTCCATGTATCTGTAAATTCTGTCATTTCCAAAGCTATGATGGGGTTATATACGGAATTTCCAGATGTGGAGTTTTCGATTTTTGGAATATCAAAATGGGTGGAAAAAGAAAAAATTGTCGTTATGGAAGATGAATTCTATATTCCAAATCAGAAAGTAACCACTGCATCAGTGGATTATGATCATAACGATTGTCCTGAAAAGTATAACACCGTCATTCATAAACATCCAGATGGATGTATGAGCTTTTCGGGAACAGATGAAGAATTCATAAATGCGAATTTCGATTATACCCTGCTTTGGGTGAATCGAAAGTTCCATATCGGTTTGGCAAGAGCCAGTACGAAGTTTGGATACATTCATATTCCTGTCAGATTTATCGGTAGTACAGATATGATGTTTGATGTTCCCCATGATTATCATAAAATCAAGAGAGTAGGGGGTAAGGTTAGACATCTTAATGTCAGACAAACAAGAATAGAATCTTCTGATTCGTTATTCAGAAGAATTTGAAGTTAACAGACTATGTGTGAAAAGGGATAGGGGTGGGTACATGAAAGGAGAATATATGAATGAATGAAATAGTTACAATCGTAGGCGTTGGAAATATTGGTAGCAAAATAGCCTATATGATTGCAACATATCTTAATTCTAACAACAATAATATCAAAAGATTAATTGTTATCGACAATGATTGTATTTGTAATAATGATCTTCCTTATTTATCATTGACTAAATCTTCAAAAATAACATCAGCTATGCCGAAAGTGTACGCTGTTAAACGATCATTAAGTGATATAAATGATAAATTAAATTGTGATATTCATTATTGTACATTCGATAAATATCTTCAAGATAATGATTTACCAGATCATAATTTCATAATTGATTGTAGAGATACAAAACATAGACATGAAAAATGTTCCATGAAACTCAACATAGATGGGCATTATGGTCTGATAGATTTTAACCCTTCAGCAAATCTTTCCCAAAAATCATTTCTTTTAAATTATTCTAATAGCAGATATACAATGAAAAACTCAGACTATTATGGTTGGATATTATCAAGCATATGTGTCAATCTTTTAGTTAATGAGAAATTGAGAAAAAAATATAATGGAATTTATACTTTAGATTTATCTAAAGCGAGTATTAAATTGTATAAAGTGAAAGGAGAATTTAAATGAATGATTTAGTATGCGATATAATAAATAAAACAAAATGGTATAATCGAGTTAATAATATACATAATGTTAAAAAAAGAATACAAAATAAAGAAATATTATTAGAAACACCAAATGGGGAAACAATAACGAAATGCTTAGATGAAGAACTCGAAGCATTTTTTTCAGAAGATGATACTAATCTCAAATATAATATTGCTATAGATGAAGAAAAGAATGATAAAATTATTGTTCATCTTCATCCTATTGTGGAGTCAGCATGATTACAATGATGGATATTGATGAAGTTAAAACTATAAATATAAAATATTTAGTAAATAATAATATGTTAATTATTAGAACATCACATGATACTAATAGAGTAATAGAAAACGATAATATTAAAAGTATAATGAATAATAATGAAATGATAGAACACTTAATAAAAAAATCGTTGAAATTAGATTTTATTAAAATAATAATAAATATATCTAATATGGGGGTAATAATATGATTTTAGTTAAACGTATGGACAAAGTAGTATATCATAGACGTATTATGCAAAATACAAATATTATTTTATCAATTGGAAAATATAATAGTGTAACAACAAAAAATAGATATGATTATACATTAAAAGAATTTGAATCAGATGATTATTGGGTAAGATTGTTAATGGAAAAATCATTTAGATTGGATATTATAAATATATTTATACATGTATCAAATAAAGGGTTTATATTATGTTGATTTTTTGTGAACCAGATGAAGATATTGATGATATTGTAAAATTTGTAATGGACGTAATAATTACAACATCAAAAGAAATAATAGATATGAAACCTTTAATGATACTATATTTAGATGTAATGAAAATATTGGATTTTGATGAAATATTACATATTCACGCTGAATTGATATCTGAAGATAAAGAAAAATTTATATTTGAGAATGTTGAATATGAAAAAAGATTATTGAAATTGAAAGATTTAAAAGGGGCGATTAAAGATCTACTGTCTTGCGACAGATCTAAAATTTAATATATTTAGTAAGATTATATGATTAGGAGAAATAATATGTCGAAACATGTTGCCAAAACATTAACAAGTGTATTAGATAGACAAATTGTAAAAGATATTTGCAATCGTAACTTCAATATATATGAATCATCATATATTGATGATGTATTAGGTTATTGGGATTACGATCTTTATTCAAGAAAACCTGGTCCTGCATATAAAGATGAGGTTTTCGTTGGAACAGATCTCGATCTTGCAGTATTCTTGTACGCATTGATTGATAGAGGCGCGATTATAAATATTCCAACATATGAAAGAATAAGAGGAAAAAGTATAAAAGAAGGTCAATTGGTGGTGTCTGGAGAAAATCGACATGGAAAGATTCTCAGACTTGTATCAAACAAAGACACATTTATTTTCTCATTGAAAATGATGGATGCAAATGTAATTACTAAAAGTGATGTTGGTGATTTTCGAAATTATGCCATGACTGATTTCGATGGAACATTATATAGTGGATGGGAAACTATACAATTCCCATCTGATCGACAAGAAAATCAATTCTTAACAGAACATAAATTGCTGACAGGTTCAAATAGAATTGTGTTTAAAAACTTTGTTCACCCAAATAGATGGACTGGTCTTTATGGTCAGTATTATTTCATATCAAAGATACTTATTGATCGATTGAAAAGAGAATTAAGTTATATAAATCTTCATATAAAAGAAATGAAAGCTAATGGAATATTCTATAAAGAAGATTCTGTATTCTATCCACCAAGACCAAAATCAAAAGATGTAGGTGAACGAAAATCAATAAAAGTTGATGCATTTCATGTAGAAATAGATATACCATACAATGATAGTGATTGGCCTTTATATGATCACAATGTAGAAAATCTTGAATTATTATCAACTATGGCGAAGAAATACAGATCTGCTCTTGAAAATTTAAGATTTATGACAAGAGCAACCGAATGTTCATATTATAAAAAATGGAAAGAACGCGGTGAGAAAGATGCATTCCCATCATGGATAAAAGATACAACATGGCAAACTGGATTTAAACTTCCAAGAAAAAGAATTGAATGGGATCGGCTTATATTGTTTCAACCAAAAGTAGGTGAAAGGGGGGTTGCTATACGAAAAAGACATTTCAAAAAATCAGAAAGAGTTGATGTAAAGTATAAAGAAAAATAAGAAATTATCATGAAGTGTTAAAAACAAAATTAAAAGATATTTTTTAGGAGATTAAAATGGTAGACATTAATATTGATACGGAAAATAAGACTGTTGTTAAAAGAACTACCAAAGCCGAATTTATAAAAATTGTCGAAAAGCAGAGAGAGCTTCTTGAACAGCTTGGATTTGATGATTTTAATCCCGAAAAAGAAGAACATGCCCAAAAAGTTCAGGCATCATTTGATATGATCGGTAATCTTATTGGTGGTGACTCTGATAAATTAAGAGACGAACTTTCAGAACAACTCATCAAATCACTATCATCCATCACCAGGAAAGTGGCTGATGAGATTGTTAAAAAGAATGAAGAATTATCTTCATTTAATACAGCAATCGAAGAACAATCATCTAAACTTGAAGAACTGTATGGCATCGAAGAAGCGGCAGGAACACTTCTTACATTGATGAATGCTGCAAAAGAATTTGAAGCTAAACATAAAGCCGATAAAGCTGAAAAGATTGCATCTACACGACAAGAATATGAAGGAGAAAAGGCAAGACTCGAACGGGAATTAGAAGAATTCAAAATTAAAATTGATCGTGAACAAGAAGAATATGAATACAATAAGAAAATTAAACAACGAGATGATAGAGACGCATTTAAAAATGAGTTGAAAATTCAAAGGGAAGAATTTGAAACTCTACTTGCTCAACGTCGAAAAGAATTCGAACATGAGAAAGAAGAGTTCGAAAAAGTGAAAATGGAACAAGATGAGTATCTTGAACGAATCAACGAATTGGAACAAAGAATCGAAGATATTCCCGATGAATTAAAAGAGAAGTTCGAGAAAGAGAAAGCTATCGCCACCAACGCAGTAAAATCTAATTACGAGAATAAACTTGCAGTCACTAAAGCTGAAAGCGATGCAGAAGTCAGAGTTCTTAATGAAAAGACTGTACTATTATCATCAAGAATAAAGAATCTTGAAGAAGAACTTGCAAAATCAACTGATAAACTCGACAATGCATATGAGCAAATGAGAAAATTATCTGAAGCAACTGTATCTTCTAAACAATCAGAAGATATGATGACTCAGTTTCAATCGTTCGCTGAAAAAATTTCTCAAGGCAAAAAGTAATCAATCGATAAAATTAACATGATATTTGGGGATGGTTTTAAATCATCCCCAAATATAAAATAGGAGAAATATAATAATGAGAACAAAAAAAGTAGATGTTACTTTATGTGGTGATTTTGTTACTGATGAATATACTATTATAACAAAATCTTCACTTAACAAGATAACTAAAATTGATCTGTTTAATGCATATACCGAAGCAGTAGAAATAATAGATGCATTAGTTGATCTCGTTGAAGAATGTAATAATGAAAACGATAATGATCAAATGACTAATGAAATAATTGATTTAAAAAGTGAAATTGAAGCAAAAGATTTCACTATTAAAAAGTTACTTGAATTAAAACGAAATCAAACGACACGATTGAGAGAGTTAGAAAGCGAATATAAACAACTTGAAGAAGAAGAAAATAGCGCATCCATGTTAATAACTCAATTAAATGAAGAATTGAATATAACAAAAGAAACATTAAAACTACATATGAGAAATAAAAAAATGAATTTTTAATATAAAATAAGGGGATATATCAGGAAAGGGGCGGGTAGCGACAAAAATTATATATTACGTGAATTAATTAAAAGGACAAACAGATGAATGTAAATCAAATTGTGAGAGATTTGGAGAGAAAGGGGCTTATAGCAAAATTTCGTTTTACGTTCATAGAATCTATCGAGCATAGAAATAAATTAAAAATATTTAAATATTTGCATGTTAATGAAAAATATTTGAAAAATAAATTAAGACGATTGAGTGATGATATAATATATAGTGAACATTCTATAATGATTATTAGTAAAAATATAACTATATTTATATTATTATTATGGGATGGTTTACATGATATATTATCTTATTTAGAAAATAAATATAAGAACAATTATAATGTGGATATTGCTCAATTCGAAATACAATCATATTTAACTAATTTAAATAAAAAATTTGGTGAACTAATTAAAGCGACACCAAATATATCAATATCTAACAGTAGTTTGGATATATATGATAAAATTAGACCTAAAAAAGTCATATATCGTAAAAAAATATATACTATACCAATTAGTATAAAATGTGATATAGTAGAAAAATGTACAATATTTACAGACCCTTATTGTAACATTATAAGTTTAATTCTATCACACCATCATCCAAATGCTAATCAAAATAGAGCATATTGCTTGGGTGAATTTAAACTTAAAGAACTTAATTATGCAAATATATGTAAGTTAATATCTTGCATTGAAACATATAATTTAGACGATTGTTATTGGAAACCAAAGTGGATAAGTAGATTAGTTTAAAGGAGGGAGATAATTTATGAAACTTGAGCTAAAACAACAAAGAGATAATAATGAAGAAGAAGAAATAAGCAGAATATTAAATCCCAAAATTTTTGAATCTGGAAAATTTTCAAAAGACGGATTATTCTCCCAACAAATATTTGGACCAATAAGAAGTTTCAAATGTGCTTGTAATCGATCATCAAGCTATAGAGGGAGAAATTTAGATTTAGAAACCTGCCCATCTTGTGGAGTAGATATCACATCATCTGACGAACGAAGGAGAAGATTCGGTGTAATAAAAATACCATTCAAAATATTTAATCCAATATTTCTTTATATAATTACATATATAAAACCAAACTATAAAGATATAATATTAAATACATTGAAATATAGTAAAGAATATATTTTTAATGAAGATGGTGATGTTGTATTATTTGATGAATCTATAGATGACACCAGTAAAAAATTAGTTGGATTAAATGGTGCAATTGAAATAGTTAAAGATCTTATAGATAAATATGATACATCATTTCAATATGTCAGAGATAATTTTGATAATATAACTATAGATGAGATAACTGTAATTCCACCGGATTTTAGACCGTGTGGAAGTACAACTGCAAATGGAACAAGAATAATAGATGAAATTAATTCTTTTTATTCGTATTTATTGGTTAAAATAAATAGATATAATTCTTTACCATATAAAGTTCCAGAAACAGATGATATATATAAAACTAATTTTAAACATATTCAATTGCTCGTAATTGAATTATATGATTATGTATTATCTAAAATGAGTAAAAAGAAGGGATTAATACGATCAAATATTCTTGGAAAAAGAGTTGATTTTTCAGGAAGGGCTGTTATATCACCCGATCCAAATCTTAATTTGGATGAATGTAGTATTCCGTATAAAGTTATTCTTGAAATACTTAAACCTCAATTAACAGTATATCTTGTAAATAGAAAAGCAAAAAAGAAATATAATGATGCAGTTAAATGGATAGATGATTGTTTGAAATATGATAGTGATGAATTATATGGATATGTTCAAGAATTTATGGTTGATAAACTATGTATACTTAATAGACAACCTACTCTTCATCGTCTTGGTATTCTTGGATTTAAAGCCAAAGTTCATCTTGGGCATACTATTAGAATACATCCAATGATATGCCCTCCATACAATGCAGATTTCGATGGCGACAGTGTTAGTGCAGATATTGAAGTATTGACTTCTGATGGGAATTTTGATACTTTCCACATATCAGAATTTAAGAAGTATACAAAGAAATTGAAAGAAACCAAAACCAGATCAGATGGAGTCACAGTAGAAAAATATGAACCAGTTGATAATATTAAAATAAAAGCCATAGATTGTGATACTGGAAATAATGAATATAAGAAAATAACTGAATTTTCTATTCATAAGAATATTGAAATGTATGAATTAAGTGATCCTGATTCCAATCAATTCAAACCATTTCATTCATCGTCTGATCATTCATTAATTGTTTATGATGAAGTTGATGAATCAATAAAGAAAATATCACCAAAAGAATTATTAGAAAATCCATATGGTAAATATTTGATTCAACAAAAGGAAAATTATAATGAGAACTCTTAATGAACTGAAAGATTATTTTGAAAATCAGTTAGAAACTAAATTTAATAATGATTTAACTAATATGATAAGAAGTTTAAGTCGAACAAAAGTTATTCTTAATGAAGTAACTGAAGTAACTAAACATTTAGATCGATTTTTTAAATTGTCTAAAAAAGTTCCAAGAGCACCTTTCTCTTATCGTCTTTATTGTATAATGAATGATATTCATACTGAAAATGATATTCCAATGTGTAAATGTGGTAAACCATGTGGATTTAAGAGTGCTACGGAAGGATTCAATATATCATGTGGTAATAAAAAATGTTATCAGAGTTTAAAAGAAGTTAATGCTAAACGGCAAAAAACTGCTAAGAAGAATTTTGGATCTTTAAAATCAGCTTATCATGATACTGCAAAAAAGACGATAAAAAAGAAGTATGGAGTTGATAATATTTCTCAATTTGAAGATATTAAACAAAAGAAGATTGAAACTTCAAGAAAAAATTGGGGAACAGATTACCCGTGGCAATCTGAAGCTGGTAAACAACTTCAAAAAGATGGTGTTTATAAAAAGTATGGTGTTGAAAATGTAAGTCAAGATTTAGATATTCGTACTAAGATAACGGAATCAAATAGTGATGAATATGAGACACCAGATGGCAAAATAGTAAATGTACAAGGATCAGAAACATTTATTCTTAATTATCTATATAAAAATTATGGTTCACATATTATAACTCCACAACCGAAAATAAGATTATCTTATTATGATGAAAATGGAATTAATCATTATTGGTTTCCAGATATCATGATAACAGATTCTAAAAATAATAATTCAAAATGGTTAATCGAAGTAAAACATTTTGAATTATTACATTTTGAAAAGAATAGAAATATTAGATATGAGATAAAATCTGGAATAGATAATGGTTATAATGCATTTGTTATAATTACAAATGAAAAATATATATGTTCTTTATCATTAATAAATTATGAAACAAATTGTTGGAAATTAAATCCATTACATGATGTTTCAGATAAGAATTTAAATTATATAAAACGAAAGTTAAATGAATATAATTTTAAACTGGTAGAAGAAAAAGAAAAATTAACAGCTTAAAAAAGGAAAAAATTATAATGACGAATAAAATATCAAAAAAAGAATTGGAAGAAAAATATAATTTAATTCCTGTTTCTTCTATCTCTATTAAAAAAGATCCATCTAAAACAATTGGATATGATTTCACTGTTGAAGATTATTTTACATTTTCAACTCACGATGGTGTATATGTACAAGATTGTATGGCATTATACTTTCCAATTACAGAAGAATCAAAAAATGATGTGAAAGAAAGAATAGGAATATGGAATAATTTATTATCTCAAACAGATATTACTCTTGTACCTCGCCCCAATCAAGACATTATTCTTGGAATATATGGTGCTACTCAAATTAATAATGGTGAAACAACTGATGATATGCTGACTGAATTAGTTGAATATAAAGGGGTACAATTATCAAGAGGGAGAGCATTATTTAATAAATGCTTACCAGAAGATTATCCAATTATAGATGATGTTATTGATAAGAGAAAATTACTTAATTTATTAAATAAAATTGTATTATCATATCCACCATCTAAAGTTATAAAAACACTGGATAAAATTAAAAATCTTGGTTTTTCATTGTCAACTATTCGAGGATATACACTTGGATTAGATGATATATTCAAAGAAGAATTATTGAAGAAGAATAAAGAATTAACTGGTAATATTGTAGATGATATGAATATTATCGAAAATTCAGAAGAAGTACATGAATTATTAGATAGTTTACCATTCTCACAGTATATAAAGTCGGGGGCGAGAGGTTCATGGAAACAAGCAAAGCAACTTGTATTCACAAGGGGCTATGTATCAGATTCAAAAGGAAATATTAGGCCAGATCTGATTCGAAGTAGTATGGTGGAAGGGTTGAATCAGAAAGAATTTTTTGAATCGTGTTATGGTGCAAGAAAGGGATTATTGGATACAGCATTATCAACTGGTGATTCTGGATATTTAACACGTCAATTAATATACAGTTGTATTAATTATCAAATAGATCACAATAAAATTGATTGTTGTACTAAAGATTATTTGGAGATATATGTACGAGATAAAAAGATGGCAAGAGTTCTACTCTGGAGAAATTATGTGGATGATAATGGTAATGTTATTCCAATTAGAACTTCGAACATAAATGATATAATTGGAAAAAATATAAAACTAAGATCTCCAATTTATTGTGAATCTGAAAAAATATGTAAAACTTGTTATGGTAATCTTCATAAAATACTTCATAGCGATGAAATTGGTATAATGGCTGTTCACTCAATCGGGGAGAGACTCGTGCAGCTTGTACTGCGTACCTTCCATGAAAGCCTTTCACGCGACACTTGTATAATAGATGTAAACAATAATCATATACGAATGGATGAATTATATGAACGTATAAATATTAATAGTGAAGATATTTATACTTTTTCATGTTCACCAGATGGAAAAATAGTTGTATCTAAAGTATTGAATGTGTTTAAAGATCATATAACGAATAAGATGGTAAAAATAACTTTAGACAATAAGAAAATAATAAAAGTTACACCTGATCATGAAATGATGATGCGTAATGGTACATATAAGAAAGCAAAAGATTTAAAGAAATGGGATTCTTTAATGCCTTGTTATCTATTAGAATATGGTACACTTAGTAGTAGAATGGAGGGAAGAAGAAGAATTCAACAAAATTATAAAGAACCAAAAGCAAATGGTTATAGGAGAGATTTAATATTCCATTTATCATCAGACCACTCAGATTGTGAGAAAATAAATAAAACTAATAATATACATAGACATCATATCGATAATGATATTAAAAATGATTATCCTACAAATATACAAATAATAGATGCAGATGAACATATAAAAATGCATGGAGAGGATGCAAGAATAAAAGCATCAGAAACACGTAAACAATGGCACATTGATAATCCTGAAAAAAGTAAACAAATATCAATTAAAGTAAGGCGTACATGTATTGAAAACATATTAAAATTAATATCTGATCTTAAGTTAGAAAAAACATCTACGAACTTTAATATGATTCGAGAAAAATATTTTAAATCTGCTGGATTAAGATATCCAACATATAAATATGCAATAAAAGATCATGAAGATTTAATGATTGGATTTATTGATGATATAGTTAAAAAACCTCGTCAACAACTTCATGCTGAATCACGAATGGATAGAGTTCTTAAACACATGGAAGAAAATAATCTTCCAATGACATATGGTAGTTTTGATAAATCAAATAGAGAAATATATGGTGATAAAACACATCATAGAGAAAAGATGTTAGAATTATCACCAGATTATCTTAATCATCTCGAACCAGTTGGTGGTGAAAGACGAATAGTGAGTAGTGACAGTAAAGGGAAAGTAACTGGTAAATCGAGACAACAACTTCAATGTGAATCTCGTATGAAAAAAGTTCTTGCTAAGATGGAAGAACTCGATATGCCTCTTACTTATACATCATTTGATAAAGCTAATGAAATTGTTTATCCAAAAGCGTTAAGTAGGAAGACGATAGAAGGTCTTCTTAAACATTCTCCAGATTTTCTGTCTCATCTTGTTGATGATCGAGTTGAAGATAATCGATCAAAACAACAACGTATTGCAGAAACAATGATGGATAAAATACTTCAACATATGAAAGATAACAATATTAGATTATGTTTGAGTCAATTTGATAAAATTAATAAAGAAATGTATGGTCGAAAAATACATGATAGAGAACATCTTCTCAAGTGGTCGCCAGATTATCTTAGAAATAAATTATATAATGATTATGCTCCTATCCCCGATCCAAACCATGACATCCCATGCGGATACAATCATAAAGTTAATAATATAGAATTTATAGAATTAGATAAAGAAGAAGAATTTTATGATTTAGAAGTTGATAATGAATATCATAATTTTCCAGTATCTTCTGGTGTATTTGTTCACAATAGCGGTGTTGTAAATAGAGTAAGTGATGAAGATTCAGATGATGGTGGTTCTCACAATGAAGATATTATTAGTGGTATTAATATAGCAAATAAATTATTTCATAATCCAACAAAATTAAAACAAATAGATGGAGATGAGAATATAAGTAAACCAATACATTTACTCAAATTCATGTATAGTATATTCGGAGAATATAAAAATATACATATGGTTCATTATGAAATAATTGTATCTGCTATGATGTGGGTTGATAATGATCTTTGGAGATTAGTTTCAAACAGAAATGATGTTGATTATGAATTCGTGAGTATTCTTCAGATACCATCACGAACATCATGGTTACTTGGAGCTATGTTTGCTAATTTGAAAGCTAAATTGTTGGAAGGTCTTATAAATAATAGATCTGATAATTCATCAGCACTGACTGAATTATTTAAATATTAATATGAATATATATATTAAATTATAAGTAGGAGATTTATTATACCTGATAAAGTTTTTATTGAAAAAGAAAAAAAGACCAAATTCAGTGTTGAAAGACAATTATCTGAAGATGGTAAACCAAATTATCTTAAGTTAAAGATAATACATGATAGTTCTAAAGATGATATGACATTTGAAGTGATTTATGGCGCTGGTCGTGAATTAATAACATTGTCATGTGATAAAAATTATTTCAAAGAGTTTATAAACGAAATTGTACTTTTTTAAAAAAAAGGAATGATTATGGATAAAAGATACAAGAAGAATGATATATTTTTTAGAAGAAGTATCGAGTGGGATAAAGATCGAATAAAACGGTTAATAACTGAAATATTCGAAAATGTATCTTTAATCAATAACTGGACTTTTGAGAAATGTGATTGGATAAATTCTCATGCAAAGCGTCTTGAAGAATTGAAATATAATATATATTCGATACTTAGAGCTACTTTAAAAAATGGAAATACACGAAAGAAAAAAGATCTTAATTATGATATTAAAATACCTGATATCATAGAAAATCATTTTTTCTATATTGGTGGATATCTGAAGATACCAATCTTTCAATTATACGATTTTCCAATTATATATCGAAATGGTTTATTGAAATTAAGAACAAATACGATAAATATAGAACTTAATCTCAATAATATAAGAGATAGAGAGAATTATATAGTAACTCTTTTTAATAAAAAAATATCTCTTGCTCTTCTTCTTTCAACATTTCATACAAAAGAAGAAATTGAAGAGTTTATAGCTGGAAGACCAAATAATCAATATGTAAATAATCTTATAGTAGAGTGTAAAAAATTATACGATATAAGCAAAAAGGAGAGAACAACAAATATAGGAAAATTATACTCTTCTGCCAATATAGATAAATATAAAAAAGGGAAAAGTGTTTTATTTTCGTTAAAAGCAGCATATGAAATAGATATATTCAGCAAAAAATTAATGAAAACTGAATCAATACTATTCGAATTGTTGCAGGGAATATACGATGGTTCTAAATCTGATAAAACATTCAAAAGAAAAAGAATAAGATTATCAGAATATATACTGTTTCCATTGGTCAAAAAATTTTATGATATGATTGTAACAATAAACAACGATCCAAAAAATACGAAATTTAAGATAAACAAAAATATTATATTGGATGGTTGTAATGTGAGTAGTATTGTTCATTTTAACTTTCCAATAAATCCTGTCACAGAAATCGCTTCCATGTGTCAATTGTCTCTAACTGGTCCAGGTGGATTTAAGAAAGAAAATGTTCCAAACCATCTTAGAGATATTCATCATAGTCAGTTTGGATATGTATGTCCAGCAGATACACCAGACCGGGAAGGTTGTGGTGTTATATTAAATATGATTCCAACAATAGATATTGGAGAAAATGGAATATTTGGAACTCCAGATCAAGAAGTTATAACATCTTACCCTATATCTCTTGTTCCATTTCTTAAAAATGATGACCAGATTCGACTTCAAATGGCATCAAATCAATTGAAACAATCAATAATATTAAAAGATTCTGAGAAACCATTTATACGAAGTGGCTTAGAAAGTATGAATATTGAGCATACCACTTTTACCCATATTGCAAAAAATGATGGTGCTATTGTTCATGCCAATAATAAATTTGTAATTGCAATGTATGTTGATAAAACATCAGAAGTTATAAATATAAATTATAGAAACATGTATCAAAACACCGTTGATTACATAAAATGTTACTATAAAGTTGGAGAAGAATTTAAAAAGGGTGATATTTTATGTGAATCTATAACGCTTGATAATGGTGAATTGAAACTTGGTCATAATTTATTAACAGGTATAGCTATATGGAAAGGTTGGAACTATGAAGATGGTATTGTAATAAGTGAATCAACAAGAAAAAAATTCACTTCATTACATAGTATTGATCTTACTTTTAGCATAGAACCTGGACAAGTCCTCCTAAGTTTAATCGATGAAGAATATATGCCACTATTTTCAGTTGGTGATAAACTTAAAAAGGGTCAGATTTATGCAAGAGTTAAAACTATTGACGATGAAGATGGTTTTGAATCAATAAATATTGAACCATTTGAACCAACTGCTCCAGTTGATTGTACGATAACCGATATTGAAATATATCCAAATAGTTGGAATAAACAAATAAAAGAATTTCATGATTTTATAGAAAGGATGATGATTACTCAAACTGATAATTATATTCAATTATATAGTCGGCTTGAGAGATTTATGGACAATAAAGATGATGTGAATGCATTTGTAACTAAAAATGGGCTATCTCGATTAGATTGTGTTAATCAAAAAGGGAAATATGCACACAAAGGAAAACGATTTGGCGGGATACTTGTAAAAATGCAAGCAGTATATGAACAACAAATAGGAGAAGGTGATAAAGTAGCAAACAGACACGGTAACAAAGGTATAATATCAAGAATAATTCCAGATAATAAAATGCCAAAATTACCAGATGGAAGGAATTTAGATATTATTATAAATCCACTTGGTATTATATCAAGAATGAATATTGGTCAATTATATGAATTACACATGAGCGAATGTCTTCATCAATTAAAATTGAAATTAAAAGAAATTGATGGTTTAGATGATAAATTAGAACTTTTGGATCAAGTTCTTGATATAATTGATAAAACAGATGATGAATGGATAAAAAATAAAATAAGATCTGAATTTATAGAAAATTATAATAATAACAATGATCCAGAAGAAAACTTATATTTCATACAACCACCATTCCAATCAATATCTATATATGATTTATTCAATTTAATGTTTATTGTTGATTCGGAATTTAGATATGAAATATTTGATCCAGAAACAGGAATGAATATAAAAAGATTTATCGTATCTGGATATATATTCTTTACTAAATTAATACATCGATCATCTGAAAAAATGGCAGCAAGAAGTATTGGACCATATAGTAAAAAGACACTTCAACCACTTGGTGGTAAATCAAGGAGTGGTGGTCATAGATTTGGTGAGATGGAAACGTGGGCTTTATTGGCTCATGGTGGAACAAATTTCTTAAGAGATTTGTTAACTGTTCAGAGTGATTCGCCGGGATTAAAGAATAAATTATTAACAAAAGATATATTAAATAATCCAAGCTTATCTGATGATTCATTTGATGACAGACCACAAAGTATGAAATTATTAGAAGCATATTTAGACATACTTGGTTTAAAAATAAAAAATTAAAACAGGAAATATAAAATGCCTGAAAACAATCTATTTAAGTTTGGTAGCGTTAAACCATCAAATAATGATAATGAAACTAAAATATCAATGATTGAAGATGCATGGAATACAATATTAGATGCATTTTATGTCGATTGGAGATCTGATGAAAATTTCAGAGATACCCCAACCCGAATTGCAAAATCAATGGTATTGGAACGATGTTCTGGAATAGATTATCATAATCTTGATTACAGTGGATTAGAGACTAAATCATTCCCAACACAATTTAATGGAATGATTGTATCTCAAGTAATTAGAATCCACTCCCTGTGTCCTCATCACTTCGAAGATGTAAGATATAAAGTGGTGGTTGGGTATATTCCAACACAGCATGATATACCAAAGCGATGTAAAGTTCCTGGTTTATCAAAAATATCAGAAACTGTAAAAATGATTGGTCGTGCACCAATACTTCAAGAAGACTTTACAAATATATTGGCATCCCTAATGGTTGATAAATTGAGCGTAGAAGGATTAGGGGTTGCTACTGAAGCAATACATAACTGTATGTGTGCACGGGGAGTTGAACAGGGCGAACATGCAGATGGTGTTACGATGATTGCGTTGAGAGGTAGCTTTTTGAAAAATCTCGATGTGAATAAAGAGTTTACGACTCACGTAAATAGAAAATTCACTATGATATAAGGAGATATTTATATGACTACTGTTTATGATTTATTAAGAAAAAATATAAATAAATATAAAGAATCCATAAAATTCATACAAACCAATGTTTTTGAATCACAGAATTCCCAAGATTTTAAATTGGGAAATTTAAAATGGCATGAGTTTTGTGAGAATATAAACGAGTTCGAAGTAGTAGATCTAACAAGTATCGGGATTAATTCAAATATAACGGGTCAATTACTGATAAAAGATAATTTGACATTTTCAAATAAAGAAAAGACAAGAATGATTTTATCAGATAACAACACATTAATACCATTCGTTATGAATAAAAATGCAATAACATACATATACACCAGTACTAAATCGAAGATTCATAATAATGGATTTATGATTAAACAGTACTATGGTGATAATGGAATATTTGCATATATCCCATATGATCCGATGAAAGGAAAAAAGATAGTTGCATTCATAGAAAGATCCAATGATGTAACTTGTGATCGTGTTTATCAGATGATAGTAACTAAAGCGACAAAGAATGTTGTTTGGTCATTTAGAAAAGATAATCATCTTGAACCAAATAGACTAAACGATAATCTAACAGACATCCATAAAATAACGTTTAGAAAAATAGGGGCAAAGTATCGCAATATGGTTGATAATGACGAAGTTATCAGCATAGAAGATGCATTAAACGTTATGAATGAAACGTTGATTGAGACGGTTGATGTTAATTATGTAAAAAAGCTATTGACAACAATTACTAAATTATCATACAGACCAATCAATCAACAATATGCCATAAATGGCTAAACTATATCCCCGGTACGATATACATATATACGGGTAACATATCTGCCGGGGATAGGTGTTTAAAATGAGAATAATAAAAGATGGTCCACTTATATATTCTAATTTGTACATATATGATGTAAGAGCATGTGGATACAATATCCTAAGAAGCATCGGATGGGACGTTAATGGTATAAATTATGAAGATAAAAATACAAGAGTTGTACAAATTGGACTATTACAAAGAGATAATCCAACATTAAATATTTACATAAACAAAGTAACATCATATATAATGGAATATTATATAAAAACAAATGATCTATCGGAAAATGATGTAATTATAAGAACAAAAGATGGAATAGTTACGAATAAAAAAATTAAAAATATAAAGAATACTATGCCGATAGAACTGAGAAATATAATATCTAAGTTAATAATAACTATAGATAGATCGGCATATATGGCTATATGTATGAATGGAGATGTCGTTGTTAAAGGTATAAAGAATAGAACAATTGATACTTCATTCTACGATTTATTTAAAAATATAGATTTCGGAACTAAGAAGTCTATATTATTTGGATTAGAATCAATCAGACGAGTTGTATTATCATCTGATAAAATCGAATGGTTTGTAAAAGAAGAGAATGATAAATTGATAATGCCACTTATATATGATGATAGTGTCATAACAATAAATAAATCATCTCTTAATTTTATAGATCATAATGAAATCGACAAATCGTTTGTGTGGAAAGATCTTATATGGCCTTTTGCAGAAACGTTGACTATACATTGTCATTCTAAGCAAATAATTTAAAAGGAGATTTACATGTCTGAAAATGGAAGAAGTGGTACTGTTATGAGTGATCATGTTCTTAATTTACATGAAGCTATTAGTATAGCTATTATCGATCACAAAGAAAAGATCGAGAACCCAGAAATAAAAATGGCAATCAACTATTTCGTTGGACCTCCCGGTTCCGGTAAAACTGAATCACTTCGTGAACTTGCGAAAAAGCAAAACTTCCATCTTATCGTTCGAAATGCTGGATTCTTGAAAGTTGAGGAGTTGGGCGGTATACCCGACTTTTTACATATTGAATCGGAAGAAGGAAAGAGAAAAGAAATGCATACAATCTGGTCTATTCCAGATATTATATGTGAAGCAAGAGAATTAAGTAAAGAAAAACCAGTTTTGATTGTAATCGATGATTGGCATCTTGCCTCAAAATCAGTTCAATCAGTCGGATTCGAAGCATTTACTGATTATACAATTAGAGGTAAAGGGTTTCCGGCAGACACATTAATAATGCTTGCTGGCAATGATAAAGCACTGTCTGGCTCCAAACCCCAATTCGGTGCAGTGATGAACCGAGTTGCCAAATATTATATCAAACCATCGTATAAGAATTGGCGTGATAAATTTGCTTTCAAAAATGAAGTATATGGTCCGATTATCTCGTTTTTGGAAGATATGTCAAATAGAGAATTCTTTCAGGGTGAAGAATCAATGGTTGACCCCTGGCCCTCTCCTCGTTCTTGGACATATCTCTCAACGAAGATTCAAGCTCTTCAGAAAAGAGATATGTGGAAAAAATTGTCTGGATCAACGCAAAGTTCCATTTATGCTGCATACGTTGGACATGAAGCAGCAGCGAAGTTCAAGATCTATACAGACATATATTCTCAGTTTGATACGAAAGCGATCTTTGCAACAGGACAGTTTGATATTCCTGTTAAATCAGTTGAACGATTTGCATTTATATATGCAGTAACTGATGCATATTATTCCCACTATTATTCGACAGATAATGAAAAAGAAAGAGTATATTATTCAAAAATCTACGTAGATATTTTGAATAAGATTCATAAGTCGAATAAAGAGTTAATGATCTGTTCGATAAAATACGTTCATGGCAAGGGAAAAGGTCATGATCTTATAAAAACACTCGCTTCGAAGAATATTCTTCCGCTGAAAAAATTAGCAGAATTCATGAAGACGAGTGGGATATTGGGAGAAGTAAAATGACAACTGAATATAAACCAATACCATTAAAAGAGTTTGAAAAACTCGTTTCAGAAGCGAATATTATACTGCTGAATAAAAATTCTCTTAAATTCTTTGGTATTTTATCCATGAGTATGGATAAAGTTGTTATGAATATGAAAGAATTACAGGCGTATACCAGAGCAGTAGTTGGTGTAACTGGATTAGCCTACACTGATGGGAAACGAATAGTATTCGGTGCAACCGATCAGTTCAACAGATCAAATATAATTGCTATCATTGTCCATGAAATAATTCATATTATTTCAAATCATATAGAAAGAAGTGTTGGAAAGATTCCAATGATTTGGGCTTTAGCAATTGATCATGTGACAAATCGAGAAGTTAGACAAATGAGATATATGCAACTTCCAGACAACCATTTCTTTCTGGAAGATGTTCATAGTAAAGATTCCGGCATATCGGCTGAAGAACTATATGATATGATGATTAATCAAGCCGAATGTAAATGTGGTGATGAGAGTTGTAAAGGCGAATGCGGGAATGAAGTCGATTTAGGAAATGGAAATAAAGCAAAGGAGGAAGAGATAACTGATCAAGACGGTAATAAATATAAAGTAATAAAAATTACCGACAAAAATGGAAAAAGCCAGATTATTGCAAATGATTCAAAAGCAATCGATGGAAAATCTGAATCTGGAGAAGATGATGATAATGATGATGGCGATAGTGGTGATGGTAAGTCGCCTTATGAAATATTAAAAGACTTGGCATCTCAAGCAAAAGCGTTGTGGAATTCTGACATGATAAGTAAAGGTGATATGACCGCCAATATCGTGTTATTGTTAAACGACTTGTTTGAGATTAAATTGCCTTGGGATGAGATCTTGAGAAATGCTCTTGTATACCAATCTGCTTCAAATGAAGAACCCGATTGGACCATTCGTAATCCCTATATCAATATAACATATCTGCCATCATATATAGATGGTGATGATGTTAGATCGTTAATCATTGTTATCGATTGTTCTGCATCGATATCAGACGATGATTTAAAACGATTTTTAGGAATATCATGTGATTCTGCAAATCATTTCAGATCATTATACTTCATAATTCATGATCATAAAGTTAAAGATGAATTTGAATTATTCGATGATCCATCACCAAATGATGTGTTCGATAAGGTAAGAAGATTTACTGGTAGAGGGGGAACGTCTCATGATCCACCATTTTCTCGTATAGAGGATTTGGCAGAAGAAATTGAGATCAGTTCTGTATTGTTTTTAACTGATTACGAATCTGATGTTGAATCGATTTATCATAATTATGATTGGACGGAAGAGTACCCAATGACATGGGTTATCACGGAACGGAGTATGTTTAGAGGACAGGATGTAACTCTTGGCGATTGTGATACGAAAACCATCCATATAACGAAATCAATGGAGAAATAATAATATGGGACAATCAACAGAAGAAATGAATGAAGAAATCATCAACACATATGAAAACCATTTTCTATTCATACTAAAACAACTGGATGAGCCAGATGATAATGGTCATATATTCAAGGTAGACGATATTGAGTTACTAGAGTCTCAAAGAATTCGTGAGATAATGGCGAAGAGAATTCTCAAAAATGTCTCCGATGAATCGCCAGATGAAAAAGATAATGATGAAATCGGAATTGAAGAGAAGTTGACAATGATGAAAATCAAAGCTGTGTATGAAAAGATGTTGGGTAAAAACATCTTATGCATACATACGAATAAAGATCTTGATAAAGATAAGATCGAGAAGTATATAAACGACAACTATGATAAATCGTCAATTAAAGATTTCGTTAAACAAGCATTAACGGATTTTTAACATGAATGATAAACCTCTTATATGTTATATAGCGGAATCGCTCGTTAAAGAAATAACTATGAAAATCAACATAACCGAATATATAGAAGCTACTATTGATTTATGCTTGGATTTCACTGTTGGTATTCTTACAATAGATTTCACGAATGATGCTGATTCCAAAACGTTTAATTTATCATATAGAGAAAAAAAGGAGAAAGATTAAAATATCATTCAACTCCATGAATTATATATATTAAATTATATAACTTATAATTTAATATTATGTAGTTAATCTAAAGAGAAAGGATTTTTTCTGATGGGTATTAAAGTGGAGTTGAATGATAATCGTATTATTGATCTGCACAGGATAGCACAAGAGGAAGGCCCATTATCGGACAATTTTAAATCAAAATTGTCTGAATACATGAAAGATGAATCGTTCAGACAAGTTTTGTCTGAACTTATGGATGAAGTTGAAAACTCGGAAGGGTACAATTGTCAGAAGGAAGTTATTTTATCGACAATTTTATCTGGTGATTATAGTATTCTCGAATTACCCCATATAATTGCCGCTAAATCGATAATGGCAAGCTCAGACGAAAAAAACATATTGAAAAATACTATAATCGCGAATATTATAGTAACTTTAGGAACGAAGTTCCTAAAAGTGTTCATATGAGATAGTTATTATCCCCTTTAGGATACGGACAAACCATAAATTCTAAAGGGGATAATTACATGGAATCTATTGCATATTATAGAATAAATTGTGTTGTTGGAGATATTGATATCTCTAATAACATAAGTGAAATAAATATAGTTAACTCTATAAATGTTCCTTATCAAACTTTTTTATTAACATTCGATATTGATTTAAAGAGTGTATCTGTCTATGATATTTTTGGTAAAAACGATATAATATTATCTATAACTTGGACAACTGAAGATAGAAAACCAGTTGAAACAACTGAATTTACATTAATAGCATTAAAATCAAATGCTCCTATCGAAATACATGGAACAATTGAACCATCCCACCCAACTCAAGAACGAGTAACTTTTGTATGTGTTACAAAAGAACCGTTTCAATTCATGACAACAACTGTCAATAAATTATTCCAATCAAATATATTACCAATAGAAATGATAAAATCAATAATATCAGATTTTGTATCTAGTATAACATTAAATATAAATGAAACGAATAAAAATAATGAAGCATATATTCAATATATTGTACCACCAATGTCTCTTATAGATTGTATAAGATATATAGATGGTAGTGATAATAAAATAAAAGATATGTATGGAGAAGGTGTTGGGGTATACAATGGCCCATTATTTTTTCAATGCAGACATGATAATGTATTCTGTATGTGGGATTTATCACAACAGAGAAATATAGCTTATAAAGTATATCAATTATCACAAGGTGAATCAGATAGTGATATAATGGAAGAGACTGGCTATGGTGATACATTTTATACACAATCAACTATAAATCATGTAGGGAGAGGTACTCTTGATACTGCTCAAACTGCATTTGAAAATAAGTTTTTATCAAAACCAATAAATAAATTATACAGTTGGGTTAATCTATCATCAGAAGATGTATTTTCAAGTAATGCTGTAGCTGAAAACAAGACGATGTATCATCATCTAAATAGTGGAGATCGTGTTAATTATCATACTATTAATGAAATTGGAAATGAAGAAAATGAAGCAATATTCAAATCAAGAATAGCACGTAAAATATCAAGTATGTCTGAAATAGAATTTACTCTTGATAGAAATTTAAAAATAGAAAATCTATTAAAAGTTGGAATAGCAATCCAACTTAAGCCTCGCGTTGTCCAATACATACATTTTGATGGTAACTATATAGTTAGTAGTTCAATGTTAACTTTTAAGAAAAGAGATACTGTTCTTTGGGTATGTAATGCTAAGATACGAGCATTTAGAGGAGACTTGGGAATATAATAAAGTTATATATTTATTATATTATAATATAGGAGACAATATGTATTGCCCTCGCTGTAAAAGTCGATTATATCCAATCGATAAAAAATATATTGATAAATATAGTGTGTGTTCAAATTGTATAACATACGAGAAAAAGGAATCAATCAAATGGAAACAGAAACAGAAAAAGTAAGGTTGGAGAGAATAAGATACCATACAATGAATAGTTGGAATTTGTCTAAAGCACCAGCTTATAATTTAAAAGTATGGGATGTCATACCAAATGATTTAACTGATAAAGTATTTGATATGATGGAATGTGAAGATTTCTATGATGATATTAATATAATGATTCATAATTTTGGAGAAAAACATGATTTTGAATGGCAAGCTGGCTTCAATGGTCGAAGTGGTGGTTATTTGGTATTATATAAAGGTGGTGTTAAAAATAAACAAATAGTTTGTTATCCAGGAAAGGATATAGAAGATGATGAAGTTCCAGATGACATTATGGAAGATTTTGATAGATTAGCACATGACATTGTTGAAAGTGTTATATATAAAGCAAAATCATGTATCATTAAAGAAGTAAAATATATAGTTGAAAAAACTAAAAAAGTTATTTCTTATGATTAATGTGTTTATATACACGTTAATATTTTAATTTTAAAATTAAAGGAGAGAGGTCAATGAATGATGATTACAAAAACAGCGAAGTTCCCGTTCCTCTTGGATCTTCATTATGTATATTGGATGTATCTACAGCAGTTATAACTATGACTGTAGGCGATAAGAAGGTTACAATTGAAAAAAGTCAAGTGCCGGTTATATATGACCCTAAAGCAGGAGATGGAACAAATTTTAGAAAAGCATCTATCAGAGAAGCAATGACTAAAAATATAGTTGCTCCAAATGGATACTATATTGTGCTTCTAAATCCATCAGAAAACGATGAATTCCCTCCAGAAAAAGACTCAGTTCAATGTAGATCGGCTGACATGAAATTAATGGTTGGTAAAAAAATTGTCATTCGTGGACCATTCGATAAACCACTGTGGCCCGGACAATCTGCAACGAGAATCAGAGGTCATAAGCAGAGAACCGACAATTACTTGGTCATAGAAGTATATGATCGTGATCAAGCATTGAAAGCGTTGAAATATGAAGATGAAAATATTCAATATTTCATCAAAAAAGTTATTCAACGTGATATTCCAGACGAAGAATTTAAACTTGAAAATCATATTGAAAATGGTGTTAAATTTAATGTAACTGGTTCTGATTTCCCGTTCTTTATTCCATATGATGGATTCCAAGTATTAATAAATCCAGAATATAAGAATAATGATAATGATGGTATCGATAAATATATAAGAAATGCCGTAAGTCTTGAAGCTATACAATGTGTAATGTTGAGAGATGAATCAGGTAAGACACGAATCATAAAAGGGAATGCAAATGGTGTAATTGTAGTCCCTGAACCAACTGAAGAGTTTGAAACAGACAAGAATGGAAATATCATTCATAAAGCTCTTGAACTGCCACCAGTTGCAGGTATTCATGTAAAAGTAAATGAATCATATACTGATGAAAATGGTATTGAATATAAAATGGGAGATGAAAGATTCATTACAGATCAAAGAATATATTTCCCAAATATAAATGAATCGATAATAAGATATGGTGAAAATAGTGAACCGATTCATTTTGGTACAGTTATTCAGCCTGGACACGAACGATATGTAATGGATAGAATAACTGGACACATAAGAAATGAATCAAAACCACTCACTCTTCTTAATCCCATCGAAGAAGTGTTTGTAAGAAGAGCACTTCCGATCAAAACTGCAAAATTGTTGTATCCCGGAAATGATGAAGTAATAGAATATAATAGGAAATTATGGAAATCTTCGAAAGACCAACATACTGGAATGGTATCCGAAGATTCATTCACAGAAGTTCTTAAAAATTATAAACTTGGAACAGAAGATCAATATTTATCTGCTGATTCAGTTAGAACAAGAGGAGTATCAAAGGGTGGTATATCAGATGAACATCTTGGTAGAACCATTCGACGTAAAGTCAAATATACGAAACCAAGAGAGATATCACTCGATGATACCAAATTCTCTGGTGCACCTCATATTCGTGTATTTGAAAACTACGCCATGTGTATCGCTTCTGAGAGTGGGGATAGACATGTTGTAGTTGGAAACAAACCATATAATCTCAAATTTGATGAATTACCAGAAATATTGACATTTTCAACTGGCAAATGTAAAACTGAACATAATATTGTTAATGATGTTTATCTCCAAATTAAGAATAATTTTATATCTGACATATTTGAATGTATAACTTCTGATGGTCAAATTGTAAATATAAGATTAAGATATCATGTAAACTTTACTGGAGATGATCCAATTAAATGGTTTTCCATTCCAAATTATCCTCTCTTTCTCTGTGAACAAATGAGATCATTAATCAAGAATAAAGTATTAGAAACATCATCAGAAGATATGTATTATAATTATACTACTATATTAAATGATCTAATCATAACTGATGCAAGAAATAAATTTGATGATAATAATATGGAAATAAAAGCTATCCAAATAAATAAAGTAAGATTCGAAGATAGCTCATTTATCGGACAATTAGATGATTTAAATACTGATATCATTTCAAATGAGTTTGAAATAAAACTCATTACAGAAAAGAATGATAAACTTACTCAATTAGAACAGTTGAAAAATCAACAGTCTGAATTAACTAAGAATATTAGTGATATAGAAACTGATCAACAATTGGTAATATCTGAAAATAGATTGAAATTAAATATGCACAATATTCAATCACAGCAGACTGAACAGAAAGCACATGAAGATTTCAGAATTGAACTTGAAAAAGTTAAAGATGTGATCTTTCAACATGAACTGAGTAGAACCAAAGAGAATAATGCTGAAGCAATAAGTAACGAAGCAATACGTCAAGAACTGAGAGAAAAATTGATAAATATTGCAACTGCTGCTGCTGTCAAACAAGTCGGCGCATTATCACCAGAACTTATGGGTGTGATACAAGCAATTTCAAATCGACATGTTGCTACAGATATGGCGAAACATGTATCGTTACGTGGTATTCTTGGTGGTGATAGCATAGTAGACGTTGTACGCAAAGCATTATCAAATATAGACATCGATGCCGCTAAAGATATATTGGGTGATGTATTTGTATCTACCAATAAACCAGATGGCATCTATGAAGAAGATCTTAAATCTTAATAGCATATAAGCTATAAATTATAATGGGGTGGGATTCATCTCATCCCATTATTTATTATATATATTAAATTGTAACATAAACCATTTAATCGTGTTCTATAAAGGAGGTGATTAATATCAGAACACATGTGTCATTATTTTTATTGTCAATCATGACGGTAAGACCAAACCGCATTGACCAATTAGGAGAGAAAAATGACCAACACCACACAATCGGCAAATCGTCAGAATCGATACGATGTTGATTCGTATTCGATTCTATTTTCGATGTTAACCCTTAACCTGTTCCACCCCATCAGCAAATTTTTCGATTTTCGAATATTACGATGATGTGGGGGTTTCCCCACCCCGTAATATTCTTTTCTTTTTTTTTGAAAAATATTTCATATCTCTACTGTCTTCCGACAGAAATCAATATTTGATATATATAGTTAAAAAATGGTTTGTCCCGCTTTCTTTCGACCTGTTGCAATCGCAGTAAAATTCCATGAAAAATGAAAAAGAATAGCTAATGCTAAACCAGTTCCTGGTTTATCATGATCATTAAAATATTTTTGAACATAATAATTAAATTGATGCATTCCAGCAGTAAGTGATCTTGCAATAATAAGTTTCGCCAATGGTAAAATATGTCTATATTTTCTAATATACTGAATAAATTCAAATGCATTAATAGCATTAGTAAATTCTTGACCCAATCCAACTCTTACAGCATAATGTCTACCAATCTCTTCACTTAAGGGTGCAACTATCCAAGTTATAACACTCATTACATTTTTTTGACCGCTGTCTAATCTTTTCTTTTGGGCTGGAGTAACCATTAAAATCGGATTAGTTAAATCTAAATTTTGTTGTTTTGCATATTTACCAAAAAATACATATGAAATTATTGAATGACAAAAAGTATTAAATGCTAATACTAGTGTAAATGTTGCTGCACCAAGCATTTGTTTTTCTATAATTTTTTCATAATTAATATCTTCTACTATCTCATAAGACTCTGTGGTTATATACTCTTTTTTAATTGATATAAGCATTCTCATCACTGTGTTATCAACAGTTTTAGTAGTTGATTCAATCTCATTACTTAAACCCTTAACATCTTTATTATCGATATGTTTACGAATATTTTTAGATGATTTTTTAGCAATGAAATTTAATTCTTTCATTCCAGATCTAAATCCAGCACTCTTTTGTTTTAATTCTTTAGCAAATTTATTTTTATTATCTCTTATATAACCCATTATTTCATCAAAACTATATTTTTTATCTCTACCAAATAATTCTAAAAATATATATTCTTCCGATACATACATTCAATTCCCCTTATTTTTAATTTTATATTATTGTTATATATGATAATCTTAAAAATATAGCTATAATAAGACCAATTTCGGGTCTATCATGTTCTCTAAAATATTTTTGAATAAAAATATTAAAATTCTGAATGCCAAGATCTATAATTAGATATTTTAAAGATGGTAATGGTATGTTAGAATTCTTATCCATTTTGTTGGCAAACAATGTACCAAGTATTTCACCAATTTTACCTATAAATATACCACCAGATAAAAATCCAACACTAATTTTATACTTAATACAATAATACATTGTACATTCATCAGATATAGAAGTTATTATATGTTTTAATTGTCTATCATAATGTTCAATGATCGGTCCAATTCTTGAAAATCTCATAGCAAATAAAATCCCTCTAAAGAATGCACCTATTCCCATAAATATAACCATCATCTTTAAAGATACTATAAATGTATAACCTTTATCTTTTTGTACGGCATCTTCATCAATTTCTTTAAATATTGTAGTATATAATTTATCCATTAATGTATCTAATAACTGCGAAGCTTTATCTAAAGATTGTGATACTTTTCTATCATTTTTAGAATTTATATCATTAACTAAACCTTTTCCTATCTTTCTCCCAATTCTATTAACATCATTTATTCCCGATGTAAAATTTTTACTTGTTGATGAAATATATTCAGTTAATTCTCGCTTATTCGACTTAATATATTCCAGTGTTTTTTTAAAATCACTTTTAGAAAAAAGTTCATTTATAATATATTGTTCTGATACATATTCCATTTTAATAATTCCATTTATTTATGCTTTAAATATATGTTAAGTAGTTGTCATGACAATTTCTTTAATATCTATGAGTTTATGGTTAGAAGCTTTTTTAAAATATCCCTGTTTAAAATGAATACCATTTATGTTCATTTTATTAAATCCACGTAAATTTATTAAATTTGTATCAACTGACCAATATGCATAATTAAGATCTCCAAATCCAGAATCTATAATTTCTGCTTTATTTTTAATTATCATTTTATATAACTTATGTGCTTTATATACAGCCGATATTGATACGTTGTAATTTTTATTTCTAACAGGAATATTATCTCTTCCAGGTAGTATAATTCCAAATTTTATATTACCTATTGGTAAATCACCCTTAAAAAATATATAAGTGTTATCTTTGTAATTTAAGATTGTTACAACTACTGATTGATCTTTGATTAAACTTTCATTCAAAAACTATTCCGAAATAAACATTTTAAATTCCCTCTATAGGTTAATTAATGTTTAAAATTTTATAATTTGTCCTTATCTCTTCTATTATATATATTAAATTCTAAGTATCAAATTTTGTTCCAATTTTTTAATCACTTTATATAACAGAAGGAGAAATTAAAAATGAAAAAAATCGTCAAATTAGAAAAAGAAGAAATTGAAAAAATGTTTAAAGTAGACGGGGTTAAGTCTACTGATGTCATCGTAAATCTTTTTGAATTAGTATATGGAAAAGAATTATTTGAAAAGATAAAAAAGATTAATGGTCATCCAAAAATAAATGAAGAGACTAATAAACAATTTTTTAGATTGTTTATTGATCTTGATGAGCAAAACAAGGTAGACCATTTTAAAGGTGGACCTTGGCTCAACTATGGCTTCTCGTCTGTAGATAATGAACATTTAGAAGATTGGGAAGTCGAAGTAAATGATAATTATGAGTTGTCGGAAGAATGTAAAGAGGAAACTCAAAATAATGACGCATAATATAAGAAAAGAAATAGATGAAATAATACATAACCAAATAATAATAATGAAAAAGATAGATAATATAAAAAATAAAATAGAAGAAGATAAAAAAATAAAAAAATATGATAATACTAACTCTGAACCCATGAAATTTATGACAATGAAAGAAATCATGGGCTTAGAATAATAATAAATGAAAAGGAGAAATAGGAATAGGAATGGGAAGAAGAGAAGAGGATAATGGAATAATAACCCGAAGTAGTGTACTTGGGTTAATTGGATGGATTCAGTTAATCATCATAGTTGTTTTGGTGATCAACATATTTGAGTTGAATGATGAACTCAAAGAGTGTAAAAACTCTTCGAGTTCACAAGTATCATATTCCGTCAAATGCATCGACGGAAAAACGGTCGTAAATATAAACGACCAGTATTTCGTCATGGCTGAAATATGTGACGAAAAATAAAGAATATGCCGTGTGTATATATGTATTTATACGCACGGCATATCATAATCACTTACCATATGTTACTTCAAATTTAGTTGGTGTTTTTTTATTTATTTTGTTTACATGCTTCAGTTTAATAAATCTTTCATGTTTTGATACAACTCGCGTATCATGATATCTATTATTATATTTAAGTTCTTTATTATCATTAGACATACGTGTTTCAAATGCTTTATGATTTAACAATCTTTCTTTTATAATTAGATCACTTATATTTTTCAAATTATTCATATAAATATTTATTATTGGTTCAAGAGTTTTATCTAATTCTAAACCAATACTGTTTCGTTCTGAAGCCATAGCAGCAATCATAGTTGTACCAGTTCCAAGAAATGGATCAAGAACAGTATCTCCTTTTATAGAAAACATATTTATCAATCGATATGGTAAATCAAGTGGATATGCACCACTTCTTTTTCTTGTTTCTTTATTGTTTAAATCTTGTGATATCCCAGGGAGATCAGTCCAAACATCTGAAAACCATTTATTTCTTTCTTCCCAAAATATTGCACTCTCTCGTCTTATATCTTGTTCTACACCATTAAACTTTCTTTTCTCACCTTTTCTAAATATCAATACAAATTCATGCTCTAATGTTATATATGCACCAACTGGTAACATTCCAGATCCCATGAATTTATTTGGTGAATTTGTTGGTTTTCTCCATATTATAGATGGTAATTGAACTAATAGTCGCATATTATTCAAAGTATTAGATATTCTTGAACAATTATCATACATTCTAAAATTACTATTTAATGTTCTTACTGCATTTCCTATATTTATACATAATATACCACCTTCTTTAAGAACTCTATATGATTCAATCCATATTGGAGTTAATATATTATTATGAATTGCATTAAATGCATCTTTACCATAACCATCATTTAAATATTGTTTCAGTAATGGTTCTTGATCTATAAATATATCATCCCACATTTTAATCATGGGATATGGTGGAGATGTTACTATTAAATCAACACAATCTGAAGCTGTTGATTTAAGTAACTCTTTTGAATGACCATAATATAGACTGTGTTCTGTTTTCATTACTCAATACGTCTCCATTTTAATGTGAAATAATATATTCATATAAAAATATACTATTTAAATTGAAACAAATATAATATGCATTGATTTAATATTAATTAATATATATTTCTTTTTCATCTAAATAAGTAATTATTTTTTTCATTGCATATTTTTCATGCTTAGATGATTTAGCATCTATAGCCATTTTCAATGTAAAAAATAGAATATCTTCAACATTTAAAAGATTGTAAAATTCAACAATCTGCTCATACATCATTCCGATTCTTGGATGATGATGGTATATTCGAATATTTCCATTAACAAGATATGTTAACAAATTTATTCTATCTTTATAAATTTCCACCCACGGATGACTTTTCAAGAATTCAAATATTTCATATGGAACCACAATACTTAGATACTTTTGATTCCGTTTTATTCCATGTAATGCAAGTGTACCCTCTCCTCCAACTATAAACACCATATTAGGAGGAAAGCTATAAACATCAAATAATTCATCCAAAAAATTAACTCTACCAATATCCATTCTTCTCATATGAAATAGTCTCCTTTATTTTATTATATGTCCTTCCCACCCATTTAACGATTCACCCGAACACAATGTAGTAGTTGCATTCGGGTGATTTTTAGTTATATATCTACTGGAAACTCAACCCTACTGACCAGTTTACTATACCAAGTATCAAGAGCTAATTCCACTTCTTGCTTGTTATATTTCAATTGGATTTCACGATATGAAAAATCTTCATACGCTTTTATTGATTCTTTGTTAAATATATCATAAGGATCATTTAATAATATATAATCTCTTAAAAGGGGATATATATTTATAAATAAACATCGTTTATAAACATCATTTTTCCATTTTCTAGTTATGTCATATTTATACTTACCATTCAGTTTAGACATATTTTGCAGTTTAAAATAAATACTTCTATCATCATCAATAACCCAATCAAAAATTATTAAATCGATGTGATCATAAATAGTATAAGATATATCTGAATTTGAATTATCACTCAATGCTCTTTTAGTCAATCTAAGACAACAACATATGATATCCATTATATTAAAATAATTAACAGTATTTATACCATAATATGATAATATATAATTTATGACCATAGCTAATGACATAGATATCATTTGTAACTTTGAAAATGCAATATGTCGTTTTGTATAAAGCATATTCCATATTTCGATATCTGTTTCATTAAGATAATCAAACACTTCTAAATTATATTTTTCATTTGTATTTTCTTCATTATAATGATATTCCTTAACCCACTTACTTATGTTTATTCGTAATATATTTGACTTTGTTTCATCATGATTTGAAATAAATTCAAACAAATCTGGTGTTGGTAATGGATCTATGGGTGCAGATGTTGATGATTGATTGTTAACATGCATATTACCATCAGTTATTTCTTCATATCCATCAGAATTAATTGAATAAGATATAGAAGTACTTGTATCAGAAGTTGTATATAAATATATATTGTTATCTGAATCTTTATAAGATTTAAATTTACTATTAACAAAATTAATAAATATTTCAACATGAGATATTTTAATAGGATATTCTCCAAATACAGCTTCTATTTTATCATATAGTTTATTTCTAAATTCAGATAAATCTTTACAACCTACATTTTGATTAGATAAATTATAAACAACTTCCAACACCCGATTCATTGAAAAATTATCATCTCTATTTCTTATTGTAAGCATTATAAAATTCCTTAATCAAATATATGTTTCTTCGTTCAGAAAAATTATCATCACCAGTTATTTGTAAAATTTTTCTACAGTCTATTATCATAAAATAACCAATTTCATAATCTGTAATATCAACAATATCTAATTGAACACACATATGTAAAAATTCTTTTATATCATATATACCCATAACTTCTTCAGCAGATTCATCATCCCAAATTGTTGCTACTCCAACAATTTGACGTAGATCACAAGTACATGATACATATAGATTAAAATAATATCTCATTAATACATACAACATTTTCTTTATTTCATATGCATAGAATATGGGATAATATAAACAACTATTTACTGAATCAAGTATATGACAAGTTAACTGATTAATAATACGGTTATTATTAACTTCGTCATATGCACTTGTATATATTACTTCATTAATCGAAGTTTTTATTTCATGAATTACATCTTCATCTATAAAATTATAAATTGTATCTTCTTCAAACTCGTCAACATATTCTCCAACTTCATCATATTTAAACTGAACTAATTTATCATAAATAATTATGTCTTCGAATTTTATAGATTCATTTATCTTTCCGTACAGCATAAGTCTAACTATTTTATTACCATCTATATACAATTCAAAATCATCACCAAATTTATTTATCCAAAATATATCTTTATCATCTATTTTATCCCATAATAAATAAATATTTCTGAAAATAAAATTATCTACAGATATATCGTATTTTTTGAATCTTATCATAATACTTATCATTAAATTAACATAATCTTCAAATTCATACTTTGAAACTATAGAAGTGTTTATATCAACTCTATATAAAATTCGTGCTATAGCTCTTCTAAATAATAAAGATGATTGATAATTCATATTATATTATCTCCTATTTTTTAGTTTTGTCTAAAACTATTTCATTTATCATTGTTTTCCTCTCCCATAATTAGTTCTCTACATTGTTTACATCGTTTACATAAGTCTTTTTCACTTATTAATAGATCAACTTTCGACTGTTGTTTCCATTCTGCCAAATAAGAAATATCTGGTTGGTCATAAGGAGATTGATGATTATATCCCCTTCTTAACATTTCTTCAGCCAGTTCATCATGTCTCTTACTCATGTCTGCTGGTTGTATTTGAACTATGGGTAATAGTCTACCATCGATACGATGATGCTTAACAAAATTATGACGATGTTTATGTATTTCGCCATGCTCCCCAAGTAAGTGTTTACGACATAATTTCTTTGGATCAATCATCCACATTCTCATATTATATCCTTTCAAATAAAAAATTAAAACGAATTCAAATACTTATAATTTAATATATATAGAAAAAAAGAAACCCCCACCAATCATACTGACTTGATGGGGGGTTGTGGGAAGAGTCTACTCGGCGGACTCTTCCCGGGTTTCTTCGCGGCGGATCGGTGCCCAGGCGTGGCACCAATCTTGCCCGTTAAAATAATTGCCCGAATGATGACCATTCGGGCAATCGTTGGTCCCGTCTTTACGACAGGACCAACAACTTATATCGTCTCTCCTATGGTAAGGCATATGCGCCCTCCTTCCTTTTGGATTAAATAGGTTATTGGTTATCTATTAATATATATATAGTGAATTTTAATAAAAAAATCTTATTAAATGACAGCGTTTAATAAGATTTTTTTACATGACATAAAGGGCAAACTTTACTCTGCCCATTTACTGTTTATACCAAGCATACGACATGCATACTTGGTAAAGTCTGAACTTAACCCATTATCGTATTTGTATCCAAGACCAGCAAGAAGAGCTACGTCTGGATTCTCTGAATACATCGGAAGTTCTCTTCCATCTACAATGGGGTGATATACAACTATTCGTTTACCATTTTCATTTATTATTTTACTGACAATATTGACACTATCTACTTTTCTCTCCATCATCTCTCCTTTTTTTACGATAATTTATATTCAAGTTTTAAATAGTTTCTTACAATTGAACTGTCAGGCAATACAATTCTGCAATTTGAATTGATCATTCTCATTAAACACATTGTGATATAACTACAACTTTCGACATAAATATCTAAATCGAGTTGGTCTATCATATCAGCTTTATGAAGAAGAATTTGAGGCATATAATGATTTAGTCCAAAATGAACATTTATAAATTCAATATCATTCATAGATAACCAATCATATGTGATTTGTTCATCGTCAATTCTTCTACCCGTTATAATATGCCCCTTCACCATTGGTCTATAACATACGGGTTGTTCATGCCGATATTTTACACCATCTTCTGCATTAAATACAAATTTCTGCCACAGATCTGCTGGTTCAAAACAAATAACACCATCTAAATCAAATCCAATTTTTTCATTTGTTTCTATATCAGTCATTTTATTTCCTTTTTGATAAAAAATATTAAATCGGGCAAAGCCATGCATACTTGAATGATACTCGCTTAGTGTATGCATGGCTTTTTGGCTACATGATGGGCGTTGTCATTTGTCTCGCCCATCTCAATTCCGAGTTAAGGCGGTTATAGAACTCCCGCCTATTTTTGTTGGTTGGAGTCGAGTATACATGTACGTATACTCGGCCATTGATTGAGGCGGCGGTCCCATAACCAGATGTTGTGGAACCACCAATTGAAATCGTGGAAGCGGCGTGAAAAACGCCACCCTGATTCCACGACTCTCTTTTAGACGTAACCATAATATTTCCTCCTTTATATATGGTTAAATGATTATTGATTATTAATTAATATATATAATTAAATCTTATCGTACATTTCAGTGAATTACCAATAATCCCATTTCAATATTTCAACCTATTTATTATTTCTTCTGGTGGTCTGTCTAATTGTTTAGCATGTTCTAACGCTAAAGCCTTAAGCGTACACGCACCACATTCACCGCATTCTTTACCAGTTTTTTCATTATATGTATCGCATGACCACAATTGACTGAAATCTAATCCAAAATACCATCCAAGTTTAATAACTTCTGGCTTCATCAGATTCCCAAGAATGGTTTTTACTTTTGGTCGTTTAAGAGTACCAAAATCAGACACATAATTCATTGCATTGAAAAATGATGTTGAATTGTCATTGTAAACCGTGCCTTCTTCTTGAGTAAAACCATTATATATTTCACTTGCACCTATAGCTTCAGCAACACCCATCAAACATGATAACATTATAAGATTTCTTGCTGGCACCCAACATACTGTATTTTTCAAATTTGATTTAACTGACCCACTTGGAACTTTTAATTGATTATCTGTTAATACACTTTTTCCATATGATCCAAGCCATCGTAAATCAACATAATCGAGTCTACATCTTAGAAATTCTCTTAAGTAATTAACTGCACGAATTTCACCTGGATTATTCTTTTGTTTAATATCAAAGTGAACAAGTGTAACTTCTTTTCTCAATAATTTTGCAGCAACACATGCAGCAACAGAAGAATCAACTCCACCAGATGACATTACAAGTACTTTATTTGGATCTTGTTCTGGAAGAGATGATATATAATTTGGTTCAAATTCTTTTCTGTTAATTAGACCAGAATTTAAATCTACCTCATTTGTAGTAAATTGTTGTATATTGCTATAATAGAAATTTTCCCATATAGCCACATCCATATCACCAAAGACATTATAGAATTCATCAGTATCAGTCATTACAAAATAACCAACACCCTTCTTATATGCTTTCCCCAATGGTCTGAAATCTCTTACAACACCAAGTATATCTCTTCTTAGATCAACGTATATATAAGCAGATCCACCAATCATTTCTTCTGCTGTCTTTTTAATATTTCTTCCATTTTTTAAATATCTATGAATGAAAAATTCAGAATCTATTTTTGTTCTTCTTTTAAATTTTTCATCTTCATTCGATACAACACCATTATGAACCATAATGATCCCTTCATCTCTGTACCATATCGGTTGAATTGTTCTATCATCTCCATCTACAGATGAAAATTCAGTCATTGGTTTTGCTCTATTATTCCATATAATTATATCTCCAACTTTTAATACTGTAAAAAGATTGATATTTTGTTTGATTTCACTATAAGATTTACCATATCGATTTATATCAAATAAAACATAATCATCTTCAGTTTTATCATATCGTATTATTGCATATCCAAATGCATCTTTTCCCCTTTTTTCAGTTGCTTCCAGCATTTTTTCCAAAATTTCCACATCAACACTTTCTCTGAACCAAACACATCCTATTCCACACATAACCATATCTCCTTTCAAATAATCACATAGATTAAAATGATATTCTAATCTATGTGATTATTATTTAGCCAATTTTTAAATAAATATTATTGTTCTATATTTGTATCAACCAATGATTCTAACCCACTTAAAAACTGTTCATGTTTAACATGGTTTTCCCACAGATCGAGTTTAGATTGAAGATCTATCCAATAAGAAGGTGTTGTCGAAAATACCCTGGAAAATACCTGCGCCACATATGGAGTCATTGATTCTTTTTCAATCATTAACTCCAATAAATATCTTTCTTCAATCTCGGTGACATCAGATAATTTATCAACAGTTAACCCTTTAATATTATTGATAAATTCTACTAATATTTGTCCTGGATGCGATGGTCTTCCACTAATCATAACCATATCTCCTTATTTATAATGGTTTATACAACGTGACGTGAATTCTTTTTAATTTCTTCTATTGTTTTTACTGTAAGATCATGATCATTAACAACAAATTGTGATATCCCATCTAAATTTTCTTCGTGATCGAAACCAAATACTCTCAAGAAATCATATCCATATATATTTATTATCAAAGAATTACCACGATAACCAGTTATTATAATTGGTGCATCTCTTACGTTTCTATCCCAAATAAGACGAATTTTATTTATGACAAGCGTTCCACCATACGTTCGCCATTTTATATATATGAATATAAGTCTTGTAAAATCAATTATATTGAAATTTGCATAATTTGTTATTTCTCTTTTGATTCGAATATACGCCAAACCAATCGAACCAAAAATAGTTTCACATTCTCGTTCTGTTCTTGGTAAATCAAAACCATAATGACTTCTGAAATCGTTTCTTAATATCGCATAGATATGAATTAATGCCGGTTTTAAATCACTATCAATATTAATACATTCAATTTCATTAAAAGAATCCATTTTCAGTTCCTTTCAGACCACATAGACCATATTATAATGATCTATGTGGTCATATATGTTAAATCTTCTCCATCCATTGTTTCCATCGATCATTTGAAACGGAGAATCCATTTACAGATCGATTTCCACATATTTGGGAAACAATTGTTTCTCCATCTTCACTGAGTTTCGGAATAATATGATTTCTAATAATCACAGTCTTCCGACACTTAACGAAACTTTTCGATTCAACAATGATTTTCATGTCATTTGGATCAATATCACACATATCTTCATGACATTTATCACAAACAACTGCTGACCATTCAGGTATCGGTTCTGGTCTTGGAACAGCTTCATCACAAATTAAACACGCATAATAAAACATAATAATAGTCTCCAATGGGTTTAAAATACATATTTGCTAACTTTCGATAATTCTTCTTTTCTTAATTACGCATTCGTAATTATATCCCCAAACATTCATATAAAACAAACTCAGTATCCCATTACCATTTATGGATATAATTATTCTGTTGTCTTCCAGTTATCCTCCCAGTTCATAAGTTATCTATCCTTCTTATTTCAGATGCTATTTTAAATTCATTTATTTCACTCATTCTTAAAATTTTCATATGAGATAATGCAATGACACTTTTATCAACCATATTTTTACCAACTACTATTATGTCTTCTTTTCGAAATAGTATTGGTCGAGTTCCATGATAATAGTATTTACTAACACTATTATAATTCATAGTTTTAGTAAGTGAATTGGCATCTTTGTATTCAGTAAACACATGCCACCCTCTCTCCTCATATCCCTTATCAACAGATGCACCAGAATAAACCCATTTGTTGTATAGTAGAGGAGGCTCAGGATAATTATTATAATACGCGGGCATGTTAATTTTCCCGTTGATTCATCAATAACAAATGATTTCCATCCAATGAAAATATTATTAGATTCATTATATCGTACCAATCGAATCAAATAATCATCACTGACTTCTTTCATACGATTAAGACACATAATAGAATTACCCTTTATATTTTTTCAAGTTTATAAACATAATCGAGAGCATTAATCGCGTCACCTACACTATTACGATCTTCCCATGTTTTACATGAATTTAAATCTTTTATCATGCTATTTCTTAATGTTATGTAATTATTTCCACTCTTTATCAATTTTAATTTATGTCTATTTCTTATATTTAAAATCGATTTATATACTATTTTCCATGATATGATATATGATCCATTCCATGATAATCTATATCGAACGAAAATAAAAAATTTAAGCATTAACACAACAGAAAGAATAATCGAAATAAACATCATAACTCTCCTTTTAAAATAGTTAATAAATTTTTGTTCGTTATAATTTAATATATATAGAAAAAAATAAAATCATGAACAAAAAATTTAACTTTAAGTTAACCCCAACCTATCTCACTCTTGGGCGTAAGCGGGATGCATGCCGGCTGAGAGTGAGATAGGTTGGGGTTGGGGGTTAGTTAGCCGCCTTCTTTGCCGCATCGATCGATTCCTGCTGCTCGCGAGCAGCAGTGGCCGCGTTTTTCACCATGTTCCACGTCCCTGCTGCGGCGGCGCACGCTATATTCGCAACCACAACTGCACCTACCGCCATACCGAATTTCGCCCATCCATTCATGTTCATAACTTCCTCCTTTTAAGTTAATGAGTTATTGGTTGTGTTATTACTTAATATATATAGTGAATTTGAAAAACGTCTCTACTGCCTACGGCAGATATTACAATTTTATATATATAGTGAAATATGGTAAAAAATAACAAAAAAAGAGAAAATTGGCATATATTTCACCAATTTTCTCTTTTTTATACTCATTCTGAACATAATGAGTATAATTTTTGATTTGAATCTGAGGTGAGAGGTACACATGAGGCGTACTGCAACGTGTTTGAATGACTGAAAAAACAAATAATGCCATATTCTTTATTACATCCAACATTCATTTCAATCCCATTGTCGAACATTATTGTTTTATCATTTTTAACTGATGATGATGATGTGATGGGAGGATTGTTATATTCTTTATTAATATACAATTGAAATCCCATCTGAATTACAAACCAGATCAAGATACTTCCTACCGATATAGTTGCAACTGTCCAAAATGCGATCCAAAACGTTTTAATAGAGATTTTACCCATAATAACATCTCCTATATAAATAAAATGGTTTAAAGTTATAATTTAATATATAACAAAAAAAGAACCACAGATACATATACAGACAATATATCTGGGTCCTTTTTTTCGTAGAGGTTATTTTTTGGAAGTGGAAGTCTTGAGGGGATCTTCGATCCCCAGACGCTTCCGCATTTCCCGATTCTCGTCGAGCACTCTCTCACAGTGCTCGACGAGTTTCACGCTGGCGTAGGCGGACAAGGTTGCCCCTGCCACCCAACCAGCGGCTTTAAAGAAACCGCTTAACATAGTTCTCACCTCCTTTCTTGATAATTTATTTACTATGTTATTACTTAATATATATAGTGAATCGTATAAAAAATTAGCCACGATATATACAATCATCGTAGCTAATTTTCGGGCAATGCTAAATCGGATCGCATTGCCCATTCCGCTCAACCCATTTGTGCCACTGCCGAAGCCAAGTGGTTTCGGCAGTGGAGCCATCTTTAACGTTATTGATGGCGATCAGAATGATCTTAAACTTCATAATCTCATCCTGATCCAACTTAGACACATCGGTCCACCACACCAGCCCATAGTCGTCGGTGGATTCGACTATGGGATAGTTGGGGAACTCGACGCCGTACTTTTCCATTATCTTTTCCGGCGTCTTGAGAACGTCAATGTTAAGCCCATCGAATACGTCCCCATCATTCGATGAACTCGTAGAAGAGACAACGTCGATCTTCTGCATTAAAATGGCGACTTTACCAGCCTCCATTCTTTGTTTCATCTCCTCTTTGAGTTCGAGAAGATTAAAAACTACATTTTCAACCATGTTCCCAACAATTTCCATCATCATACCATTCCTCCTTTATATATGGTTAAACTGGTTAATGGTTATATATTAATATATATGATGGAATTAAATAAAAAAAGATGAGTGATATATAACTCTAATCAATCATCTTTTTTAATTATGAACGAGTTCGATTACAGAATAAACTCTTTCATTATGAATTTCGCAACAATCGTATTACGAAATTCATGATTCGCGTACTGTTTATTCAACTCTTTAGTACGCATTTTTATTTGTTTTTGTCTCATTTTCCATTCTTCAGTTCCGTACATATAATGTTTTATATTAATAACATCATGTCTGGAACCAACTATAATTGAAACATCTTCTTTCTCCATAATGATTCCTCATCCCCAATATATCTTCCCATACACTGATTCAACTTCACGTTTAACTGAATACACTGATGTGGTTATATGAAATTCTATATCATCACCATTATAACTGACAACATGAAGAACTGTTTTTTCATCTTCAAAATTATCAATCGTAACAATATATTCAGTCACGACAACACCATTATATACACCCATACATAACATGGTTCTATGAGTTATCAATGTTCCATTATATTTCCTTCTGGAACGTCTCATTTTATAGATATTAATTACAGCATTCATGAAGATCTTATAATCATCATGTCTGCTAACTTTACCAATAAACGATGATACATATCTATTATTTTCAATATTGACACCACAATTAATCATTTCTCTAATCCTCCACCCATATCGTAGACTTTATATATGATTGTAATTTTTCTGGAGTTGACATCAAAACGAGTTCATGTTTCTCAAACAACTTTTTATATTCATCTTCCGATATGTGATCGACAGAATATTTATTATCAGATATACACTTATATCTAATAATGATTCGATCATCTCCCAAATCAGCACTTAGTCTCTTTTTCAACGAGTTAAGTATCTCTAACGTCTTTTTCGCTTCAAGCATAACATTATCCATTTTCATCAATCCTCCTCCTCCCACCACCGATATATGTGAGTTTTTAGTTACTGCATTCTCTGCAATTATGATTTCATAATTTTTACGTTTTAATACAAATATTTTAGATATTTTAAAATCAAGTTCATTTAATTTACATTGAAATTTTTTACAATCACTATTATATGTTGAATATATACATGTAGTTACGACTCCATATTTATTTATATTTTTAAAAAATGATTTAACGTTACTATTTTCATAATCATTTTTCAAAAGACCAATTAATTTATGAAACTGAAATATTAAATGATTATCAAATTTAATCATCGTATCAATAATAAGCATAACAGCGTCTAAAAAATTAATTTCTCTTTTACGATTGACATCTAAAAAATTCATCATAATTCTCCTATTTCTCCTAATTCATCATATAAATTTAAACATAAATCAATTAGTATACTATTTAATATATATAACAAAAAAAAGATTACACGTTGACGCTTGTGCAATCTTTTTTTTGAAAATCAATGAGTTTTTATTTTCTTCCATACAACTCATCAATTTTCTTTTTCTGTTGATTTTTTGCGGCTATTTCATCTCTTGCCGCATCCCGGTTTAACATGACTTCTGTAACAAGCCACATTAAACCACTTATTACCATTAAAACTAAACAAACTACTACGAAGGTCGTCATGATTAATTCTCCTTTTTTATAAATGGTTATTAGTTATTATTTAATATATATAGCTGAATATATAATGAATATATAACAAAAAAAAGAGAATTATATATAAACCATATAAATATATAGCTCTCTTTTTTTATATAAAGTTGAATATTATTTCATTTTGTTACATATATACTCAACTTGTTTTTTCAAGTTTTTCATTGTATCGTCACACTTTTCAATTTTGACATTTGTTTTTCTGATAGGCGATTTATATATGACAAGTATGAATAAATCTACATGCTCATTATCATCCCGAAATATTCTCAATGTCATCACTTCGTTTTTCCATTTTGCTTCATACTCATACTCCATTGAATACATATGTTTAAACGAATTTGATGAATCATTGACGATGATCATCTTTTTTATTCGATTTGTTACAACAGTGTTGAACATGAGTCCATTATTTAATATTTCATCAATAACTTCATACATATTCTTATCTATACTCATAAACATAATCAAATCTCCTTTTCTTTATATATTTACAGATTACACAAACTTAGAAGACGGAATAGGAGGGAGTTCCTTAAGTAATTCTTTCACTCTTCTCCTATTATATTCATCTCTTTATATCTTTCTCTTCTTCTGTTGATTATTGTTATTATATCCATCACCATACTGTCTATTACTATAATACCATTTCAAATACTTATTCATCTTATATTCTTTAATCTTATAACTTATTAATACATAAACAAATAATAATAATATTATTAAAATAATAATAATGACTATAATTAAGAACTCTATATCAGTCATCATATAAGAAGAAATAGTATTTACACTATCACTTAAATTATTCATCTCTTTATATATCTCCTTTCTTTTCACACAAACCATTATTATATATATATAGAAAAAATACAATTTATATTTATCTGTTATTATTTAATATATATAGCTGAATATATAACAATAAAAAAAGAGATATACGTACATATATATATCTCTTTTTTTTAAATAGTTTAAAGAGAATGATTACACACTCTCTTCTCTTTAAACCATCTAATTATCACTCGACAAATATGTAAATCTTGCCGAGTATTTATCCCACTATCAACTAATGACATATAAGATTCAGCCACTATAGCTAAATCATCTACGCCACTGATAAACTCTTCCCTGTTCTTTTTGTACATGGAAATGTACAAATTTTCCATTGTCGTCATAATACACATCCCCCTAAATTTTTTATGATTAATTTATATTAAGATTATATTATATCTATTAATATATAAAAAAAATAAAAGAAGAAAAAGAATGATTTATACGTATATATATGTATAAATAAAAAAATGGGGGGTGAAAGGGGAGGAAGAGAAACAATACACGGAAGGACAAATATGTGTATATACATCAGACAGTAAATATACATATATAAATAACATATGTATATATTAATATATAAAAATAGAAAGAGACGATAATAAAAATGGAAATACAACAAGATAATACTGAAAAATTATCAAGAAGCGCATTAAAATATGCAACTAAGTATTTAGAATATAAAAACAATCCAATTAAATTCATGGAAGAATGCTGTTATCTACCATTAGCTGGTGGAGATACATTACCCAAACTCTATGAACCACAAAAAGAAATCATTCGTGCATTTTTTAAATATCATCACTTGATTTTACTCAAATCAAGACAAACCGGCTTTAGTACATTGTGCCAACTTATAATTGCTTATATCAGTACCTTTAATTCTAACCTGGTAAGCGGGGTACTGAGTAGATCAGGCGCCGAATCCTCGGATTTTTGCAAGAAGGTGGAAGACATAGTAGACAAACTCCCTAACTATCTGAAACCACAGTATAAACACAAGTCCGTTCAGAGTTTTAGTACCACAAATGGGTGCCAACTTCACTCCACAGCAGTAAGTTTGTCTAACCCAGGATCGGTTTTTCGGTCAAAATCTATCGGATTACTAGTAATTGACGAAGCTGCACACATTATGAAAATCGATGAAGCGTGGACTGGACTCGGTTCAACCCTATCATATGCCCAACAAGTGGCTAAAGAGCGTGGAATTCCCTATGGAACCATCGTATTATCAACTCCGAATGGTCAGCAGGGAATAGGAAAGTGGTATTACAAGCTGTGGTTGGATAGTAACAATAATTTATCTAAGAGTTCTAATGTAATAGGTGGGAAAAAGGATAAGAGTGGGGAGGGGGAGGGAAGGACAAATGAAGAAGCTGATAAATCGTCTAAGTCGGCAGTATTGACTACCGATTCGGCAGTATTGACTACCAATGTGGATGATGGTGGTGATGCTATTCTCTCTGCATTCAGACCATATAAGATTCATTGGTCTGAAATTCCGATATTCAAGAATGATCCAAAGTGGTATGATCAACAGTGTGCAATCTTACAGAATAATAAACGTAAGATAAATCAAGAACTTGAGATGAAGTTTGTTGGATCTGGTAATAATTTATTTGATGATGATGTGATTGTAGTGCTGCAAGAAACCACCAGACACGTCAGACCGCTTGAAAGACGCTGGATAAGGGGTAAGATAGGGGTTAACATTGAAAACGATTCTGAAGGGTTTGAGAGCGGCTGGACGCAACAGGGTGGTGAGTTCATTAGATATACTCATACTGATAAAGATTCTAAAGTATTAATTGGGGTTGATACGGGGAGTGGATTGGGGGATGGTGATTGGAGTACGATAGAAGTGTTTAGATTTGTTGATATGAAACAAATTGCTGAGTTTAAAGGGAAAATGGCAGTATTTGATTTTACTACTGTAGTCAAATATATAGCTAAACTGTATCCACGCTCCATCCTGATCATAGAAAACAACAGCTATGGCAATCAAGTAATAGAAGAGATATTACGAGATGAATCATATGAGTATAATATGTATGGAGAGTGGAGAGGACAAACAGGACATAAGAAATTCTATCCAGGACTATCTACTAATGTTAAAACAAGACCATTAATACTCGATTCTCTATATCAATACATAATAGAAGATCCATCTATTGTTAAATCAGAAAGATTAGCGTTAGAATTAAGTGGGTTAGTTGATAAAGGGAATAAGATACAGGCTGATGTTGGATTGCATGACGATTTAGCAATGGCTTTGGGCTTTATATGTTATGTGAGGCATTATAGGAAGGATGTATTAGATTCATTTGATAATTTTGATAGCACATATAATGAAATGAATTCACCAACTGAAGATGCAACTGATCTGATACGTGGGTTAAATGGGTTTGGTGCACCATTATTGGATGAATATATGAATAATGAGTTTAATACATTTAAAAAGAAAGTGGATTCTTATATAAGGGCCAATATGGGGAATATGAAGGGTGGAATGAATAATACATTTGATTTGTTCAGAGATGGAGATGAAAACGATATTTATAATCTTTTGACGAAATAGAATATATAACCCATCTATTCAATGTCCTGTATTCAACGTTCGCACCATTCTGAATATACTTGTATGCACCAATGCTTGCGTTCAATGTGGCGCATCTGAGAGCTTCTGAAGCAATATACTATAATTTATATATAATAGTAATTTATCATTTTTGTGCAATGCAGAAATCACCCAAATGGTCCTATGTTTCTATACTCTAAATCGTATAAATTTATAAAAAAAGAAAAATAGGCTATTTTCAAAGATACAGGTCACATATAGTTGAAAATGACCCATTTCTGATGTCGTCAAATTTTCGAGTTATTAACTTTTTACATAGTGCGGGTAGGACAGATCGAGATAAAAAAATAATTTCAGCTTGATTTTATTTTTTTATGTGCATTGCAACAAAAAAGAGACCATGGATGTATAGTCCATGATCTCTTTTGGGGGTTTCTCATCCGCGTATATTCTGAATTAATACGCGGATAACCCCGTATCGAGAGAACCTATCATACTGCATGATGGTTCTCTCCCGGATAAAGCCTTTAATAATCCGGTTACGACGACGCTGGTGGAATAGTGGATTGGTATTAAGCAACCAATCCACTATCGTGTATTTATGCACCCACAGAAATGTAGGGTGCACAATACGTGCAATCTCAATCACCAGAATGACAGTGATTGAAACTATGAAAAATCGACCCCACAACATTAAATCCTTCATTGATGTAATCATACTTATCTCCTTTTTTATTAAAATGGTTAATGATTATCTATTAATATATATATATAGTGAATTAGAAAGATCATTCAGAGAAGTAAAAAGAAAGTATTCGACAATAATCGAACTAATTTTTTTATTCAATTTTCACTATGGAATCATTAATCAGCGTATAGAGAAAATTGAATAGATTTTGATCAAAATCTCCCCAAAATGACCTGATTCATCATAACATGACCTGTATCCATTAATCCCCCCACATAACAAAAATAATAAAAATTCCACTGATTTCGTTAACAAAACACAAATCGAAGTAATTGGAGAAGAAAAAGATTATCCATGACATAGAGAATGATTCACTATATATATGGAATTCTAAATCTGCCGTAAGGCAGTAGACACATCATTTCCATTTATTCCTATCTCATTTCGTCAACATTGGATGATCTTTTTTTATGAATATCTCACTATAGATTTAAAATAAATCTCCATAGAAACGAAATGAGAGCGATTTGGATGGAAATAGGGTAATAGCAGGACATATTGATAGAGTGGGTAAATACTCAAATTTTCGAAAAAAATACTTGAAGCTTTGATGTTTGGGTGGGTCTTCAATGATTGGCATACTTGAAACATGAACATCATATACCATTGCTTCAAGCTTCGATTTACTTGGCGACTTATGAGGGTACCTTTAAGGACCAGTCCTGGTTGGGAAAATACACCATTTTTTGAAATCAATAGATCAACTTTTTTGAATCAATGGATATCTGATAGATCAACTTTTTTGAATCAATATATATATATACCTGTCCTATCTGAAAACGAAAATACACCATTTTTTGAAATTAATAGATCAATTTTTTTGAATCAATATAGAGACATATATATATACTTATACCAAATCTGAAAGAAATCTGAATATAATTATTATATCTATATTCAGATTCTTTAATTTTATATTCCATGAGAATTTATTTCTGATATATAGTTTTCAATAGCTATTATTTGGATGTGGAAAAATTTTTGGTATAATTTTTTGAATATATATAGATTGATTTATATATAAATAGTAGTAGTATTATGCTACTATTTATATAAACAAAAAAAGAAAGAGAGAATGAGATCATATGTTTTTTGAATACACTTATAAATCTTATTCTCTCTCTCTGAGAGACATCATCACATATATCAATCTTAATTTTTTAACCAGATTGATATGAATGTATATTTCCATTATTTCAGTTTTTTGTATTGTAGAATAGTAATTATAGAAGTAATTTGATGATTTTGATGAAATAGAAATCAATTAAAAATTGATGAAAAATGGTTATCTGCACTATGTAAAAATCGTATAAATTGGATTGATAGATGGGTGATTTGGTTATAATATGGGGTGTATTGATGAAAATGGGTTTGGAAGGGAAAAAGGAAGGTTTCAGTGAAATGTACTTCTTTGATGTGTAAAAAAGTAATTTAAAAATTGTAGATTGATAAGTTGTTGATATTATTGAATAAACTCATATATAGAAATATTGACGCAAAATAAACGTTTAAAAGTATTGTGACGCTTATTTCTGTCGGATAATTTATCGGTTGATAAATATAACAGATAAAGTATCAAATAGCCAATAAATGACTATGCTCATTGATTTGTTGAATGGATAATTTTGTGAGAATGGTACAGTTCCCGTATAGTTCTCTTATCTGTCATTCAACTTGATAGGTGAGTTGGTCTATCAATTGAAAAAGAAAGAATGTGATGTATTAAAGATGGGCATCTTCTATTGAATTCTATTTGAGATCTTTATTCCCATGAATACAAATCTTTCTTTCTATTTCTACTTATTTGTCCTTCTTTTCTTACCCCCTCTTCTCTCTCTCTGTGTGTGTATGTGAACTTAAAAAAAGAGAATGAGATTAAATGCGTATGTGTATAATATATCCCATTCTCTTTTTTTTATAATGTATTTATTTTTCGCAATAAATACATTTTGATTTTCCGTAATAACGGAATAGTCCATTATACTCTACCGTGGGAATAATCTCTCCCACTTTTACTGGATGATAGCACGATTCGCATCTATGACCATCTGTGTTGGTCATGATGTTCTTAAAAATATTATCCAGTACATCAATCTTTCGAACGATATCACTGAATTGATCTTCAGTAATATCATCCGATCTTGTTGTTACAAGTAAAGCTAAAATATTTTTCAGCTTCATGATAAGTTCTTGTTTTTCTTTTTTTGTCATAATAAAATCTCCTTTTAATTTTAAGTGGTTAATTAGTTATTATTTAATATATATTGTGATTATATATATTAAATTTTAACCATTAACTTTTACCAAAAAAAGGAGAATTAAAGATGAGCCAAATTATCATTAATGTAAAAAATGGGGAGATTATTGTCGTCAATAATATTAAAATGATAACCAGGAAAGATTTAAACACTCCCGGCGTCATTTTGTCGCAAGACAAAGATGACCATAGACTCTATCATGGTCATGGATGGGGAGAGAGATCATGCAAAGAAAACATTTTTGTTATTAAAGACGATATTACTGGGATTGAATTCGGGGATAGAAAGAATCTACATCTTAAACACGTATGCATGTTCAAAGATGTTCTTTATATTTTCGAGATTGGACGACAAGTAAATTACTGCGTTGCAGTAATGATTGAAACGGTTAAACCCGGTTCGTTGGTTAAATTGTTCGAAGGCAACGAAGATGTAATCTTCGAACACGACTGGTCGGAATTCCAAAATCGGCGGGAAGCTGCCGATTATAATTTTAATTTTATTACGATTATGAGGAAGAAGGATGGTCCTCAATCGTATTACATAGGCACCCGCATAAGAGAAATTGAATATGATACGGGTACATTATACGAAAAGTATATGCCCCATATCATATCTAACACTATGCTATGGGGCAATAAAATGATGAAAACCAGCAATAAGCTGGTTGATGGAATATAGTAATATACAAAAAAAGAGATTATGGATGTATAGTCCATTTTCTCTTTTTTGTTGGGGGAACGGTTACACGTCTTCTCTGACGCGAACCGGGTCGCGATACCGATTCCGGTCAGACCGTGTTGGTGGTAAAATGTGATTAAAAAAATAATATGTGAAAGGAGGTGATATCCACATATTATTTTTTTCTATATATATTAAATAATAACCATTAACCATTTTAAATATAAAAAGGAGGAAAGAATGGTCATATTATGGAGGAATATGACCATGCCGACAACATATTTATTTTTATTTATTACGAAAGGAGTAGTGTATATGGAACTCGTATTGTTTAATGATAAAGTAGGAATAAGAGTAACTCATGATAATGTTAATCTTGATCAATTAGATCGTGATGTCTGCAAAGTATGTGGAAATGATAAATTTTTTACAGTTCGATTGGGTAAAATAAAAATAACGAGACTTGAAGATATCAATGGAATGTTTGATATAAAAGATAATCAAGTGAAATTGACAGTTCAAAAAATGATCAATGACGTTTTACCAATCGATTTTTGTGAAGATTGTCTTGAGTTCAAATTAAGAAAAATCGTTAATGAGAGATTAAATAATGCAGACTCATTCATAAATCGAATATTCAAAGTTGTAGTCGATGAAGAATGGATTAGATCGAGTGATGTTGCTAATAAGTCTGGCATATCAAGATCACAATCTTTAAGATATCTCAAAGATCTTAAAGTTCTTGGTGCAATATATAAAGAAAAATTGCAAAGAGATTATTTCTGGAGTCCAGCTTAAAAGGAGATATTATGTTAGAATCAGTACATATGATAAACGTTAGTCAAATAAGAACTACATTATCTTATTCATTAATATCTGATGATTTACAAGAATCAGAATTATTTTTGAAATTAATGAATGAGATAAAGAATATAACTGATCAACGAGAATTTAAAATGCAGTATGATGGAGTTGAATGTGTTCCCATTGGTTATACAAACGAATTGAGATTATTTTTGAATGAATTAATATCTAAAAATAAGATATCTAAAGATAATCATGATATAATAGTTAAATATCTTGATTCAATTACTATAAACGATAAAGGAGAATAAAATGGGTGAAATGTATCATCTTATCAATAATGAAGAAAATTTAATCGAATATGGTGAACCATATGGGAAAGGATATAGATATATTCCACTTGTAACAATTCCAGATATTGTACGACTTGGATCAATCCAAAGATCTATGAATTATGTTATGGGTGGCGTGTATGATTTACATAATGATATGTTATGTTTCAGATTTAAAGATGATGTAACTATTATTATAGATGTAGCTGTTTTAAACAAATTATGTGATGGTGTAGCGTTTATGGAATTCGTTGATTCTAAGATCGATATTGGTGAAGTAACAGGAGAAAAAGAATTATTTTTGAAGAAGTTTAAAGATGGATTTGTTATTGGAAGAGACTTTAACCAAATCGATAAGATGATAAATCGATATATGGAAAAATTAGATTAAATATAGTATACCATTTATTATATATATTAATTAATAAGTAGAATCGTCTGAGGAGGTTGGACGGTCTACTAACCATTAATCTTATAATAAGGAGGAATTGTCATGTTATTTACGTGTTTGGTAGAAGGATTTGTTTTGTTCGAGTTTATCTCCATTTATGGGGGTAAACCGGCAGGATTAGACGGACTTTTGTGGGAGTACTATTTGTTCATGTACTCCCACAAAATGATATCGTTCGCTGACCCCCTGTTGTGGGTGGTTGGCATCGTTGTCGGCGTGTTCGTCACGCTGGCTGTCATCAATAAAGGGAAGTTGAAATCGGCAATAACTGCCGATTTAAACAAACCCGTTTCTGAAGCGCTCGGGTTGAAGAAACCCAAACGCGAATAAAATCAAAAAAAGCGGAATGGTACTCCCCCGTGAAGGGTCGAGTTACCATCTCTGCTTTTTTTTGTAGAATATAAAATGATTATATGAATAGTATGATATTAACAAATAAAAAAATTAATTAATGAGTACGTTAAGTGGGTTAAATGAGAAATTAATAATGTATTAATTGGATTTAGTAACTTTTTAGTGAAATGTAGAAAAGGATTGTCCTGCATTATATTCTGTTATTATAATAACTTGCATCACTGTTTTTACATCTGATAGTTGATTAGTTTTTACTAAGTCAAGCTAAAAACTTAATTAATTCTCTAATGTTTATTTATAATAATTTCAGTATGTTGAACTCATAGTTATATTTTAATAATTATAGATATAAACATAAATATCTAATGTAAATTTAATTAGTTATAAGTATATATATTAAATTATATAAGATTAGACTTGTTAGCTTTTTATTTTATATTTAAGTTTTTTATTAGATTTGGAGGGTATTATGAGTGATAGACGGTTTGAAATATTGAAACGGAAATTCGATGAACTTGATATTGAACTTCGGTTCATTGATAAACCAAAAGGCAGAGGGAGAAATTTGAACAATATTGTTCAAATTGATATCGGCAACGATATCAATGGAACTCGAATCGACGAATGGTTCGAAATTTTCTTTGGAGATGCTGAGAATGAAGTTCAAATTCTCAACATCGATAAAGAGAGTCAACAGTTTGTTCTTTTTGTCAATGAAAATGAAAGAACGTTTGAGTATACGGAAGAAAAATCTCGACGTTCTGATTTTGTAAAAGTTCGTAGAAATGTTCTTCAAAGAACAGGTGTCAATTTCAGAGAGACAGACACCGAGTTCATCATCACCGAGAAAACGTCTGGCAGAAAAGAGCATTATCTTGGGGGAGTTGATGAGAGACAACTGTTTATCTCTCAACTCAGAACGCCATGCTCAACAGTTGCTGACGCGAAATTGTCTCTTGGTGCATCTATTACATTCAGTGATGGAAAACGGAAGATGACACCTCCACGACAGGGGGAATATTTCTTCGTAGAAACAAATCAAAATGAAAGAGATATCGTTAACTTTCTTCTTGATAAGAATCGAGTATTTATCGAGAGAAAGAAAAATTTAGGAGAAGCGTTTAATATTCGGAATGGAAATCAGCATCAAGCGGAAGAATTTGTTGGTGTTCCGGTAAAACTCTTTCGTGATTCAAAATTAGTTGGTCAACTAATCGATGCTGGTTTAGACATCTCACCATTTACGAGAGAAAGATCTATGTTCTCAAATGGTGGTCGATTTGTGCGTGGCAGATTACGTCACGTTTCCAGATCGAAAACTAAACCTTCCGATCATAGAACGATTAAATATCTCCACTGGAGAAAAGTCGTTCTTAACTCTGAAGCCAGATCAACCCAACCGGCATATAGGACGTGGGTTGATTAAAGTCGGTTTGAGATGCAGATAAATTAATATCTGCATCTCAGATTCTGCAATATAAACTCTTAATTAATTTTTTATTGGTGATTATAATGGAAATATATAGAATATTTAAAACTATTGATGGTGAAGATTTTGGAACTAAGTTTTATTATAAAAATGTAGTTGATGCAAGAAATATGGTTTTGGATCTGAATGAAGATGGTAAACCAGAAGGAGTAGAGTATCATTATAGATCGATTTATGTTCATGATACATCTACTCGTGTAAGAAATAAAACAGATTTGGAATTAATGCATTCTGCTGTTCTTAAATTAATGCCAGAAGAAATTGCTGCATTTAGAAGGGCTGGATTAGATATCGATTCTGCAAAATATTTATATGGTAGTGATAAATGTTCACATGATGATGGTTTTGATTGCAGAAAGGGGGATAAACAAGATGAATAAAGTGATATTGAAAATTGATGATAATGAATTTATGGGTAAAAATATAGGAAGAGTAAAAGATAAATTATATAAGTATCTTATGACTAATAAACTTCATGATGTGTTTTATGGAAAATTAAATGAATTATATTTTTTAAAATATGAAACTGGAGAAAATATCGAGCATATAAAAATGCGAAGATATAAACTTATCGATGTATTTTATGATATTGTGGGTAAATATAAAAAGATATATTCTATGATGCATTATATTGAATCTGAAACTCTTACTTTCAGAGATATTGTACGTTATGCACTTAGTGATACTTTTAAACATTATATTCTCAAGAATTTTCAATTTAATGAGATTAGAGATGAATTAATAATTAAAGAATATGTTGCTTTAATAATAGATTTTATTGTTGATAATAATGATATATTGATCGATGCATATATTAAAACAGAAATAAAATATAATGATATTATATCAGAAATTATGGTTGATAAAAAAAGACCAACATTTAATAGAAGATAAATTATAAATTGACTATATATATATTAAGTAATAACCAATAATCATTATTATTGCCAAGAACCCCCACATTAAACGTAATTTAATTTTTTGTAAATTATATAATGAGAGGAGAATTAAAGATGAGTAATGACGTAGAGAAAATTTATCCAGTTAATTTATTAGAAGAAATTCATGAACTCGATTTAACGAACGCATATGCATTAGCTGTTATATCAAAGTATGCATATAAGACAAAAGATGTAAATGCAATAACTTGTTTAAATTTATTTTCTGAAGATACTTGTGGATGTTATGAATTCGTATCTGGAAACGATGAATTATTGATTATATGGGATAATCAGTTTGTTGTTGTAGCATTTGCTGGAACAAATGATATTCGTGATGTGAAAACTGATATTGATGTAGAGAAAGTTAATGGTCCATTTGAGTCTGAAGTTCATGATGGATTTAATGGTGCTGTAAATACATTTGGATATAAAATTATAGAATTATTATCTACTGAATTTAAAAAGCATAAAATATTTATTTGTGGTCATAGCTTGGGTGGAGCAATGGCTGCATTGTTTACTGCATATATTTATAGTAATGATTGTAATTTAAAAGATAGACATGTTGCAACTTATACGTATGGATCTCCAAGATTTTCATCGTATAGTTTTAAACCACTTTTTAACGAACAGATTGGTAATTATTTTAGATTTGTAAATAATAATGATGCAGTAACATTAATACCATTAGTTGGATGGAAACATGTTGGTAATTTTGTTTATATTAATTCTGGATGTGATGTTATAACTGATGATAGAAAAAAGAGTTTTATATATAGACTCAAAGATAAATTTTATGGAAGATTCAAAGATAATCCTGCCGTAGATACGGCATTATCAAATGGAATAGATGATCATTTCATTGATAATTATATTGCTGCTATATTACGTAATATAATTAAAGATGTGGTGTGTGTTAATACATAGTGAAGTATATTCTACGGACAAACTTTAAAATTAATATTTTAAAGGGAATATACTTATGGATGATAATGATTACACTCAATTTGTTGAGTTACGAGAATTCGCAGAGTTGGCACCATATGGTCTGGAATTAGTGACTACAACGCATGATGGGATTAATGTATATAGTAATAAACGAATAAACGATTATATGAAAACTTGGATTGAAACAAATCCAATATCAAAACCAACTGCTTCTAAATTTATAGAAGCGATTGATAAAGAAGTAATGTATATTGGATATATTAGTAAATCAAAGTTTAAATTTCTTGGGAAAGAAATAAAAAGAAAATACAATAATTTTAAACGAGATTTTTTAAATATCACCCCTGATTTATATTCAAGTCGGGGTGGGATGATTGCATTTTATGACAGATCTACAAATAAAGTATATGTATTTTTAGATGATAATGTTGGATTATTAGGTCAAGCATATAGAGAAGTTCCACCGATAATTACACATGAATTTGCTCATTACACATCGTGTAATGATACAATCTCAACTATTAAAAATAATATGTCATCGATATTAGTTCCATTTTATAGATTTATAATGGTTTATTATTTGCAAAATAAATATCCAGATTTAGATAAAAAAATATCTGTTTCTATAAAAGATTTATTTATGCGTAATGAACAAAGAGGGGTTGTAGGAAATAGATCAAACACAACTTCTATATGGAGAGACTTAATTGGTAATTATGTGAAAGATAAAAATAAAGTTGATGAATTAATTGTTAGAATGTTCGCATCAGATATGTTTTATCTTGGTGGGTCTAATAATCCAACATTTAAAAAATATTTAAAAGAGAGTTTGATGGTTTTGTTTGAAGCATATAAACAGATAGGTGTAAATAATCCAGATACAATTCCATGTCAAGAATATACTTATCCATCTGAGGTTCTCGCAATTGTAAATCAAGTTAAACCCACATCATCCATTATTAAAACTATAAATGGTTTAAATATATAATAATATAAATTAATTATTATAAAATGGGGAATATGTTTAATGCATATTCCCCCAAAAGTTTTGGAGATATAATATGAAATTAATATATGGTTTGTTCACATTACCATTTTTTATAATCATAAAAATTAGATTCATTTTTAATAAATTTATTCCATTTATTAATATTAATAAAACAGGAATATTTAATGAATTAAAAATTAAAAGAAATGATTCATCGAAGAGAGAATTTTTACTTTTTGAAATATATTTGATTAGAATATTTAATTTTATGTTTTATTCATTTGATTATGTTGATTCATTTATAGATGAATATAATTTAAAATTAAAACAAAATATTATTATTTTTAAACAGGGAATGTGGGCTAATTCAAAATTTATAGTTAAATGTAATAAATGTAATAAATTATCTGTACATGCTAAATGGCGTCCAAAATTTAAGTTATGCCCTGAATGTAAATCAGAAATAGAGTATGAAATAATATATCCACATAAAGAGAATGTGTATGACTTAGATAAATTAGAATTATCGTTTGCTATCAGAAATAATATTAAAATAATAAAACGATTAGATGGAACAGCATTATTAGAATTTTGTGATAATGTTAAAAATATGGGTATAGATCATTATTATAAAAATAATATATTTAAAAAATGGCAAAATAAATTCTTACACGATGTTTATATTAAATATGATAATTTCAATGATCATCCTGTAAATAAAAAAATAAGTAGATATGTTAAAATAATGTTCTAATTAAAAAAAGAAAATAGATAAGATTTCAGTTTGTTATCTATTTTCTTTTTTTTGTCCGATTATTTACAAAGATCGGACAAACTGTAAATTTAAAAATAAGGATATATGCGCGTTTAAACCAATATAAGAGGGTGATATGGTTGATTACAATGATCAGTTAGAAAATGAGAAAAAACAGCTTATAAACAATGTAGGCACGTTTAATAAATCATTGACAGAAATGTCAACTCAGATGAGAGCTAAAACTGTTGATTACGCCAGTAGTATACATAGTGCTAAAAAAATAATGCTTGAAGATGCTGGTGCTAACATAAAAGCTGGAACCATATCAATACAATCTGAATTAAATAAATATTCAAAAGATGTATCTGCGTCAAATGATAAAGTTGTAAAAGCAATGGATTCTTCTGTGGAGATGTCAACATCATTGAATGATACTATGATGAATTTATCTGATGCAACAGAAGAATTAAAAATTGCTACAGAAGAGTCGCAAACTAAGATGGGTTATATTGCATCTGGTCTTAGTGAAGTAACTAAATTATCTGCTATATCATTGGCTTCTGCTGCTGGTGGTGCTGCTGCTAGTGCTGCTGCTGGTGCTGGAAAGATGTATGCAAAAGGTATAGGTATGATGGGATCTGGTGCTGCTAAAATGGCAGCCGCCCCATTAACAGTTCCTGCCAGCATATATGGATCATATGCTGGAAATCAAACTGCACAAGCAAGGGAAATAGTGGGTGGAAGGGAAGAGTTTACTGATCCGTTTAAGAAAGGTCTTGGTTTAGCACCATTATTGGGTGCATTTGGTGGACCAGTTGGTTTAGCGGTAGAATCAATGTTTTTTGGTGGAGATAAAGGTGGGAGTGGGGGTGGAGAAGGAGGTATGTTCTCCAGCATAATTGGTGGTGCTAAACAAATGGGTGCTGGTGCATTTAATACTGCTATGACAAATATGGGTTCTGGTATGGAATCATTTAAGCAGTGGTATGGTAATATGCCAGAATCTTCTAAAAAATCTGGTGTTATGAATATAGTAACAGATGATAAAATGCCACTTAATATTGCACCAGATCAATCTATGAAAGAAGATACTCATAGAATAGCAGAAGCTTTAGATCCAGCAGATGATGTTAAAGCAACTAAGCAAGAACAGAGAATGGCTAATATTGTTTCTAGAGCCATTTCTGAATCGAGTGGCGCAAGAGGTGGTATATTTGGATCATTATCTTCTATGTTTGGTTCTGTTTTTGGATTAAAAGCAACTATTGGTTATGCGTTGCCTATATTTGGTACAGGATATAGAGCAGATTTACCAACATTAGGAAAAGGTGGATATCAAGAAGCTATATTAAAGACTCTTGGTATGACATATGTTCATGCCAGATTTGCATCAGAAGAAGTTAATGCCATATTACTCCAGCAATCTCGAATGTTGCAACTTGGATTTGAATTACCAGGAACGATATATTCCCCAAAACCAAGATCATTATCTGCATGGATAGGTGGAATGATTGGTGATTATCTTCAAAAGGGAACATCAAGTATATTTAAAAAGATGTTTGGAATGGATGAAGAAGAGACTAAAAATAAGGGATTCTTTAGATCTCTAATGGGAAAAATATTACCATTTGATTCTTCAGTAAGTAATAGATCAATTCAAGATGATTTTAAAAAATCACCATCTATTGAATTACGAGTTCAATTATTAACAGATATAAGAGATATATTACGAGATAGATTGATACCTGCTGAAGTTAAAGATTATTCAGACGGCTCAGTTTTACCTTCTATGGCATCTGGAAAATTTAGTCCAAAAAGAATTATTAAAGCCGGTCTTGGTTTTATGCATAGTGGAGAAGAAGTCACTAAAGCTGGAACTACAGCAAAAGCAGATAAAAAGGATGAAGATGGAGAAACCCAACCAAAAACTGGTGGTTTTTTCAGTACAATGTTTGGTGGTATTCTTAATTTCTTTAGTGGTGGTATATTTAAAAAATTGGGTGATGGTATAAAAGGAATATGGGATAGCATAATAGGTATAAGCAAGAATATAAAAACATTAGTTGTTGGAGATGGTAAAGAAAAGACTGGATTAATCGGTAGAATGAAAGATGTTATGGAGATAATTGGTGAAAAACTTGAATCCATATGGGAATCATTATACGCGAGATCTGGTGTATTTCAACCATTATTTGATACATTTAGAGTAATGAAAATGTATTATGGTGGAATTGCTGGAAATAAAGGTGGATTAATTGAAGTTGTCAAAAATTTACCACAAATAATAAGAGATTTTCTTAATGAAACTGGTACTCAAATTGCCAGTGTTTTTAATAGAGATGTAATTGATCCATTGACAAATTTACCACGAGACATTGAAAAGAAAACTATTCCAGATGTTTTATCAGTAATATATCAAAGATTATTTCCAGATTCTGTTAAAAATGCGATTGTTGGTACGTATGATTTATTTAAGTCGAGTGTAGATACGATAATATCATCGGCTGAAATTTTAATAAAAGGTGGAGTATCAGTAATTGAAGCAATAAATAATTATAGAAAATTTGTTCAAGATCCAATGAAAAAGGCTTGGACTGAAAATGAGGGTATATTATCCAAGTTAGTTGAAACTGTAAAATCTTTACCAAAGTCACTTCTGAGATCAGTTACCGGAATAAAAAATCTTGCAATTGATATATATAAAGCATTAAAACCAATACCAATGTCACTTATGGAGATTCAAGAATCTAAAGGTCAAATAGAACTTGAAGCTATGGTTCAATTGAAAGAGCATTGGAGAGATGTTCGTGTTGAAACAGTTACGAAAGTATTACCAGAATTTTGGGGTGGAATATATAAATCATATGAAGATAGAATGCTCGAAGTAGTTACTCTGAATGAAGAATCCCAATTAAAGATGATAGCTTCGTTCAAAAAAACTGGTGATATATATAGAAAGAAAATAGAAGAACTTGGTGAAGAAACATTTATTAATAAATCAAAAGCAACTCTTGGAGTTGCTAAGTTTATTATAAAAGAATCATTTCAGCCATATCTTGATGTTCCGAAACATTTATTAGAAGATTTTAAAAGAATACGTGAAGAGTTAAATAAATATACTGAAAAAGGAACGGGTATTTTTGGTAGATTACGTGCTTTTTTCGAATCATTTTATAAAGATTTAAAAATATTTAAAATAAACTTAATAAATACATCTAAAGAAATAAGTGATAACGTTAGACAAGTTCTTGGGTTTATTGGTATAGATAAATATCTTCCTACCAAAATTGGTGGAATATTTGGTACATTCACAGATACATTTAAATCATTTTCTGAATATGTGGAAGATAAATTAAAAAGTACTGTTGATTATATAATTGAAAAACTTACGTTATTTACAAAATATATGGATAAGTTATTTAAAGATGAAGAACCAGAACCAGTTACAATGGCATTTGGTGGAATATTTAGAAGAAAAAAACCAGTTGTAGTTGGAGAAGGTGATTCAGATGAAGCAGTGATCCCACTCGATGATGAAAAAACTCAAAAGAGAATGGTTGGTTGGTTAACTGGTGCTTTAAAAAAGATGGGATTCAAAAAGACAGAAGAAGAATCTGCTATAGTGTATCATAAAAAGGTTATAAGTAAATTATCAGATATTGCTAATATAAATGCAAATATATTGAGTAAAGTTCAAAATATTGCAGATTTTCTTACAAAAGGAGTAGCCGGTAAAGCATGGTCGATGACCAAAACTCTTGCAAGTTTACCATTTAGAATAGCTAAACGTATTGGATCTGCTATAGATTCTACAGTTGGTAATCTTTATAGGTCGTTTAAATTTACAGTCGATAGAATGCTTGCTGGATTTACCACTATTGTATCAGATGCATTTGCAGGGTTAACTAAAGTAGCGAGTAGCGGGTTTAGTTTATTATCGGATGGAGTTAAGGCTGGTTTTAATCTTACAGTTGACGCTATAAAAACTGGATATCGTGGAACTATATTTGCAATAAAACAGAGTTGGAGAGTTATAACTAAACCATTTAGAGTTATAAAAAATTTAATAGTTAAACCATTTGCGGCTATTGCTGAAACAATTGCTGCATGGCGAGATAGATTAAAAGCGGGTGCAAAAAAGCTATGGAGAAAAGTAACAGGCCAAGCTGTTGTTGCAGTTGATAATGCTGGTGAACCAGTATACGCCAAATGGCCTACGAAAATGATATCTATCTCTAAACAAATTAGAGACAATACAAGTGAACTTGTAAACCTTCAAGCATCTGGAAATACAACAAGTGAAGACCAACTTGGTATATCTCGAAGAATGGTTGATAGATTGAATTTTATGAAGAGTTGGCTCAGTAAATTCTGGAAAGAGATGATTCTTCAAAAACTCATTGGTGCTGGTAAATATGCAATTGAGAGTATTAAGAATATAGCTACTGGTTTTACAGGTCTTATTGGTGGTGCTCTTGGTGGAAGTGGTTTAACTGCTATGTTGAAGGGTGGTGCTGCTGCTGGTAGTGGTGCTGCGGGAGGTGGAGTTGCAGGTGGTGCATTATTAGCAATGGGTAATCTTATAGCTGCTGGTGCTGCTGGATTTATGGTTGGTAAACTTATAAATATGATTGCTGGTAAGATAACCGGGAGAGGTGCAGATTGGTTAGCGGATATAGGAGATGAAGCTATACGTGGTGATCAAGAAGATGTTAATAGACGCCATAAAAATAAAATGATGTCTATGTATAGTAAGAAGATGTCAAAAGAAGCGTTTGAACTTCTTGATGATAATCCAGATTTATTTATGAAACTTCGTAGAAGTAAGAGCATTGTGTTTGATAAAAAAGCTGGATTATGGATATCTATAAGTGAATTATCAAGTGATGAAAAATCTAAATCTAATTTTGAGACATCGAAAGGCACATTTGGTAAAGATAGAGACTATAATAAGATTGCAGAGGAAGAGGGTACTGCGGCATGGATAAAAGCAAGAAAAGCGCAGGGAAAACCGATTCCAGAGCATTTATTAAAGAAAGAAGAAGAAAAGAAAAAATCTAAAAATAAAGCAACTTATGATTCTGGAACTAAAACTGGATCTGGAGTCATAGATGAATCTGCTCTTATGATTGGTCCAATGAGTAAAGCTAAAATACCAACTGCGGGTGATGTATCTGAAGATATGGCTAAGAAACATACTATTGCAAATGAAGGTATCGTATTAAGTAGATATGTTGATTCTCTTGGTTTTCCGACAATTGGTATTGGTCATCGTATTACCGGAAAAGAGAAAATTGGTAATAAGATAACAAAAGAAAAAGCATTATCTATATTCGACAAAGATTATAATATAGCTAAAAATATCGCTAAAGCAATACCTGGTTGGAACTTACTTAATCCAGCACAACAAGCAGCGCTTACAGATATGGCATTTAATTTGGGAGAAGCTGGATTAAAAGGATTTAAGAATACATTATCTGCAATAGAAGCTGGTGATTATGATGTTGCTGGAGAAGAAATATTAGATAGTAAATATTCTTCACAGGTTGGAAGAAGAGCATTATTAAATGCTAATCTTATGAAAACTGGAAGTGGTGAATATTTAAATATGTCTGAACCATATTTCAAGGCTCATATTGGTGGTACAGTTGTTGGTGGGGAAGTTAATACGATGTTGAAGGGTGGTGAAGTTGTATTAACCGATACTCCAAAAGGAGCAGCATTATTCACCGATACTATAATGGATATATTTAAAACTGGTATAGATAATATTATAGAAGGTGGTAGTGAAGCATTAACAAATATGGAAAGATTAACATCACATTCTGTTGAATCAGATATGATAAAACAAAGATTAGCTACATCTGATTTATTAGAATCAAATACAATGCTTGCTAATACAATGAAAGAATCAACAAGTGGTATGGTAAATTCAGTTCAATCATTTGCAAATAATGTATCTTCTAATGTTGTTAATAATACTATTGATAAACCAATGGCAGAATATGATCCAGCATTAAGTGATATAATACAAGGAAGATTAAATTAAGGGAGAGTGATGATATGATAGACGAGGGGGTTGTATCAAATGATATATATAAGAAAGCATTTCCAGGAGATCCAACTGAAATAATTGGTATTCCACCATCATATGTTTATGATCCAGATCCAACTCAAAAGATGGCACTTGCTTCTATACCAATAATGGCTATATATCCAGCATATCCAAAATATGGTACTAAAGGAAAAAAAGGTATACATCTATATGAGCCAAATTACGCTGATGGTAAAAAACAATATAATAGAATTCTTGAATCTGCTGGTGTTCCATTGATGGCTGGAAATTGTATATATGCTACATTTTTAAATAACACATCAATAACTGAGTCATTATCTGTAGAATATGGTGAATCTAAGTTTGAACAAATTGGTAATGTAGCATCATCGACTGTATCTGAACTTGCATATATTACTGGTTCATCTGGAAATATTAAAGAAATAACAAATAAAATATCTGAACAAATGGGTAAGAGTGGTACATTAGGGAGTATATTTGGTGCTGGTGTTGATTTAATGGGTTCTACTGGTGGTGCACTTCAAAAATTTATAGATAATATGGCACCCGGGATGGGAAAGATAATGGCGGGTCATCAGATTGATTTTCCGATGATATGGAAGGGTGCTAATTTTTCTCCATCTTATAGTATGACAATTAGATTGTATAATCCAAATCCAAAAAATATGGATGATTATAGAAATTTTATAGTTTATCCACTTGCTAAATTAATTGCTCTTGTTATTCCAATATCGAGTTCAGAATCTACTTTTTATTATCCAGTTGTTTGTTCAGTTTCATGTCCTGGCTTATTTAAAGTTAAAGCGGGATACATATCATCAATGGAAATAATAAAGGGTGGAGAATCGAATGATATAGCATTCAATCAAAGACCTGGTATGGTTGATGTTCGTATAACAATCGGTGAATTATATAATACATTAATTGCTGCTGGACAAGATGAAGAAGGGAATATAATAAGGTCTAAAGATAAACATCGACCAATGTATTCCGATTATATAAATCAAATGATGTCTGAAGCACATGTTCCAGATTTGAACTTTACATCATTTAATGCTCCAGGTGAACCACCAGATTTATTGGAGTTTGAAGGTACACCTGGATTTGGTGATACTGAAGGTAGTACCGATCCATCATCAAGAGTTCCAGAAGATTTAAGTAATATATATAATGTCTTATAAGTTAACATATTCTGTTTCGTAAATATAAAGTTAAATATTGAGAAAAGAATACTATGAGTTGATCTTTATATATAGATCTTAATTGATGACCGATTTTAAATGAATAAAGCATTTTAGATATCACATTCTTTAATATATATTTATTTGCTATTTTATTATTTGAATACATTTTTCTTAATAGTAAGTTTCTATTGCGCTCTATACATACTTGATTCAGTTCACCAACTCTACTTGTCAATATTATTATAAAATTTAAATCTTCTTTATATTTGCTTGTTGATAATTCATTTACTATACTGACTCCAGTATCTTTTCTTATTCCACTATTTGATATAGCTTTATTTAATGCTTTTTTATCTATTTGATTATAAACACATATGAGCATAGATATTTTTTCTGCTGTAAGTCGGACTCCCTGAACTTCTTCCCTTGAAATATCATCATCTCTTGATATACCCTTATCTTCACTTATTTTATAGTACATATTTGCGAACGATTTAAATGATTGAGCTATGCGGGTTCTACAATAATAAATTGTATCTGATAATTCTTTATCAGATAAATTTTCTTTTTCTAATATTCTTTTTTTATTTTTAAATACATCATCTGCAATATATACTATAGCGTTTCCTATACCTTTATGTACTTTGAACAAATGTTTTATAGATAATGCGTCGATAGATAAAGACCATATGTCGTTATTGCAAAATTTTGGGAAATGTTTATGAGCAATACTGCTATAGAATTTTAAATTCATAAATTTAAAAAACATATTTGCTAAATCTTCATTCCCTTTTCTTAAATAATGCAAACAGCCTATTAATAATATTACTGTATATTTATCTTTATATACTTGAACATTATAATCCAACTTTATTCCTCTGATAAATTCACTCACATCTCTATCATTTATACCAATCAGTTTTTGTATATCTTTATAATATTTTACAAGTTTTAATAGAGAACATGGTTTAGATATATTGGTTAATTCTAATCCATATATTTTGGACATATATCTAAATACTTTTATATCTGGTTGTGGTGATATATTTTTTGGAAAATAGAATTCTAGCAGATTTTTACCCATCATGTTCTCCATATTTTTAACGTAGAGTTATACTTATCATTGTTGTGTCAAACCAGACTAAATCTGGTGTATATTCGATTAATTCCTGTTGTGTAAGATCTTCATGTATATCATAATTGAAGAAAATATCATGTTTTGGATTAACTACTTTACAATGTTGTATACCCGTTACTCCCTGTATTATTTCAGTTATTTGAGAAATATATAATGGCTTATCTGCTCCAAAATAACTATATAATCCATCAATTATAGCTTCTTTTATATTTGATATTAAACCTTCTTCTGTAGCATTTGTATAAGATGGATCTTTCCATACAGTTGCTGATACGACGAGGGGTATAGATTTTACGGGGTCAATTACGACTTCACCATTATATATAACTTTTTTGCTAAGATTTTCTACATATATAATATCATTTATACTCATACTATATTCTACCCAAGTATCTCCCTGTTCGTCATATTCGACTATAATGCCTGGATCAACAGAAAATGGATTTTCATCATTTGTTATTATATATCTATCTTCTGCATTTGGAGATGATGGTATTGCAGATGGGTTAATATCAATAACATTATTTTTTGTTACTTTATTTAATCTCATATTAGTTAATTGACCAGTAGTATTTGTAAATTTTATATTTATAAAGTCAGTAGCCATCCTATATGATGCCATATTGACACTTATTATTTTATTATAAACTAATAATTTAAAATTATCTGCATCGACAGAATCATAATATGCTTTCTTTATTACAGGAACATCATATATAGTAATTGTTCTATTAGGGGATGATCCAGTTACTACAATATTACTGTACATGTAATCACTTATATCTTGTTTGATTATTATGTCTAATTGTGATTCATTAAAATATTGAGGTATATGCGTTGGTTCTCCTGGTTGACCATAATCTGGATTATCTATCAATCTATACATTTTAAAATAGAAAGATTGCTCACCATCGGGAATATCTTGAAGATCAAAATCATATTCGAGATATCCAGTTTCTTTTGTCATCTGACTTACTGATCCATTCCATTCAGTTTCTATATAACAATTTAAATCGGCTTCATCACAAGATGCATCAACAATATCATAATTTAATTGAACAGTTAGTTTTTGATCAGCTTTATCCAATACATTGCCCCCACCATCATGAATTGTTAAATCCATATTACATGTTGTTGGGAGAACAAGTGTTTCTGGAGGACTGCCTTGTTCAATACTATATGTTTTATTTATAACGACAGAATTTTCAGATGATAATGCTAAATAATAATAAGTTGCAGTTTCTTCATCTGCATCTATATCTATATTAAACATACTATAATAATCAACACTATTTATTGTTATAGTATCACTCATATATATACTTAATGATGGCGTAGTTGCTTCACTGAGCGTCCAAACTGTATTTCTGGTTGGAACTATAGAATCACTATATAATATATTTGAAAATAATACTATTTCATTTCTTTTTATATCACTTCTTTTCATTATATGTGATGGATTTGTTAATGGTAAATCATCTATTACATCTGATATATTGTCATAATCGTATTGTGATACGAGTCTATTCAGTGATGATAAATTTGCTATTGCAGATGCTTTTATCTCACTTATAGTTTGTGAGTCAGCACCGTTATATGCTGGCTCAACATTAAGAACAGAATAATTTAATTGTCTTGGTATTTCATCATCTATTATATATATTGTTGCCCCTTTATTTATAGAACCAGCTATGACATTGCCACTGGCACCAATAGTGGAATCAATTGTTATAATGCACTTTTCATCTTCTGGTGCTTTTTGACCAATAATTCCATTTCCAAACATTAATTGTCCACCAGTACTAGTTCGTCTAAATGCATAACCATATTCGCCAGATGGTATTAAGAAAAGTGAATCATATAGTGTCCATTCTTGTTCAGTTCCGCCCTCATCTTCAGTAGTTATTGTCTCAATGTTCGATAACTGCCCGACAAATTCTAAATTTATTACATAAAACTCATACGGTTGTTGTTTTTGGATTTGATATTCAAGTTCTTGTTTTTCTATTTGAGTTGCATTTATTGTGAAATATAAAGTATTTGTGTTATTTACGACTGAAGTTGTTTTTGGTAAAACTCTATAATTCGTTCCAGTATTAGATGTTATTTCTTCAATAACTGAATAAGCTAATATTCCAGAATTATTAGTTATTGTAACTGTTACTTTGTTATCTTGTGAGAATATAGTATCTCCAGCTCTATATTGGTGATATTGTGGAAATTCAATTACTAATGAATTCCCTTGTGATTCCAAAGTTTCAAAAGTTATTGGTATTCCAATTAATAATGATACTTGAGCAGGTGTTGCATATGGTGGAGAATAGCCAATCATAGCTGCAAGATTTAATACACTTTCTTTTTGTATAGCTCTTGTTAAAAAGAATTCTTTATATGTAGATGTAGAATAATATAATAAATTTGCAGTTAATCCACTTAAAACATTTATCAGATAACTCATATAAGATAACTTATTGAAATCAATACCATCTAATTCTAAATATTCTTTTGCTAATGTAATTAACTCATTTCTAATCTTATCTCTTGAGCTATATATTGTTATAGTATTTTCTTCAAACACTTTATATTCTCCTGTTAGGCGACATTGGTTAGATAGAATCCAGAATTATGAAATAGGTTATTTGTATTTGTTTTTAATAGACCAAGTTTTTTGTGTAATTTTATTAACAGAGATGCTGTATCATTATTATGTATTTTTTTAGTATGTTGTAGAAATACCCAATATGATGTTACTTGCTGATCTAATTGGACTTTACTAACCGGAGATACATTAATTTTACATTTCCAATGTTTTAAACTCCCATACATTGATAATGTTATATTAGATATATGAAATAACGGTTGATCATTTACATCTCGATCTTTAAACATGAAATCTTGTTGAAATTCTATTATATCCCACTCAAATGGTTTTAACCCAAAGTTACTTGAAAATGAAATACTTGATATTTCAGAAGTTTCTAACACTAATCCTTTTTCAGATGCATTATATTCAGGTTGTATTTGTTCAACCGCATAAACTGGAAAATGTAATATCTTTTTCCATTTCATTCCAGATAAATCACCTACTCCTATTTTCTCATAAGTTCCAGCAGTTAATTTTTCATCATATATACTATTTTCCCAATCAATACTATAGTAGGTTAATGGATAACCTACATAGTAGTCTCCATATATACTATATAGTGTATGATAATAATCTCTTATATATGCATATGATATAGGGATATTTTCCATTTATAACACACCTTTAAATTCTCTTTTAGTATTACCATTTCTTAACCAATTTTTGAATTGATCTATGGTAATTCTATATGCTGATCTTATTCCACCTTTTCTTTCCCAATCTTTATCATAATTTTTTAAATAACCATTTATTGCATCTGGAAATGTAGAGTATCCAAGAGCTACTTTATGTTCATCAAACGAACCATCTTTTATATTTGCTTGATTTATTATGCATACAATATCACTATCATGATTTGGTCCAACATAAACGTCAACAGGATCACCGTCTTTTCCTTCAACTCCACCTTTTACATAACCATAATGTGAATGAAGTGTAGATTCCCAAGCATTACCATCGGGATCTACTCCCTTTCTCTTTGATCCTTTTGGATTCTCTATAGCTATGTTTATTCCTTTAAATGATATATGGCCCTTTTTATAATTACCATATTTCTTTTGTTTTTCAGATGGTTCAGACAAATCATTTTTTGGTGAAGTTGCTGCATCATTTGCTTTATCATCAATAAAGTCTTCAGATATAAACATATTCATTATTTCCTGTATTAAAATAAAATTATAATTTATTATTTTATACAATATAAGATATTTAAATATCTTATATTGTATAAAAATTTTTATTAATTATTATCTACTATAGTCAATTATAATATTAATAACTTCTGACATATCATAAAGACCTGCGTTTATTATTCTTAAATAATGGGTTAATATGTTTACCATCTCTTCATTATTTTCTCTTCTCCATTTTAAAAGTATTGAATACAAATTATATGCACGATCTCTGTATAGATCTACAGCTCTAATAAGTTCTTCTTTCGATCTTGCCTGTGTAATCATCGGTACATTTCTGGATGTAAGTTTAAAATCGAAAAATTTCTTATCAAGAGATCCTGATTTTGCATCATTTAGAATTTTATTATATGCCTTATCATCTAATAAGTAATACATTCTCCAATATATTGTAGTCTGTCTCCACTTAATATACCCACCTATAGTCGAACCATGAAATATTTTACGTTCAATATCATGTTTTATTTGACTTGTCATACTATCAACTCTTTTCATTAGAGATTGAGCATTAGAAAATAAGTCACCTATAGATTTAAATACATTTCCCATTTGCTTTGGACTTCTTAAGATTTCACCAGAAGCTCCTCTAAAAAAATCTTCATTTAACGTATCATTGGTGTAAGTCTCACTGATGTACATAATAATATCTCCTTTTAGTTAAGTATTAGTGTTTAAAATTTGTCCTTAATATATGTTAATTTTTAATTTGCATAACTTTATTTATAATTTCATTTAGATGATTTATTTCTGCTGGTTTTTGAACTATATGATCTATTATATGTTTATTTTTTTCATATTCATCGTATGTCATTCCCCATCCAGTAAACATTATTATTTTAACTTTGTCTCCAACTTTTTTTCTTATCTCTTTTGATAACTCTACCCCATTCATGTTAGGCATACCCATATCAGTCATTACGATATCATAATTTTTACTTTGAATATATTCTATAGCGTATTCGCTATCATTTACAACATCTCCTTCATATCCATATATTTCCATAAATTCTATAGCAAAATCTGTTATCATCTCATCGTCATCTACCCATAACATTTTTAATATTTTTTCATTACCCATTTTTTTTATTCTCTTTTTTTTAACTATTCCATTTTCCGATTCTGGTAGTTTTATCTCCATAGTTGTACCTTCTCCGGTTGAACTATCTTTTACTCTTATGTAACCACCATGTTCGTTTATTATATTATATGACCCACTTAACCCTAACCCTCTATTCATACCCAAACTTTTAGTAGAAAAGAATGGTTGAAATATCTTTAATATTAAATCTTCAGTTATTCCAGTTCCAGTATCAGTTATGTAAATATATACATGATCTTTTTTATTCTCTGTAGATATTACAATATATCCACCAGATGGCATTGCTTCCATACTATTTTTTAATACATTAAATAATACCGCTTTTAATTCACCACTGTTTCCAGATACATTTACATTTTTATTTGTATATTGTTTTTTTATTATTATTTCGTTTCCAGATCTGTGAGGCATGTTTTTAAATAATGGTTTTGATTCATCTATAACATCATCTATTAGAGAATTAATATCTATTATTTCACTTATATTATATTTATCATCTACTCTTCCAAATTTTTGCAATATTTTTATTCTATTTGATGTATTCTCTGCTGCTATTCTTGATCTTTCTAAATATTTTAAACATATTGGACGATGTTTATATGAACATTCTTCAGATTTTCTTTTTGCTAATTCTATATTTCCTAATATTATTTGTAGAGAATTATTAAAATCATGGGCAACTGATGAAGCCATTTCTCCAATTGCTCCCAATCTATGATTTTCAATAATTGTTCTTTCTGCGTTTTTTCTATTGGTTATATCTTCATGTGTTACTACAACATGTATAACTTCATCGAATTCATTTGTTATTGGAAATATACGTGTATGCAACCATCTTATTCGGCCTGGGAATCCAGATTTACTAGGATCCCATTTATAGTCTGGAATATCAATTGGTACTTTGTCTATATATGCTTTATTTACATATTTATCATGACCTATTTCTTTTACTTGTCTATCTGTTTTTATATTAAGTTTATTTAAAGTATATTTTTTATCTATCCCCCATAATCTCTCATATGCAGCATTTACTTTAACTTGTAATCCGTTTCGATCATATAATTCGTGAGATATTGGCGATTGTTCCAATATAGCTTTAAATTTATGCTCCATTTCAGATAAAGCTCTTTCATTCTCTATTTGTTTTGTTATATCTATATATGTTGCTATAGAGTGTAGTATATTATTATTATCATCTCTAACTGCATTTATATTTACTCCTACATATATTTTATCATTTGTTTTTGTTTTTATTACTAACCGTTCATTTTTTATAGATCCAGTTTCTAAATAATGAGTAAATATTTTTTTAACCTTTTCTATACAACATGAATGATACAATTTATATATATGCATTCCAACTATTTCTTTTCTACTATATCCAGTTTTAGATAACAATGTATCATTACACATTATAATAATACCATCATTATTTGAAGAAGTAGACATATCTGGTAAGTTATCATATAGTGATCTAAATTTTCTTCTGCTTTCTCTCATTATATCATTATAAGTTATTTCATTTGTTATATCTCTACAATAACATGTTACTATAGTATCTCCTTTTTTATTTTTTTCCACAATTGTTATATTACCAGCAATCCATCTGTATCCAAGAGTTTTATGTTTAAATCTAAACTGGACGCATGTATTTTTTTTCATATAATTTATAGTTGTTATAAAATCTGCTCTATCATCTTCATGTATTAACGAAAACGCCCAACTAAAACCATTATCGATAAATTCATCTTTTGTATAACCAAATAATTTTAAACATGTTGAGTTAATATAATTAAATTTATTATTATCAATATTTATTCTTAATATAACATCAATTGAATTATCTAATATTTCTTTTAATCTGTTTGTTACATATGTTATAGCTTCACAATTTCTTACATCACAATCTTTTTTACACTCAAAATCTTTTTTATGTAAATATCTACAATAATTTTTTGATTCTATATCTTCGATTATATCCATGATATTTATATATATTAAATTATATAATATTCCTTTTTTAATTTTCTTCTTTTGGGGGTTTTTATTATTATGAAAGAATCTACTTTGGATTTCACAATTTGGTTTTGTTATAATTATAATATCATTCGTTAATGGTAATATAACATTAAAATTAAAATATAATCATATATATTTGATATCTTCTAATCCATTGGAAGCGGTTACAATATATACTGATCATTGTATCGTTTACTATATTATTTTTCAAATCATATTCTTTTATTTATGTCATTATAAATATAAAAATATGGTTAATAATCGTGATAGTTGATTATATATATATATTAATAGATAACCATTAACCATTTAACAAAGGAGATGAATCATGCAAGCTATTTTGAAATTTGTTAAGTCGCTGGGACTGTCTGAAATCCGGCCCGAAGTTATTGGGCCAACTGAATATTTAGACGATTTTTTAAATCCGGTCGTCGGATACGGACATGATGCCGCAGGGCGCATGTTTGTAACCGTAGGGCCGGTTGTCGCCGTAAGTGAAAACGGCGATGTCGGCAACGAAACATACATCCGTATATTCCAGAGATATACGGATTCGGAGATGTTAGTGATTATAGCTAACTCTCCGTGGTGCGAAGGGCCGCTTGGTCCTATCGCATCAACTGAGACTCTAAATAAGATTAGAGATCTCATTCTCGATGGTAGAGAGATCGTCGAGAATGAAGGGACTCCATGGGAGAAAAGGTGGGGGAAAACAAGATTCCCCTGCCCCAATTGCGGGGCAGCCCGCAATAATATCTTCGATGGAGTGTGTGGAGACTGTTACGATGAGTAACTAACAGTCTCCACACAAAAAAATATTAATCGGCATCCCGCCATAATCGATCACGAAACGTGCCGATTAATATTTTTTGTAAATTATTGTATAGTAGTAAGTAACTGTTCGTTTATAGTTACTGATCTTGTTTTTTTCTTTCCTTTATATGATATCTCAAAATTTATCTTGAATCCCTTCTTGTTATTAAAGAATACAATATCATATTCTATATCAACATCGTTATACATATATGCAGATAATGCAACAGATATCTCCTGTTCTAATTGAGATTTAGTGGCAATATCTGCTGGTTCAAAAATATATCTATATAAATTAGTTCCGACATTCGGGTCCATGAAGTAAGTTTCTTTTGATATAAGAAATAGATTGGTTATACTTTTTATTATTACATCAATATCATATAGCTTTCTAAAATCACCAGAGAAATCAATTATAGAATCTACATCTTTAATTGTTGTTCTTTGTCCTGGTATTGTTCTTATAAATTCTTCTACGCCCGATGCTATTGCCATAATATTAAGTCTCCATTTTTTCGTTTAAAGTTTGTCCGCTTAAATATATACATAAAATACTACACAATAGTATATCAACTATTGTGTAGCATCTTATTTAAATCTTAGCTTTTTATTTTTATGTGAAGATTTTGTACTTTTTTCTTCTAATTTTTTCCTTTTCTCATCTTCAAGTTTTATCTTCCACTTTAATGAACTAATGAAAAAATTATATGGCATCATCATGATGGATTCCCACGGTTGACCCGTTAGTTCCATCATTGAATTTATATTTTCTTCGTATGATTTCTTAAACGATTCAACTATTTTATATTTGGTTAACCATACGAAGAAATTGGTAAAAGAGATCTAACCCGAATGAATTTTCCTTTCCACAAGCTGAACAGTTTTTATTAAATGATAATTCAATACCATATTTAGTAAAATTTTCATAAATTGCTTTATTTAATTCTATTTTATCCATAGGTGGTAGAGATTGATAACCATACAGAATATCATCTATACGATCAACCACTTGAATTGGTTTATTTTGTTTTGGGCTATATACTTCAAATCTATCAATAAATATAGCATCATTTAGTAATTCAAGTTGACTCCCTTTTGCATATGGAACATTATCAATTGCATCTTCTTCATCAAAAATAGTTGGTTGTTTAATGAATGCATGTATTTTGGATATTGGAAGTTTAATTTCTACAACTTTTGTTAATATTGTTTCTTCCTTATTTTCTTCTTCCACTTCGTCAGATGCATCTTTTTGTTCTTGATCTTCCTTGATATTTTTATCAATTTCATCAAGACGTTTCTTCTTTTTCATTTGTTGTTCAAACATATCATCATCTGGCTGAGATATGTCTTTTTGTTTATCGATACTTGCCATAGCTTCTTTTTTAATTCTTCTTTTTATTTCTTCCTCTATTTCTGCATCTGGTTCTGCATCATTAGCTACTTTTTTAATTCTTCTTTTTATTTCTTCTTCTATTTCTGCATCTGGTTCTGCATCATTAGCTACTTTTGCAAGTTTATATGATTCAATTACTGCATCTGATAATGGATATGCATTCATTTTAAATGCATTTGAAAGAATTAATTTTATTGAATCTACATTCCCACATTTAACACATGTTACATTATAATCTACTTTGTCTCCGAATGATGATTGATAGATACCGTATATAAGCGCTTCTCTATCTTTTAATGTTACATTCTTTTTAAAATCATCATATGTTTTAATATGATCTGGTTTTTCACTGGTTGCTTCCCAAATCATTTTGTTTATCAATTTTGCAGAAGCAACTTCAGTTGATAAACTTGTTCTTAATTTTCCTGTTTCGCTTACAGTCATAGAACGAACATTGAATTGGTTTCCAGTGTGAGGACATATAACGGTGTACTCTGGATACTTAATATTAAAACCTTTAAATACAGACATACTCTCTCCTATTATTCTATATTATTAAAATTGCCCCAAAAATCATTTTAGAGTTTGTCCGAATTACAATATCAATATAAAAATCAAATTCATCATATATATTAAATTGTATAAACCATTAATTATTTATATAGGAGATTTATTATGGATAGAGAGAAATTGGTTGAAGTACTTAATGAAATTAAGAATCTGTATGGAAACGAATTTATCCTGTTTGGCTCAGGTGCGCTTGTGATGATCCGATTATTAGATGAATGTAATGATATTGATATTATTTTTAATGATTATAATAAGAATGAAATAACAATAAAAGATGAAATCATAGATATGAATGATCGAGTTAAAATATTAAATTATTCATATGATGATTTGATTCATCTTAATATGACAATTGTTGTAGATGGAATAAGATGTTTTGATGCATATTCGTCTATAACGTTTTTACAGTTTAAAAACGAAGAAAAAGATATCGACAAATTGGAAACAATTTGTCGATTATGTACAGAGTATTAATTAAACCAGAAAATCGCAGTCACATTAATAAATGTGACTGCGATAGAGATAGGGAAGGATACTGAGGCTTAGAATAAACGACATACGACAAGTTGGATTAAATTTTGTTTTTATTTAAAAAATAGAGATTAATTACTGACCCCCACCTTGACCGGAACCAGATTCATCTCTATAAGCCTCCACAGTTGCAAGATCACTATGAACTTGTTGATCAGACAAGTCTTGACATTTTGTTCTTACCCAATCTTCATGCCACACATAGTCAACATTGAAATCAATATCCATTTCGAGTTTATCATATGTGGTGAGATCTGCTCCATAGAGATCAGCGGGATCTTTGAGTGGATAAAGACCTGTTAAACAAGCGTAATATTCGACAAGCTTACCATCTGGTTTGGTTGTCCAGTAATACATGGTAGCAGAATAATTACTTCTTGTATATTCGCCTTCTCCACCAACTAAGTTCGAAACACCAGCCCGATAATCACGAATCATTCTGAACCACCCATGAATAATTGCATATAGTGGGAGTGTAGAAAATTCTAAGAATTTCAAAGTAACTGTGTTGTCATAATCAGCATTTGTCGGAACTGCCCACTTGACACCACCAAGTCCTTGAAATTCTGCCCGATTCATTGTGCCACCCGGCATTGTTACGGCAAGACATGTTGCATGAAGAGCTTGCGTGATTTCACTTTGACTTAATTGATGATTTCCACCAGCCAAAGTTATATTTTCAGATAACTTTGACGGAAGACCAGCAAAGTGAACAAACATATAACCGTTTACATATGGATCAACTGCATCACCACCGGATGCACCCCATCTTCGTGAAAATCGGTTATTGTTAATGGGTGCAAAACTATTTGCAGACATAAGTTTTCTCCTTGTAATATATATGGTTTCCATTTCTGATTTACAGTATGTCCTTTCATACCTAATAAAATGGAAAAATTAAAATAGTTTATATCTAATTTGAAATAGATTGGGCTATAATGACTAATTAAAGGCTGGACCTATGAAAAGATCCAGCCTATGGAGAGAGATCAAAAAATGAGGGGCAATTATTATGATCTCAAAGATGCTTTACTTAATGAAGTAGTTGAGATGAATTTGCTCAACAACTTTCGTAGGTTCAAGAGTTATATTTACATGAATTCGTTTTGCTTTGATTTCATATTCATTAGCACCGACATCTACAGAGAAACTATATAGTCCTCGTTTATTCTGAATGACTTTCAGAAATTTAGTAACGTCTTCTGAAATAGCATCCCATGTTACAGAGTCATTGAGTTCAAAAATGTAGAATTTACAATACTGAGAAAGTGCTTTTTGAATATAAAGTAAGAGACGAACAACATTAATATCTTGAAGTGCTGTTGGTCGTTTTTGGGTTGTAAGTTGTGAGAATACAGTTAATCCAACATTGAATTTTACAATTGGATTGATCTGTTTGAGATAGAGTGTATCGCGTTGGGTTTGATTCGGACTATACCGGAGTTCTTTGATATTAGCAATTGTTGCTCTGTTAAATCCAGCAGGAGCATCCCAAATTTGACCAATATTATCGGTAAATGGAACAATAGCAGCCATATGATAAACTGGAGTTAACCATAAGTCTTTTCCAGTAAATGCATCATACACTTTTGAATATGGTTCATACAATGCCATATACTTGGTATTAAATGTATGATTATTATCACGATTATTTACTGCTCTATCAGTAGAGACAGTATCGCCATTATCAATAAATGCGATACAATCTTTTCGTGATTGAACGAGTGTATAAATTCCACTTGTCTTAACACTTGTTGGATAACCACCATCAAACACAACTGTAAAATGCTGATTATCTGTATCTAATACTTCATCAACATATAATGTGCTACTCTGATCATCCACCGATTTCTTTTCGAGAGTACCATTATATGCTTTAGTAAGTATTTGAGTCGCTACTGTGGAATTGATAACATTGTCGGTATCAAATAGTGTTCCACTTGTTCCATTTGTTAAAGCAACTGCTGATGTAAATGGTTGTGAAAAATCAGCATCATTTTCAATTGCAGTGAGACATTTAGTAGAATCAGCGATACATTTGATATATCTACTGTATCTATTTAATACATCTTCGATCCATAAAGATTCACCAGATGTGTCAACGGCATTAAGATTAAATGATACATCGAAAGATGAAATTATTTCATATTGATCTGCTCCAGATTCATCTTTCTCAGTTTGTTTCTTATATATATCCAGAACATATACGAAATCATTAGATCCAACATATTGGGCATCAGATAGTTGAGGGTTAGCATGTTTTGTAATTGAAATTTTGAAATTATTGTAATATTCCCCTCTTCCTACGCCATAGAATATAACAACATTCTCATTTGTTTCTAAAGAAGTGTCCATTTCATTTGTAGTATTTTGTGCAGATAGTGATGTAGTTGCAATATCCGATGTTGTATCTGCACCAACACTTGCAGTTGGTTCTGCTGTTATTACAAGATTGGAAAATGCAGCGTCAGAAGGAAGACATCGTATAATTTTCAGAGAATCACTTTCTCTGAAAAATGCACTTGCCACATATGGTCCTTGTCCAAACACCTTAGTTGCATAGTTGATATTCGGTTCACCAAAATCGATATAAAAATCTCTGCTGTTTGTGTCTATTAATTTATTATCTTCTCCTTGTTCGCATATGATCGGAATAAACCCGACTGTAGAAGGGTACGTTTGAACATAGTCGCTCAAATCAATTATTTTAGAATATACTCCAGGTGACGGATGTTGGGCCATTTGTCAAACCTCCATAAAGTTTATCATGTGTAATATTATTAAAATATGATGGATAAATTTATTAGTAAAATAATTTATAGTTTGTCCTAAACTTATAGAATTATATAATATACTATTATATCAAGTATTTACAATAACTTAGAAGATTTATTTTCAATTTTTTAAAATTTAGAAAGGAAATTATTATGGATAAAGAGTATAGAGATTATCATGTACATGGTTATGATCATTCGAAATTAACTTCTTATATAAAATATATAAGTTCATTTTCTAAGACTCAAAACTGTGAATCTATATTATGTATATCAAATCATGATAACATGATTATATATGATAAAAGTTATCTAAAAATAAATATAATAAATTATGCAAAAAGATTAGGAGTTAAATTAATTAAAGGTATAACTATTATTGTTAAAGATGATGATCATACAATTGAATTACTTGTATTGTCTCCAAAAGATAATAAATCATTAAAGTTTATAAATAATATTATAAGTGAACAGTTTGAAAGAATAATACAAATATTGTATGGATTACATGATTATGATATATATCTTGATCCAGTTGATTTAATACAACATGTCAATGGGGTTAATGATAAGTGTATACATATACTTACCGATAAAGATATAATAGAAGTTATATATGAAAAATATATAAATATGTTTAATGATGAAATCGAAATAGTATCTTTATTCAGTAGTATGGGTTTGGATAGAATTTATCCAGATATTGAAACTGCATTATATGCATTAAAAGATTGTAAAGTTTTTATAATTGATCCATTCAATTATATAGATACAACATTTAAATATATATATGATATTTATGGTTTGGTTTTAGATATTGAAAATAATGATTGTAGTGAATTTTTAAAGCAAAATAATATGTTGAGAGTAGTTCATGGTTCCAATACAATTTTGTAATTGACTATATATATTAATTATTAAATAATTGGCTGTAAGCTGGATGGGACTTTTTTGTTTGAAAAATCCATAATAGCTTACAGCCAAATTAAAATAAATTAATCAAGCTTATGACATTTAATGCATTCTATTTTTTTCTCACGATGTTTTGTATGAAGTGTAGTTTTCCAATTTTCGAATTTGAATTTAGCTTCGTCTTTATCGCTATGACACGTCATACATGAATTAAATGCATTATCTTTAGATGGTGTTGGTTGTGGAGGCGGAGGTGGCGGAGGGGGTGGATCTGTATCATCTCCATTAGGATCTTCGCCTTCATACCCACCAGTTTCCCAAAATGCAGTTTGATCAATTTCTATTTCTTGTGGAAAATAGTAATATCTACCATCCATTTCAAAGAAGAAACCTTTTTCAATTCTGATATATTCACCGCCCGTTAATGCTATACAAACGTTGTATGTTAATAATAAAATTAATGCTAATGTTGAAAATAATAATACTCTTTTCATTTTCTCTCTTTCTTTTTTTGTTTAAATTATTACATACCCATCATCGTCTATTTTACCATTATCAACTAATCCTTTTAATGATTTAGTATTATAATTGTAAGATTTATGGAAATGTGGTCTATCTTTAAATTGTGCGAAATCACCTCCCCATTTAAAATCAAAAAGTTTACCAATTCTACCTATTTTATCCCAATTTTCATTTTCCCAAAGTGCATCATTGTCTTTTATTTCTACAACATCAAATGCAAGACCATAATTATGATAACTGTTTCCACCGGATAAATAGGTGATTATATCTCCAGGTCGTGTTCGACCATAACTGTATAGAATATCTTGTTCTTGAATAGATCTGAATCCAGAAGTTATTCTTAATTTTATATCGTGCTCTCTATCCATATTTACTATAAATAACTTTACATCATTTTTTATTTTTGGATGCAATTTATTTATTTTTTCTTCTGTCATTTTATCCCATATTTCAGTTATATTTTTCTTAATGTTTATTTGATTTACTTTATGCAATAAGAGATTATTAGTTATATCTCCAACTATACCATCTATAGTTAAATGATTTTCTTTTTGAAATAATTTAACTGTTTCTTCGGTACGAGGTCCAAATATACCATCAATAACTATATCATATCCTAATCTCTTAAGATTTAATTGGAGCATAGTTACTTCTTCTCCAGTTGATCCAAATTGACTTGACTTCATAAATTCTCCTTATTAATAGCATATTTTATGTGCTATATGTTTAGTAGAACATTTTCCAGTATGACCATTTTTATAATGACAATCTTTACATAAAATAATTCCATTATCTGGATCTAATGATAGATGGGGGTGTGTTTTAATTGGTTTTTCGTGATGACAATGTAGATCAGTTGTTTCTCCACATATTTCACAACTATTATATCTATCTTCTTCTATTTGTCTTTTAAATACTTCTTTTCGCCATATATAAAGTTCGTTATCTGTATATGGAATATCAGATAAAATCATTGAATCTGATCTTAATCCAAATACTGAGCAAGATTGTTTACATTCATCTGAACAATAAAAATTATTTTCTGACATTAATCCAGTTTTTTCTGATAACCCTTCTATGGTTCCAATTCGTTCACTTAAAGCGTGTTTATTTGGAACAAACCATTTTTTACATTGTTTACATCTTACTTGTATTCCACAATGTCCTTTATATTTATTATTATTTCTTATTTTTTCTACTTTACAAAATAATGGATATTTTTCTTTATAATAATCAACTGTTTTTACATTACCACATCTTGGTGAACAGTATCTATTGTATCCATCTGTTATACTTTTAAGTTTTGTTGGTCTATTACAAATAATACAATATCCTTCATCTTGTTTTCTTAAATATCTTTCATAATATTTTATTGCATTTAAATTTTCATTATTTTGTTTGCAGAATCGTAAGTGTGCTATTATTGATTTTAAATTTCTAAGTTCTTTTTCGCATAGTTTACAATTAATTGGATCAATCTTTGTTGTACAATGTTGTGTGTTTTTTGATTTAAATCCTTTTAATCTCCCTTCAGTTCCACATTTTTTCCCACAAAAAGATGCATATCCTATTTGTAATCCTCTAAACTTAGTCTTATTTATTTTACAATTTAAACATATACCTTCATCTTTAGATTTTCTTAAATATTTATCATAATATTGTTGTGTATTTATATGATCAATATTTTTTACACACGCCCTTAAATGTTTGGATATACCAATTATTTTATTGAAGTGCTTACCACATAATTGACAAGTTTTTTCATCTTTAGTAAATACTCTTAATTCAATTTTACCTTTATATGCTTCTGCAAACATCTTTTTAGATTTTGTTAATCCATAATATTCCACACCATGATTATCCATACTCCAACATTCACTACTACAATATGGTGTATAACCTACAATAATACTTTTAAATCGTGTTTTTTCTTTTTTACAATATTTACATAAATCACCACCATCTTCTTTTAGATATTTATCATAATACTCTTTTACAGATATATCTTTATGGGTAATTAGGTGATAACTTAAAGAAATTAAACGTTCAAATTTTTTGTTGCAGATTTGACAAATTATCATAGTAACATTCTCCTATTTTGATTTATTATATAAGAATATGTCCTATGATAATTTATTCAAATAAAATAACTACAGTTGTATTATGATAATCTTATATTAGAAGTAAATATTCCAGGTTATAATGAGGCTGCGGCTGGAGTCTTTACGCACGCTAGAAAAACATACTCTTGCAAATAAACTCATATCATCTTGACTAAATCCATATGCAAGACTATTACTTGGTGATACGAAGAGTCCTGCCTCAGATAGATCTAAATAATCCCCAACGTCATTACCTCCATTATATTCAGTAACACCGATAGTAGTAACAATTTTTACAAGAAGAAATTTGTCACATCCATATGTATTTGTATCAATTGGATCTACAGCAGTACATGTTTGATCGATTGTCGAATTATTAATATCTGGATCAGCTACGAATTGGGGATAATTCGCATCGAATGCTCTAAATTGTCTAACTCCACCATTACAATTAACAGATACATAATTAGAACCAGCACCAACATCTACTTGAGTATCCAACCATACATCTGATAGATCTGGTGATGTTGGTGTAAGTGGATCTCCAACTACAGCACCACCTGTTCCAAGACCTAACCAACTGATATATCTATCTTTCCACGATCTATTTCCAATATCTTTATTTATAGCCCTTTGAGCAAGCCAACTTCTTCCTCGATATATAATTAAGTTATTTGATTTTGTTACAAGATATAATTTATTATCTCCAACTTTTTTTTCATGAATTGTAACTCTATTTAATCGTGGTTGCATATTTACTTTATCGCCAAGAGATTTTCTCTGATAATCTTTTATTGTTATCGGAATAACGCCCATTTAAAATACCCCCTCTTCTATTAACTCAGACTATAATTAAACAACTTCTTCTATTTCGAAATTATCATGTAACTGTATTGAGTCCAATGGTCCATTTGTTATATATTCATTAAATCCAACACTAAGTACGGGTGCATCACAATTATCTGTAACTAATGCATCATCAAAAGCATATGTACCTTTATCAAAAAATGTTAAAGTAAGTGCCGTATATAAAAGATCTTCAGCTATTGCTGAATCGTCCACAGGATCATCGAATATTAACATACCAGAGAAATCTTTAATTCTAACTCTATATGGTTTAAAGAAATTTAATACTTCTTTTAAAGATGCTCTTAATGGATAACCGAGAAGCTTATAAGTTATTGGGTTTGTTAATATACTTAAGTTTTCCATTAAATGGTATTCTATATTTAATAGCATTCGTTCCAATACAGTTTCTCGTGAATCTATAAGTATTTTTGAATCTATAAGATCTTTGAAACTGGAATTTATATTTTCAAGATATGTACCTGGATCTGACAATAATGTTATTATAAAATTTACATTTGGATCAGTTGATCCAGTAAATTTTGATCTTCTTTCTTCGTAGAAATAATCTCTTTGTGTTTTAGATGTTGGTCTTCCAGATAAATTATTATACTCATCTATTATTAAACTATATTCGACATCAACTATGTTATCATAAGATGCTGTACTATCTAATGGTGCATAATCACCATTATAAAATACAAAATTTTCATCACTTGAAGAAGCATCCGAGTTGAATAGATATGCAAATGCTAAAAATATTTCTAATATAGAGTAATCATTTGTAAATCCGGTAAGACCAATTTGTCTATCTAAAGTTCCTTCCGATAACCAATAATAATATGCCTCTTGACATTCTCTTGCGATTATTGCTAATGATGCTGTTAAAGTTGGGTTAGTGGTATCATCTAATGATTGTAGAGATATATATGGTGTTATTGAAGGTAGAGATATTATATTGTTTTCGTATGCTGTATCTAATTCAGTTTCTGATAATTGCCATAATGGATCATTTGATACAAATGATGAATATGGTATATCAATTGTACTTGCTGCTGAATTTCTTGGATAAATAGGTTTAGATCTTGCTACAAATAAACCCAATGCATTTCGATGTATCCACCACTCATTAAGAACTATACTCGAAACACCAAAATATGTTTGCAACGATGTAACTATAGATTCTGGTGTTCCTTTTTTATGATATAAATCAACACAATCTAATATGAATTGTGCTTTTCTATTATTATTTTGATCTATATCATATAATATTTTTTCTGGATAAGGGAAACCAAAACTTCTTATAAGTTCATTCAATTCTTCAGATGATAAATTATATGGATCTGTACATCCACTACCTTGAGTTACCAGTGCTCTATTTGAAGCATACCAATCTATTAAAAACTTTCTTAATCGTTTATGATCATTCGACATAAACGCGGGTTGATCTATTATTGCTTTAAAAAAATCTGTAACTTTATCTTTTTCAGCCAAACATACTTGTTTAAAATTACTGTCTATATTTGAGTAAGTTCCAGATCCATCTTTTAATAGATTTAATATGTTTAGAAATAGATCTATCCTCTCATGATCAGCCATTAATAAACACCCCCTCCGCCATCTAACCATTCCAAATCATCACCAATTGGTTCTATATTAATTTCAGATGGTAATATTCCAGTATCGTCAACATTAACTCTTGTCAAATATTTTATAACTGCTATATCATTTTCGCTTATAGATAGATCTGACCAAGTTATTGTATTTTGATTTTCTATATTGAAGTCTGAATCATTGATTAAATTACCATTTATAAATAGATCTAATTCATTTTGATATACTTCGTTTTCTAATTGTATCTCACTATCAGTTATCATTTCATCAGTTACGGTTACAATAGTAGATATTGGTCTTAATTCAAGAACACCAGTATCTATTATTGTTTCCCATACTGATATTATTTTATGTGCTTCATTTATTACATATAATTCAAATAGATTTTCTAAATTATTTTCATTAGAACTAATTATTGTCTCTGCATTTAAATACGTATAGTTATTATTTAAAACAAGATCTAAATATATATAAATAAGTTTGGATAGTTTTGTTGATAACAATGTATATGTTATTTCAGATATATCACATGTAGAATCAGTTCTATATTCATATAATTTATCTAATAACAATAAATCATCATCTGATATATTGAATATATTGTATAATATTAAATTATCTGTATAATCTTGTTCACTCGCACATATATAGCATTTTATTAATGATGATGATAATAATAATCGATCTCTTATATTTTTTTGGAAAGTGCTTGCTTCCACATTCTTAAACATATATTCATAATCATCATAATTAAATGTTGTAGAGAATAACATTTCTATAAATGATCCACTTACTATTTCACTATCGTCTTCTACTTCAGGCATATTTATAATGGTTGCAGCGAATTCTGAATTAGTTTTCCAATAAGAATTGAAGAAGTGATTTAATTCAGAGCAATAAATTTTATGAGACATTTTTATAATCCCTTCAGATTAATCTGGAATCAACACGTTTAAATGTTAACCATCTATTAGTTATATCCATACATATTAAACCATTTCTATTTAAAGAATAAGGTACTACGTATACCGATTTATTATTCATTACAGATAAATCTAAATTTATTCTCGATGATGATTTTTTATTTATATCATATTTGTCTTCAAATTTTCTTAGTTCAGATAATAATAATTCTTTACCATCAGATATATTTATTTTATTTTTTAATACAAAGTGTATATGGTATCCTCTTCCAGTACAATAAACTTTATTAAATAAAACATTATGAATTGATGAAGATGATAATATATCTCCAATTGCTTCTTTAAGACTGTTTTCGTTTATATTACTTTTTGGAGGATCTATATCTATTATTAATCTATCAGTTCTATTACTTTGTTCAACTGCTATAGATATAGTTCTACCTGTCATTACTAAATCAAAATTGTTTTTATTGAGTGTAAATGGTTTACCATCTATCTTTCTTCTTATTATATATTTATTCATTTCTGGAATTATAAATAGCATCACATATTTATTATTTATATATTCTATTATTTTATTTTTATTTCTTTGATAATGATTCCATATCTTTAATTCAGTTAAACCACTTTTATAATATTCATTTCTTATAATTTTTGTATTTGGATGTTCGGGATATGGCATTAATCAATATTCTCCCGTTGCTTATGTTGTTGTTTATTATATATTTTTTGAAATTGTTTATTTTTTCCTTCTGGTCTTGCTGCATCTTTTATACCAGATGTGAACTCTGGAGATATCATTCCTTTATTTATTGTAGCACTTACATCTTGTCTTCTGCTTTTTACATAAAAATCATCATTACTTGTTGCTCTCATTTTATCTGGTAACATTGAACCATACATATAACTTATATGATCATGATCATTTTTCAGAGCTTTCTTAATTTGATTTTCTTCTGGATTATATTTATATGGTAAAGCTGTATATCTAATAAGATCATGTTGCTTACTTTGATCTACAACTTCTAATTTTTCAGTTATATATTGTTCTGATACAAACTTCATTGTTATTTTTCCTTATATTTGATATAATATAACTATTTTTAATCCTAAAAAATAGGGAGTTGAGCAATAAAGCCCAACTCCCTATGTTGAAAGGAGATTAATGCAGAGATATGTTATTTCGGGATAATGGATCTGAATCTATAAATTAATAAGAAGCAGCTCTCGCTTTCCATTTATTAATTTCTTTATCCAATGAAGCACGACATTTATCTGGATTTTTAGCTTTTGAACATGCTGACTTTTGGGAATTGAGTACGCCGATTGCTTTGCCAGACGCAGATTTCTTACATTTCTTAAGTTCATCACCAGATAAGCCACCGCATTGTTTGTTTTTGTATTTTTTATACGCCATTCCTCCAGCAGTTGCTAAAGCAGCAACACTAACAACACCAGCAGCAATTTTAGATTTTACTCCCATTGGTTTTTTATAGAGATTCCTGGCAACTGCTTTAAATCCTTTTTCTCCTTGTTTTTTTGCTGCTTTGCTTGCTGCTCGTTGTGATTTTGCAGCTTTTTTGGCAAGTCTTTCTTGTTTATTTTTATTGATCATATATTTTACATTAGCACCAATTCTCGTTTTGCCAAGTTTTTTCTTCATATCACTTAGTTTAGTGTTACCAGCTTCTTTTGCAGAAGTATACGCATGAGCCATTCGTTTTTTAATAGATACTTTTTTATCTTTTTCCTTTTTTTCCGTGATTAAAGTATCAATTTCTAAAAATAGAGTACCAGCAAGAGGCTCGTTATTATTTTCAGCATATTTATTGTAACTTGAAATAATATGGGCGATTTCGTTTATATCACCCATTAAATATTCTATTCCAGCATGTTCAAGACAATAGGATGCTTCATCAACAATAACTCGTTTTACATCTTCGTCATAGATATCATATCTTTCAAAGATTTCATTAATATAACTTGCAAGAATATTATCTTTTTTATCATATTCTTTATTTGCATTTCCTATAATCTCTTCATATAATCCTGTAGTCGTTACGTAATCATCATCTTCATCTAATGGTTCAAGTTCTCCGTTATTATGTAAATACATGGTAAGCGCTGTTTCGTAAGTTACCATGCTTACAGGAAATTTATTTTCCATTGAACCATCGATTAATGTATCTTCGAGAATGGATAAAATCGGAGAAATTGTTTCATCCATATAAAATCTAACTTGATCTTCTTCGAATACTGTATTTTCAACTAATTGTAAATGTCTGATTTTTTCATCTGCTTCGATGTTTTCAGTAGAGTAGATAATATCTCGAATAGATTCATACATTGCATTTTCTATCAATTCATCGATATCCGCGAATATTTCTGAATCTTCAGTGAAAGCATGATCATGAACGATGAAAGCATCAGTATTTTCTGTATAAACACGCCTCTCGCCCTCAGATTCAAGTATTTGATTAATAAGCTCGAATGACATAATTAATATCCTCCAAAGTGTTTAAATATGAGTTGATATATCCATGTAATATAAAAATTTATAGTTTGTCCTACAACAAGTACCTTATCATTGTTTTATAAAATCAAATGTTGATTTTAAAAATACGGTTACAAACGAAGATTCTTTTGAATTTTCAGATTCAGGTTTTCTTATTTCTGAACTTAATTTTTTTAATTTATTATTTTTTAGATGATTTACAACTTTGTTTTTGTTTATATCTAATTCTTCACTTAATTCATTGAATAATTCATCGTCTTTATTATTTAAAGGTTTCATAAATCTATATAATTTTTTTATAAGTTTGAATAAAGGATATAATAATATTGATAATATAATAGTTAGACCCAATAAATTGGTATAAAATATTATATAAAATAGTATTATTGATAAAAATAATATAAACACGATAGAATAAACTACTTTTTCAGTTATAGATAAATTATTAATTATTTCCATAAATCTATTATTTATTTCATTAACTGCATTTTCAAGCTTATTTATATTTACATATTTTATTACTGTTTTTGCAGTTTTATATGCAATCTGCTTTACTTTAATATAGAATTCTTTTATATTAACACCGACTCTTTTACCCATATCAAATATAGATTGAATAAAATTTTTAAATTCATTCATTGATGAAGATGATTCAATATAAATATCGTTAAATATTAAATCATCAAGAAAAGATTCAGCAATATACTCTTGTGATATATAAGTCATACGATATTCTCCATTTAATTTAAGATTTGTCCTGAATTTAGCAATTCATTATATATATTAAATAGTAACTATAAGAATCATTTGATGATTTTATAGTTACATGTGGTGCGTTATTGCTATTGCAACAGTCGCGATGCGACGACAGTAGAATCCATTTAGTGGATTACTGTTATGGGAATTAACCCATTGTTATATAGTGATAACGCACCATTAATTTTTTCAAATTTAAATTTTTATGAATAGGACAAATTCGTAGAAATTAAAAAATACGTTTTTTTGGGTAGACTTTAAAATCATTACAGTATTAAGATAGCTCAGTCGATAGAGCTTCTGCCTTTTAAGCAGAAAGTCATCGGTTCAATTCCGATTCTTTTATATACCATGATTTTAAGATTACTACCCATTCCATTTTCGGAACAGACTTAAAAATCATTACAGTGAAAACGAAACATGAAAATCGTTGATATGGTTTTATATCATATTACATTACCAAAATGATTTTTTAATTACTGTTCCTTTCTTTTTTGGGTGAACTTTGAAATAATTACAGAATATAGCTCAGTTGGGAAGAGCATTGGCCTGAAACGCCGAGAGTCATGGGTTCAACTCCCATTATTCATAAAAATATTATTTCATATTTACACCCAATCCATCTTTGATGGAGACTGAAATATCATTACAGTAGTATTGTGGGTTCGACTCCCACTATTCCGCCCAAACTGGAATATAGCCCAAATGGATGAGGCGACTGACTTGAAATCAGTTACATAAACCATGATATTTCGATTACTCCATCAATCTTTTTCGGGGGAGAGCAAAATCATAAAAAAATGAATTGTTCTCTACTTCCTACGGGAAGACTCATGATTCATTACAGAAAATGAAAAAGAGGGTTGGTCCCTCAACGCCATGTAAAGGTGCTTAATCGGTTCGATTCCGATCTCCCCCGCCAAATTTCCAAGCCTGTTAAAACGATTCATTAAAGACTGGCTAATGAAATCGTGTTGGGCTTAGTTCCTGCCAGCACCGTAGCTGATGGAACAATTATGTTCCAGTTGATGCTATAATCGGTGGTGACTTCGGGCGGTTGAATAGTAACCGCCCATTTCCCTATAAATTTTTTTACACTTTTATGGAGAATTCTATGAGCAAATATGAAGAAATTGATTTGAGTAAATTAAAATTAAAAGAGACTGAAGATATAAAATATAAAATGGATTATGTAGATTCAGCATTGAATACATATAGAGATCAGTCAATGTATCAATTCATGAAAGGATTACCACAATTATTAAAATCTAAAAATTTATTAGATTTGATACATTTTATAAAGAATGCTAAAACGTTCAGAAAACAAATAATACTGATGATTGGTGGACATGTAATAAAATCTGGTTGTAGTAGACTATTGTGTCAGTTAGTTAAAGATGGATATGTAACACATATTGCATCAACTACATCTGCTGTCATTCATGATTATGAACTATCAGTTTATGGTAGAACATCAGAATGTGTTGATGATAATATATGCGATGGTACATTTGGAATGAACAGACAAACATCAGAGTTTTTAAATACATCAGCATCTATAGCTAAAGTAACTGATACTGGTTATGGGGAAAGTGTTGGTGATTTACTTAATCAACGTAGATTAAAATTTGATAGTCTTGTACGTGAATGTTATAGGCGTGATGTACCATATACTATACATGTCGCTATTGGTACAGATATTGTTCATCAGTATCCAAAATGTGATGGATCTGCAATTGGTGATGCAAGTATGAGAGATTTTAGAATATTTGTAAATTCTGTATCAAAATTACATGACGGTGGAGTATTAATTAATTTCGGAAGTGCTGTAATATTGCCAGAAGTTTTTCTAAAAGCAGTATCCATATCAAGAAATATAGGGGAATTAAGTAATTTTACAGTTGCAAATTTCGATATGATCGAACATTATCGTCAAATAAAAAATGTTGTAGAAAGACCAGTTGCTAATGGTAATGGAAGAGGGTATTCTTTTATTGGACACCATGAAATAATGATTCCATTATTAGTAGCTGGAATATATAATTCTTAAATTTATTTTACATATTTTGTGGCAGGGTTGAAAAAAATAACAACTATGATTTAGTATTTACTCAGATTTAATTTGAGACTTTTAAATCATTACAGTTAAAGGTAACTCGTCAGATTCATATTCTGGAGATTGAAGGTTCAAATCCTTCCCCTGCCACCAATTTAACCACATTATACTTATAGGAGTGTTATTATGAATGAGATTGTACTGCGTGAACAAACAGTTCCGGCAACACCACAACGAATTGCATTCCAACGCAGACTTGATCAGTTGAAAGAGAGAACTGATATGGCTGATCTACAGATCAAGGTTAACTCTTTGATGAATCTTATCGCCGTGTCTACCGGGAGAGCAACCCATTATCTTGATAAAGAAGATATGGAAGCTCAAATTATGAGAGTGCATAAAGACGTATTCGCCATGGATCGAGGTGTTTATGCTATGCTTCATTTGATGGGTGGATGCACTGATTTTGCAATTCAGAAAATGATCTTTGTATGTTTGTCTAATAATTGGACAGCATTCCCCGAATCAATTCTGGATCAAAAGACAGAAACTAAAATTATTGATCGTGCAACCATGTCTATTCAGAATACGGCAAGAATTTTTCGATTCATGGTCAATGATTTAAAAGGAAGAAGAATCAATAACGCAAGAACGCATTCGTATATGTTGAGATGGTTACTGAATCAAAAAGGTATTGATTTTCTATCTGTGAAATATCGAAAAAAAATGAGTGAAGTAATAACTCATGGTGTTGGATCATCGATGGCAAATGCGCTTCGTGGTATACTCAATAAAGATGATTTCAGAACACTTGAGCAAAAAGAAAAAGAAATTCTGAAATCTGCTATTGGCAGGCATGTTGCTAATGGTATAGATAGACCGAAATTATATGAATCGATTTCTTTCTCATTGGGTAATGATCGGAGAAAGTTACCGATTCATAAAAAATTCCATGATGCGAAAGACGATATCGCTGCCGGAAAAGGTTTACCTAAAACCACTCTTGAAGGTATATGGGCAACATATCATCATGAATCAGTGAATCGAAAAGATTTCTTGAATCTCGTTGCGTCAGATAAACGGTCAATGACAAATACTGAGAGACGGTTAACTCAGAAATCGGCTGCAAAAGCAGGTACGACTGTTTCATTCAACCCATATGCTCAAGGTATTGTCGATTTATTCATATATGGTCATGAAATGGGATTTGACCATGAACTCAAAAATGCGATTGGAACAAAAGCGAAAAAAATCGCTGAATCTATATCTGTTCCATATGAAAATATCGCAATTGTTTTCGATGATAGTCGATCATCATATGGTGATGACACCAATGCACTCAAACCATATTGTATTGGTCAATCGATGATTGAAGTATTACGGAGAGCATCAAATAAGCAGTCAATTGCTCTGACATCTGGTCGAAACATGTATCGATTCGATAACAAACCGACAGGTTATACGGATATAGCAACTCCACTGGTGAATATTGTTACATCAGATGAAGAATATGATGGAATATTCATCATTTCTGATGGATATGAAAATGCTCCCGCTGGAAGAGTTAATGAAGTCATACGCGCATTGAAGAAGATCGGATATAAAACTCCGATTTCACATATGAATCCGGTTGCTTCAAATGACTCGACATCGGTACGTCAAATGTCGGATGATCTCGTACCTGTACCCGTATTTGATCCAGCCAATGTGGTGAAACGTCAACTTATTGATGTTTTGAAACATGATGTATGCGCTGGATTGATTGGTATCTATGATAAATATATTTCAGGGATGATTGAAGGAGGTGAATAGATATGACGACAGTTAATGTGAATATAAAAGACATTCTGAAAGGATTAAGACCTGGACGCATTCAATCGGTAGGATATATGCAAATTATCCCATTAATTCTTGATGATCCAAGTCTTCAATTTGGAGATCTCGCTATTCCAACTGATGTATATGTAGGAACGAGGGACTATGGATTTGTTCAATTCACGAACAAATCAGATAAAGTCCAAATCGTCCCGTTTGGTTCTGCATATATGGAAAAGAGGCAGGGTCAAGATCATGCAATTCCCCACGTTACTTTGGTGAACAAAAAAGAAACGAAAGATGTTATGACTGCTTGTTGCATTCAGTCATCTACGGGGGGATATCTTAAAAGCGAACAACATAAGCTTTCGATACTCCCACAATCTCTGTTTGAACCAGCATTAAATACCCGTGATATACGAGGATATAATCGATTATGGGAACCAATCGAAAAGTTCAATTCCAAACTTGGGTTAAGAGCAAGAGGGCATCTTGAAGATTACATGGACCAATTTGAAGAAGAATTGGATAAATTCGTTGCAGAGTTCGAATTGGTTCACAATCAAATCGGTGCTATTATTCTCGTGGATGGTTCAGTTGTCGGCATAGAGCGTTCACCAAATTTTGCATATTTCAAAGCAATTTGGAAACCGTTGATACGTGAAGCATATGGATCATTGGTGTTGGAGTATAGAAAGAAGTTTGGTGAAACTCCGAAAGCACCCGCCAATCGGAAATCTCTGAATATTCGAAAGATCAATTCTCTTAATGATCTAAAACGAGAATACATTTCTGCATCCAAGTTTGAAGATGATCAAACGAAAGGGGTTGTTCGTGAATTCATCAAAGACAATTTCACCATGAGCAAAGATGATTCTGTTACTCATGATGGAGAAGAATTCGAAGTAAGAACAATCGAAAATAAGCAGTTTCGGGGTCAAGCAGTATTCATCAGATCCCGTATTCTCTATACTTCGATATTCACAACGAAAGATTGGCAGAAAGATGGGAAGTTTCATGCTTCCAAATCGTTTTCCATATAGAGGGTAAAAATAATCGGGTCATATGTCTCAATTACGAGATAATGACCCGATTATTTTTTTGTTGATTTATAAAGGACAGTCCTCTCTACTCTGAGCTTGTAAATATTTTTACTATCTCAAGTTGAGTCTACTGTTCTTCGAACAGATTCATAATTTCATATATATAATCAAGTTTGCAAATAAGTTCCACATTCAGAGCAATATTTTGCACCAAGTTTATATATCGTACCACAAGTATTACAATTAAGTTTTGTTTTCTTGGTAATTGGTTCTTCAACCAATATTTCTTTATCATCAGTATTTACACCAAGATCTCCTTTTAATTTAATCAATATAACTTGTGGTTCTTCTAATTTCCCAATATATCCATATTGTAATTCTTTATTCACCAATGAACCATATGTAGTTATACCATTCTGATTTTGATCAAGTGAATCAGCTACAACAGTACTTTCTGGAAGAGAATCAAGTACAATATTTCCTTGTAGCGTTCCACTTTTAGTTTGATCTGCCGAGTATGTAGCTTGAACTGAATCGAATCCAACAGATGCATTTGTGGATGATATAGGGTCATGATAGAACTGTATATTATCATAATGATAATGATGATGCTCTTCTACAATTTTCTGTGGTTCTACACTGATCTTAATATTGGGATCTTTTTGTACTATTTCTTTCTTCTCTTCAGCTTCATATGCAAATTCAATTCTAATTATCCCATCATCGATTTTGTCTCCACGATAATCACTTATCTTTTCAGTCTTTTCTATAAATTTAAATCTATTCTTTACAATGTTTCTTTTTAAGAATCCATCTAAGATAAAGTGATCATTAGGATAAACCAATAAAGAGTTACCATCAAGAACATCTTCTCCATCAATATTAATTCTTACATTTGCCTTTTTTGTATTTAAATTTTTCAGAAATATCTGATATTCTGAACCAAATGGTAAGAAGACATTATGAAGACCATCTTCATTTTTCATTTCTTGTAAAAATCGATTACCACATTTTACTGATGCAACAAATTGAATTGAGTGTACCATAATGTTTCTCCTTTTAAAGCACAACGTCTAAGTGCTTAATATAATTAAAGACGTTAATGGAGGTTGATATGAATTGTATGGTTACTGGACATAGAGAACTATATCCATTTAGTTTGTCCTTAACAAATAAAAAAGATATTTCTATAGAATATAAGATTCTTGAATTGATGATTGAGTGGTGTAAAGATAAGTGTGATAAATATAATGATGTATCTTTTATAACAGGAATGGCAATTGGAGCAGATCAATTGTTTGCTAATGCTGTTATAAAATTAAAACAAAATGGATATAATTGTGAACTAATAGCTGCTGTTCCATTTAAAGGTCAAGAAATAAAATGGTCACATAGACATCAGTTAGAATATTTTTCTATATTAAAACAATGTGATAAAATTGTATATGTCTCTTCTCCAGGATATGAACATTATAAGATGGACAAACGAAATAGATGGATCGTTAATAATTCAGATATCGCTCTTGCTGTTTGGAATGGTAAGCGGAATGGTGGAACATTTAATTGTATTAAATATATATTAGTATGTAAAAAAGAAATAAATTATTTAGATCTTAATACTATGACAATTGTTACATAATTTATTTATTATATATATTAAATTCTAAGTAGTATTGTTTATTATATTTTTACACCACCAACCACACCAACAAAAAAGGAGTTAAAATGGAGAGAAGCATGAACAAGAAACAGTTCGAAGAAATTTTGGCTGAACTAATTCAATCAAACAAAAAAATAACAAAGCCTGTGATAAATGAAATCGGTATGAATAGGGGGTTTAAGAAATCGGATAACATTTTTGGTTTTCTTCGACAAGCAGAAATGTCGGGGAAAATTAAAATGATTAAACAAGGTAAAGGCCCTAATCCAAGCGTCTTCATTAGCTCAGAAACTGATGAAGAATCAATTTCTTCTGATTCTGAATCTCAACCGAATCTTACATACGAAGAGTTGTTTTTTCGTATATGTAAGACGTATGATATCGAAGATAAATTCGACGTGATCGACGTGTTACATAATATTGATGGGTTTAATAACTCAAAACATGTCGGTAACGTCATTTATACCTATCGAAAGAAAGGGATGATTGAAGTTGGAGACACCACTCAAAGTGGTAGAGCTTTCAACTATGTGTTAACCGAAGAAGCGATTAAATTCTATAATGAGAAAATGGTTGGGAAGCTTGAAAATAATGGGTTTGAAAAATTTAAACCCGAACCATCTATTCCAAAAGAGCAAATTGACATCATTTCTGAAGATGATGTCAAAGAATCATCGGAAGAAGATGGGAAATTTATATCGAATGAAAATCTCAAGCTTGCTGAACTTATAGGGATTGGACTTCTTGGAAAAGTGGCCCATGCCGAAAAGATGGAAAGCGAACTGATCAAAGTTCGGCAAGAGTTGAATAGTTTAAAAAGCATTCGTAAAAAGAATGCTGAATATATCGATGAACTTGCTCAGTTAAATACAGTCATCACAAAGTATAGAGATCAAGTTCGTAGTCTCGAATCTAAACTCGAAGCGTTTGAAAAACTTAAGCCGAAAATAGAAGAGCTTGAGAATAAAGATGCTGAAATCGATATGCTCAATGAGGAAATTGAGCGGCTGAAGCCATTCGAGCAAAATACAATCGACATGGTGGCATCATTCCGTGCTCTCGAAGAAAAAGGTGTTACAATCGACGAGCACGGGGAAGTTAAAATAAACTTCAAATTTTAACACAATGTGTGGATGGGTATAATTAAATATCCATCCACACGAAAGGAGAATCAAATGCGTTTTTTTACAGCAGATCAACATTTTGGTCATCAGCATTTAGTAAATATAGGATTAAGAGATTTTCCAACAACTGATAAGATGGATAAGCATATTATAACTTGTCATAATAAAAGAATAATGAATAATGATACTGAAGTTTATATGCTTGGTGATTTTTCTTTAAAACCAAAATCACATAGACCATTTTATGAAAGAATAATCAATAAACTGAATGGACGATTTCATTTAATACTTGGAAATCATGATGTAAAAGACCCACAATTTTATCTTGATCTTGGATTCGAATCAGTACATACATCATTAGATCTTAAATTAATGAATGGTTTAAATGTTACATTAATACATGATCCAGCTTATATATACAAATATCCAGTAAAAAATATAAAAACACAATTTTTATGTGGTCATATTCATGATCAATTTGTAGCAAATAAAAACTTTTTAAATGTCGGTGTTGATGTATGGGATTACTATCCAGCTTCAGAAGAAGATATATTATCAATGATTTAAAATAGGAGAGTATTATGGGATGGAGTCGTGGTGTAAGAAATTTTTGGGTAGATGCTATTGTAGATGGTCGTAAAACAGATGTTGGTTTTGGACCAGTTAGTCATGATGGTGGATTTCATATGGAGATAAGAATAAAAGAAGAAGGAGATATAAGTGAGAAAAGAATAATAATAGATGGAAATAATCCATATGATGATTTATTAGAATTATCTATTAGATATAAAGAGTATGGCAGTTCAGTAGAATTATTTAAAATAATAACTAATCGGGATAGAAAAAAATAAAAAATTAATTATTTGAAAAGGAGATGAATCATGGAAATTGATATGTTTATTGGTGTGATTTTTATTTCTTTATTGGTGTGTTCATTTATTTTTTGTTATATTATTAACAAAAAAATGAAAGAATCAAATGAATATGAAACTGAATTTGATATTGAGCCAACTTATGACAATCAATTTGTACCAATTAACGATTCTCTTGCTCGTGCTGCAAATGAGCGTATGAGTGTAGAATCAGATACAGATAATCTTGAAGAATCTGAGATGTATGATCATGATGATAATGATGATGTGTTTGTAGAAACTGTAGAAGAGTTGGTTGATTGTCTCGATGATATTATTGAAAATCGTGAAGATAAAAGTATGGAAATAGAAATGGCTATAGATGAGAGTAATGAATTTATGGAAGATGATGAAGAAGAAATGGAACCCGATTCTAATCGTAGTCTTGGTGAAGCCATTAAAAATTATATCGAAGAAATTGAAGAGAATGATGATAATGAGGAGGAAGAATTATAATGAGAGAATTTAAAGTATATCATGCTACAGATAGTCGGATAATGATTGGAGAATTTGAAGATATAAAAAAATTTAATCCAGATGATTACGAACATGTTGCCACATTAGAACTCTCTGATAAATTATCTTCACCATATACATTTACTAAAATATTTGCAGATACTAATCATATTGAACAAGAATGGTGGAAGAACAGATCAATTAAATGGTATAAAGAATCGAGATCTACATCATGTGGTGATGTAATTTATGACCAAAATATGGATGAATATTTTATATGTTGCAGTATTGGATGGAGAAAACTTAATAAGGAGTAGATAATTATGAATCATATTATGTATAATGTCATTGGATTATTATTGATGATCGGAATAATTGCATCGGTTTATAATGCCTCCTTAATGGTGTATTATATATACGATAATATTAGATCAAGAAAATATATAATGTTAACATATGTATGTGTATTATTTACAATTGGGATATTTATAATTATATTTCTGTTTGGTTCTAATAATTATAAACTATTTTTCAATTATTTAATTGGATCTATTGGATTTTGTATAGTTATGGTATTTTTAGTTTATGTTAGTATAAAGCATAAAAGTAAAGATAGAGTTCATGCTGTATGCAATAAATGCGGAAAACCATTACATGAAATAATAAACTCATATAAATTGAATGTTGTCAGAATTATTAATTTAAGATCTGGAAAAGTAAATAGATTGCATTTCTTAGAATCTTCTGATATGTCATTTTCATGTAATGTATGTGGAAAAGATATACCATATGATTATAATCGTCGATTTGATAGATATACTGTTCAATTGTCTACAAGATCTTCAAAGACTGAATTTGTGATTAGTAGCGATATAAGCAGTAATCTTGAATTGAGATATGAGGAGAAGACAAGATATGATAAGTCAGATGATTATAAATAGTGTTTATATGATTATTTATGGAATGATAATGGCAATGCTTGCTATGCAATATCTATATCGTAAAGAATTCAAGATGATTATATTGTGCTTATTGATAATTTCATCAATAATTATTCCAAATTTTCTGAGATTTCTTGATGTTCCTTCAATCTATGTTACTTGTGGTATATTTATGATGCCTTTGTTTGTGATATTGTTTTCTCTAATAGATCGTAGAAAAGCAAATATTATAAAAAATATGAGAAGATGTGTTAGCTGCAATAGTTTATTTGACAAAGATAATAAACTATTATATTGTCTATTTAGTGCAGATATGACTATTACGTATTTTGATGGAAAAACTTATAAATATAAGTATAAAGGAAATAATGATGAGAATATATATATAAATGTCAACATTGTAAGCATATATATGTATACGAATCATATATTGATAGTAAAGGGGTGATATATCATAAAATAGTATTGCCAAAAGTGAGAATGTATATTAATTCAAAAACTGGAGATATTGCATTAACCATACCAATAGAAAAATATAAGGAGAAATTATCAATATGGTTATCGCTATGGAAATACTTAAAGCGTTATTTATCATTTCAATTTTTCAAGCGATTACGGTCTTCAGATCGTTAAAATGGGGAATTCGGTTGAAAAAAGTATTTAAAATATCTATTGATAAATTCATAGATATTTCAAATAGATTTCATACTCATTTGTTCTTGTATATCATATCTCTTATGCTTGTCAGACCAATGTTTATAACTATAGCTGTATGTGTTGGAGTTATATTATTTAATGAATTAATTGCTATGTTTATAATTGATAGACGATATGATATAGATGAAGAACAAATTAAGCATTATAAAAGAATACTTAACGGTAAATCATATCGATTCTAACAAAAAAACTGGGGGATATTATCCGTATATCCCCCGGTTTTAAATCGACTTTATTCAAGTGATAGAATTAATATAAATGACCCTTTCAATATGTCAATTCTATCACTATATACTACAATATGAAACTCTTGATTTTTTATGGGAACAGTTGCTTGATCATCTGTTTTATGAATGAAGGTGACTTCTTCTGTTCCCAATGATTCGAATAACATTTTTTGTGTTGTTTTTTTACCAATAATAGCGATTGTGTGTTTACCATCAATTGTCTGAAATACAGTATCGCTTATAGATCGTGATTCTTTATTCCAAACAATTGCGTATGTACCACCAAATGCAAATTTGCACATAAGCATTATAGTGATAAAAATTAATAATGATACACACATTTTTGCGGCACACATTTGACGATTAAAATCATCATTCATAATGCATTTCTCCATTTTGATTATTAAGGTTTACCTTCATAATGCTCGCCATACAATTTATTGCATAAAACTAATGATTCGGAAGAATTTTTTTCAACACCATTTACTCCACCAAATAGTTTACACATTCCTACTTTTTTAACTTCACTGAATTTATAAAATGAACATTTTTCCCAACCAGTACCATTGTAACAATGACCCATTGTTTTTATAATTCTTGGTTCAGTCATCTTAAACTCTCCCACTCGTTTTCTAAATAATGTTTTATTAATTGAGCATGAGATAATGGTTCTTTGTGATTAGTTAGACTTGCATTAACTGAAAAATCGAGAAGTATCACTGGTGTATTAAATACAATATCTTTTAACATTTTTATTTCTTCAGATAAATAATGTTCAAGCTTATATCTATATGATGGAAGATATATAAGTTTTCTTGCTAAATATAAATTGAGTAACGATTGTGTATCATTTCGAAAATGACCAAGAGGTATACCCTTCCTCTTTAAATTTTTCATATTAGATATTTTGAATTTGCTTTCATCTACACCATCGTCTTTGAATACTTTTAATCCCTGCCATACTCCCTCTACTGTTTTTGAGAATTTTCCAGGCCAGAATGGAACAGGAATTGGGCCATCATCCGGATAAAATGGAGAAAATTTTATAAATGGATGATGTGTATTTGATGTTACATCTATTATTTTATATCTTTCAGATAATGAAGCATCAATCGTTCCAAACTTCTTCATAATTCTAATCTTATTAATTATTTTAATTCCACTCATACTACTCCTTATTTTTTTCTTTATATTTTTTAATTATTGTTATCTCCATATCTTGTTCTTCTGCCAATGTATCTCTTACCAATTTTCCAATTGATATTCTACTTAATGGACCTTTAACTCTTTGTCCACCACTATCTTTGTGAATAATTATAGATATATCGTAGTCTGGTTTAATAGATATAATGTCTGCCATTTTTAATTATTTCCTTGTGGAGCAGTAATAGGGTTAATTTCGATTTGTATATTATCTGGTGATGTTATTGTAACACTTGCAAGAAAATCAACTTCATTTGAATAATTACTTTCAAGATTAAGTTCATCATAAGCTGTTGCAACAAACCAATATGTTTTTCCAGATTCAAGTCCACCAAGTTTTATTTGTGGTAAATTTGGATTTTGAAGATTGGTTAATTTTATATCTAATGGTGACTGAGTATTTATAGCTTGTTTTAAACCAGTTGGTGAAACCATTCCAAATAGATTACTACCATTATATGGTTCACCCGAACCTCTTGTATTATAATATATCTTATAACCTTCTAAATCGGGAGCATCAACTTTATCCCATTCGAGAGTTACCGATGTAACAGTTTGAGCTACTGGTGGAACAGATGACATTAAAAAGATAATGAATGCAAAAATTAATGTTTTCACTGAGTACCTCCTTTTTTATATTAAGTTCTTGAATAAATAAAGTTTCCACAATCCCATACTCTATCAAACCCATTAATCTGCATATTTTCCCATTCTGTAAATGATTCATCAAAAAATAATAGTTTATTTTTTAATTTATGTTTTTGATATTTTATTCTTGATTCACGTTGAAAATTATTAATATAAAAATAATTTGGATCGCTTTTCCCTTTTAATTTAAAACCAGCATTCAAGTAACCACTACCATTCCCAAATCGAGCATCTACATATGTTATAATAGAACCAGTATTTAACTTACTAAAATGTTTTAATAATCTTGATAAACCACCGACAACAGTACAATTTATTTTATTACAAAATCTTATAATTTCCCATTCATATTTTTTATTAAATCTTGGTTTACTCATTGTTAACATGCATAATATTTTATCATCATTACATAATGCATAATGTTCACCATAATGATACCGTTGTAAATGATTTCCATTCAAAAATCGTTTAGCATTATTTTTATCAATATTTTTAATATCTAATTTACGAGCGAAATATCTATTTGGTGTTTTACCAAACTTATTAAGTAATATAGATTTAATAATATTTTTATTATTTGTCCACTCATCTTCAAAAACATGAATCAGTTGATATCCAACTTCTTCTGCTTCTTTTGTTTTATTAACATGATAATTCTTATCTTTTCCCATTGATTCACTATGCCAATATAAACCATTAAATTCTATTGCTAATTTAATAGATGGAATTACTATGTCGAGTTCATATCGACCAGGAAGTATCGATCTATCATTTTCAATTACGTCATCAAAATATTCTTTACAAAAATCAGTTAATTCTGATTGCATATGTCCAAAACGATTAGGATAACAAATTTTGCATATATGTATACGACCACCATATATAATTTCAGTTGGTTTTTCTTCCAATTCATTTCCACACTTTTTGCATTTTAATTTACATAATCCTGTTGTCTTAGTATAATCAACGACTTCAAATCCAAGTTCATCTAATGTTGATATTGTTTTATCTTTGAATAAATCGATATAATGTTGTGAAAACCAATCTTTAAATTCATCTGTTTTTGAATAATGATCTACTCCATATCTTTCAATCATTGTTTCTTTACATTTTTCTTGAATTTCTGGAACCATTAATGTTGATTTGACACCATAGCGTTTTATATTTATATCTTCAACTTTCTGTTTTATTTTCTCATTTTGCATCGGATGTTCAACACCATAACGTTCTATATTAGTTTGTTTTCTTTTTTCTATTATATCTGAGTGACTAAATGCATGACACCCATATTTCTCTTCAAATGTCTTTTTTATTTTTTCTTTTACATGTGGTAGTTGACCTATATTTTCAACACCATATTTTTCTAATAATATTTTCTTCATTCGTTTATGTGCTTCTTTTAATTTATCACTATTTTTTAATGATGTTGAAATATTTGTTGATATTTTACCCATATTTTTTGCTCTTGTAATAGTGCGTTTTTTTATTGATTCTGGATTTTTAGCAGGATTCTGAATACCACCAAATTTAAAATTTTTTACGTTTGGATCTTTTGATGGATGACCACCTTCAAATCTTTCTTCGTAAGTTTTCTTAATATTCTTCATTCTTTCTTTATCATGTCCAAGATGTTTTCTACAATAATTTGTGTATCCATCTTTTAAGTTTTTAAAATGAAGTTCAGTAGTTACTCCTTCTTCTTCACAAACTGGACAAGTTGATCTTGCATCTGGATTAATATATTTTTTATAATAATCAGTATGTAATAAATGTTCAATATTGCTTTTACAATATTTTAAATGTTTTGATAATCCACCATACTTCTTATAACTCTTGCCACACATTTCACATTTCCATTCTCCAGACATAATTATACCCTTTCAAATAAAAAATAATTAAAAATATAAAATATCATTTATGAAAAAATGATACAACAATTGCTTCTACTATTTAATATATATAATTATTTATAGACACGCTAATAGATGCCCTCACCAGGAGACAATGGCAAGAACCTGGATCGGGCATCTATTAGAACCAATGGTGTGGAACGAATGGAGCATGGAGCATGACAGCGATAATGGCGGTTGGATCACTATCAAAGTGTAAAAATGGTATTAAGCAGTGTCAGTAATGGTCAGTTTACCAATAGCTTCGTTACGAATGACTTTGGTGGCATAGCGACTCATTACTGTCAATGATGGAATCGAACCAAGAGGGTAGGGCGACAAAAGCGCTGGAACGTATGGGGCATAAACGTATGCAGCACGGGCAAGATCATCACTTCTATACTTAGCAAGAATCGAACCTGAAGGAACAATTGAGCTTACCAGAATCTTCCATTTTCCACCAGCCACGGTTGCAGTTCGATAACCAACATCTCCACCAGCAACAGAATCACCAGTATAAGCGAAGCCATTCAGTGCTTCGAAGATACTTGCATCCAGCGGGTTACAAGCCAGAGTATTGGCGGCACCCATCAGACAGCTATTATAAATCTGTGCTGACAGTTGACCCAATGTAACCAGAATGTTTTCATACCATTGTTTCCGACCAAAATGGAAATCCGTAGGTGGATTCAGATCGAAAGTCTTGGTATGAGTAGCTGGATTCAAAGCAGCGTTGGTTGCAAATAGAGCGGTGATAATTTCGTTGTCGATATCGAGTGCAATCTGCTCACCAATCAGATTTACGAATTCACTCTGAATCTGGATATCATACAGAGCTTTGATGTCTTGCTCCATATTAATCGTCCATTCAGCAGAGATCCTACGATCAATCACTGTAAATCGAATCTTGTCGATTTCGAATTTAGCAGTCGGATTAATCGTATTTTCTTCGAGAGAACAGATAGCTTGATAACGAACAGATGTAACCACGCTTGCAGCGGATGACCAAGTAAGCGTACCATTCAAGAAATCCCAATGACCAGAGATAACATCTGATTGTCCTGCAACAGTGACAGCTTCAGAGAAGTTACCATCAACACTCGGAGTAATTGATACGGTGGCAGTATTACCCGTTGAATCAACAACTGTCGTAATGACAACATCTTTCTCGATATGGGAATTCGTTGAAGTCAGTGATGCTTCAGCCAGAACATCAGTCGTTCCTTCATTCGCACTCTTAGTAACCGTAATACCGACATCTGGACCGCGAGAGATGTCAGTTGTTGATGGGAATGAATGACCAAATGTTGATTCGCCGTGTTTCTTAAATGATGCACGAATAAAGCCCTTAATAACATCGGGTTTATCAATCGGCATAACATTTACAAGTTCTTTGGCGATAAATTTGGGAACGAATACACGAAGAATAGGCATGGTGAGAGTTTCGTATGGATTCAGTTGGAACATGGAATTTTCCATTAGTGCCACACGAGTATTTTCACCCATCATATTCATGAACTCGATATCTTCCGGATTATCCAGTCCCTCATTCAGACCCCTCATATAAATGCCCCAAGCATGTTGGTCAGCCAGCATTTGCTTGAAGCCATTGGGTGATTGCGGATTGATGCCAGTCATACGCTTGGTTGTAGCATATGCTTCATTCAACAGATGTTTCATCATTTTTCATATCTCCTTAATGTATTAGTAATATTGGGTTTTATGTGGAAATCATACCAAATGATTGTCTATTAAATTGAGATAATTTTAAATTGATTCTATCAAGAGTTTTGATATCATCATCTTTTATATTATCTAATAGATTAATAACTTTCAGTCGATTATTTCCCATCAAACCTTCTCTCATTAAGGATTGTATATTGGATAAGACATCATGAAGTTTGGATAATCTATTATTTTCATTATGAACATGTTTCAGACGAATTTTTAATTGGTTTAATTTATCTTTATCATTTCTTATCTTCGATTTTATGGTTTTTATTTGTTCAGATTTCTTTCTTAAATCTTCATCTTTTTTTACCATAACTATTTGAGATAAGTAAGATAAAAGTTCTTCAGTATTTAAATATTCTCCATTAATTTTTTCAGTAGATGATATTTCCAATTTAATCTCCATTTAAATATTCATATATAATCTATCTATATATTAATTTACAGTTTGTCCTTTAGAGAATACCTCACTTTAACTTATAACGCTATAATTAAATAGTTGATCTTATTTTATTTATCATTCTTTCACATTCATAATTCATTTGTGTATTTTTAGACATTATTTCATTTGTAAGTTTCTCAGATTTTTCTATAAGTTGCAATATCTTAGATGATTCTTCTGTATATCTTTTAATGTTTTTTGTAAGTTGAGACAAAGGTACTGATTTTGGTATCTTTGCTGTTTCTACATATTTTGATATCGCTTGATTTAAAAATTCTGTATCAATTTTCGTGTTAAATTCTTGTTCTGGATATGATGTTAGTTTCATTTTATAGATTTCCTTTATAAAAAAATAAATTATGGACCAGGACCTCCAGGTGGCAATGTGTGATGTATTTGGTGTAGCGTATCTAATAATTTAGCAAATTCTGGAGATTGTAATATTGATAATATCTTCCACATCATTCCGCCTATTACGACAGCAGCACTACATACTACCCCTAATATAACAGATAATTTAAATGCTTTTTTGTCCAGATTTTCTATATTAGTAGTATTCTTTATCATATTCTCATTTAAAGATTTAATATCTTTTGGTAAATCTTTTATCGGCATGATTGGTGCTATTTTAGAATCTACTATATTATTTATTGATGTTTCTATATCTCTTAATTTTTCTATTTTATCATATAATTTATCTATTTGAGATTTTATACTGTCTAATGGATCAAGTTTTGATTCCAAAGTATGACTGCATGAATCAATTGTTTTTAGTACATTTTTTATATTGTCCAGATCATGTAAGATATCTTTTGCTAACCCTTCTTGTGATTTTAATAACTCAAGAGTTTCTTTCGGAGCATTACCAATTGTATTAATCAAATCAGTTATTACAGATGTGTTAGTTGAAACACTTCCAGCCATTTTATCAATAACAGCATTAACTTGATCAAAAATCATTGCCACCATTTTTTCTGAAACAAAATTGCTATCTTGAATATCTTTATTACCATTATTCATATTTTGTATCTCCAAGTTTAACTCTTGAAATCGCATCGATCAGTTTTTTCTGGACTGTATCAGAATGAGATTCTAGTTTCTTTCGTTTGTTCTTGAAGTTGCTCATAAGTTTTTGAAATTGTTTATCTGTTATATATTTCTCACTTAACACATCTTCTAATTTAGATTGTAATATATTTTTTTCTTGTTCGATTGTATTCCTGTCATCTAATAACCTTTTTTTATCCAATGCATTAATTGTTGATCTTATTAATGCTTCTGGTTTAACTGGCTTTGTTAAATAATCAAACGCTTCAAGATGAATTGCTTCAGTTGCAGTATTGACGGCAGGAATCCCTGTAAATATAATTATCTGAGTATTTAAATCTTTCTTTTTAGCTTCATATGATACATCTATACCAGAATCTTTTAATGATTTAATGTCATCTTTCAAAAATATATCTGCGATTATCAAATCTATGCTATTTTTTTCCACTATATTTACAGCTTCTTCATATGTGTTTGCAGTGAAGATATTAGAAGATTTCAATGAATCTTCTAATATCTCCTTATATGTTTTACATATATCTTCTTTATCATCAACTATTAATATATTCACTGTTTTTTCATCTTTCATTAGTTTATTCTCATAATAAATTGTTTAATTAATTAATCAAATGTACATCCATTGTATGCAAATATTGTACCTCCCCAATTCCCATATGTTGGAGAAGCATCTTCAGTTGTAGTGGCTGCTGGATCACAATGTGTACCATTATTAGCAAAATCTAAATCATTTAATATTAGTGTAGCACCAGTATGACCATATGCTCCAACCGTGCAATTCGCAACGCCACTATTTGATCCTCCAACAAATGCATATGATCCACCAATACACCATATACCATAAGCAAAATCAGTACTTGTTGTATCTATATCTACACCCGTAGTTAGATCAAGACCACTTCCATGTTCTACAGCAATACCTTTACATCCAGATGCACCAGTTCCACTTATTTCTACATTAAATCCATATAAATAAGAACCATAATCAAGAGCAATTGCATCATTTAAAGTATCATTTATATGTATATTATCTACATGAACAATACGACTATCTTGTCTTACATATAAACCAAAACCGAAATCATTCATTATAACATAGTGAATATAATCAACAACACATCTTCCTTCAAGATTTATAGCTCTTGAATTTGAACTACCACCAGTATGATTAAGTGTCATTCTATTTATTTCATATAATCTTTTCCCTGGACTAATATCTATTCCATTAGCAGTACAATTAATTATAACTCCAGCTTCAGATTCGCCTATTAATTTTATTCTATCGGCATCAGAATGATCAATATTTATTGGACCATTATATGTTCCATCTTTAATACTTATGGTTAGCCATTTATCACTTTTAATTCTGTATTTTTTAGCATATGATAATGCATACTGTATAGTTGCAAAAGGTGATCCAACAGATCCATCACCTTCAGTATCACTACCCGATGATCCATCAACTGTAAGAGTTAAATCGCTTGATAAAGTTGCGCCTTTAACCATAAATGAAGAAACAAATTCTACAGAACCTTCTGTATCTGGTAATATGTTATATCTGGTTGATGGTGTTGTTCCAGTAAATGATATTCCAGTAACATCGACATATCCACCTTCTGCTACATTAACACCAGTTGTAGTACAATCGTTTATGGTTGCATTTTTTGCATATATTCTTCCTGAGTTTGCTTCAATAGCAGTGGAACACTCATCAATAGTTCCACCAACGATATTAATCCAGCCATCATTTTCTCTTATATGCGCACCTATACTATATCCGCTTATTTCAGCATCAATTGCCGATACCATACCACCATTAGAAACATCAATGCAATAATCAGAAGAATTTCCGATAAATTCTGAACTAACAGCATTAATTCTTGCATTTATACCATCACAATCTAATGTATGTGCGCCAGAAGATTCTGAATTGTAGAATTTACTATATCCGACTTCTACGCTACAATTTCCAGATACTGTAATCCTACCCATTACAAATACACTACTACCAATGTCCGCATTTGAATTATATAATGTTATATTACCATATTGACCGCTACCTGTTAATTCAGATGATCCACTTATACTAATATTTCCAACTATACAATTCATATCTATAGATCGTAATACACTTTCTGCGAGTATAGATATTCCACCACTATATGCTGAACAAATAGATGATCCTCTAACATAACTATTATTATCTATTCTTAATCCGGTAGTCCATGCACCACTATTCTTATTACCAAAATATACATTTTGTAAATATGCATAACTATTATTTATTATGTTAAATGAACGACCACCACTATTTCCAGATGTCTTTTTGTCTATAGTTATTCCTTTTATTAACCCAATATCTGCATTATCTAAATCTATCCCATTATCAGTATTGAAATCAAAATAAAATCTTACTTTATGTGACCAAGGTACATCTTTTACGCTTGTTCCAGTTGTAACAGTATAATCTGGAAAATTAGTTGTTAATTTTATTCTTGTATTTGGTGCAGAATATGTTGCACTATCTACAACATAATAACCAGCATTTATACCACCAACAAGTTCAATAAGACTATTATCTGGAAATTTAGATGCATGATCTCCAGATACATCAATGTAATGATCTCCAGAATCTATACCATTAGTTACATATGTTAATGATGTTTGTGTATCTTCATTTCCAATAATCTGAATATTTTTTCCACTTGGACTACTTAAATTGAGAGTTGATGGTAATTCATAATCACCATCTGCAATATGAATTGTTACAGTTGCATCAGAAGCAATAGTTTTTCCAGCTAAATATTCCATTGCTTTATTTGGTGTTGCCCAAGGATATCCAGATGCTCCAGTTCCAGTTGTATCATTTCCAGATGTTGAAACATATAAATCAAGATCTTCTGAGACAACAATGCCTCCACATAACTCGACCCAACTTCCAGTACCACCACTTAATTGGTATTGAAATATTGTAAATGAAGTAGTATTTATATAATATGATCCAACTTGAGCAGATCCAGTTGGATCACTTGCCCCATTATAGACCATACTTCCAACTTCTTCGACACTGAATTCGTCATCTCGTCCATATTTTGGAACCCATGAAAAAGTACCATCAGATATAATATCATATATTAATGTTATTACTTCCCCCTCTGTAGCTGATTCTAAATTTTCACTTAATCCATTTATAGTTTCACTTACTGATGTAATAACTAAAGCAGTTGAATCAAATGAATTTGAATAATCTTCAATCTTAAATTTATCTCCAAGAGTTGGACCATCTGGGCATGTTATTGTTACTGGTCCAGAAGATACATCGGCAAGAATTAATTGATTCTTCACTGCTGTGTATGAATCATCTTTATACACCACAGAATATACACCTTCCACAGAATCATCAAACCATTTTTCACCACTAACAGAAAATACAAACCAAGTATCATTTGTTCCATCAGTTCCATAATACAGAACATATTGACCAACTGTAGATAATGTAAGATCTGCTTGTGTTCCATTTATTCTATGAGATGAATCGCCACGTTCAAGAATACAATTATTTACATCAAATGTTTTCTGACAATCAACAAGACGTATCTGATTTCCAATAGCTGGATCATCAGGGAGTGACAGAGTAACAGTATTACTTGAAGTATCACAGCAAATAAGATGCTCCGGATATATATTATCATCAGAACTTATAAATCGTCTAAAGAATTTTTGAAATCCACCGATCAAATGACCACCATATTTAGTACCATCACCAATATACAACTGATGAGTATCAGTTGTAAATGCTGGTTCACCAGATGATAATACAAGTGTGCCGATAGCAGGTGCAGTTCTACGCATTAATTTTATTATTGTTCCATCTTGAGACATTTATATTTACCCCCTATATATAAATAATAATTTCTAATCGTATAAACTATGATTACCATCAATATATGCATATACATTTGGTCTTATAATAAAATCATCACATCTATAAGTTATTGAACTACTATTCCAGTAATTAGTTCCAAGATAATTTGTTCTCACAAGATTTGCTAAACCCAATATTATAATATTATCGATATGATCTGTTATAAATTGATTATTAGCTATAAGGCCGATATAAGCATCATCTGCAAGATCTTTATCATAAAATATGCATACATAAACAGTACATGTTGTTAATGAGTCAACATCTGGAATAACATCATCTTCAGTTATTCCCAACCAACTTGTAGTTGTTCCAAATATATATGAATCATTTGAATTATAATTTAAATTAATACTTGATGAGAATTTTATTAATACACCTTGTATAATACAATATCCAGTATTTACACTTACAGTATAATTTGGTGCTACTTCAACTTCAATTAATTCAAAATTATTTAATCCTGGAACAACTGCATTTCTATAATCTAATGCTGATAATGTTGATGATGTTGTTATACTCGCAGTACTATCTCCCCCCGTAGTGTCTCCACCAGTACTATCAGTACCAGCAGAATCTTGAATAAATACTGCTTTTTTTCGTAATGCTTCATGACTACATAAAAAATTCAAAGTAACTTTATTTATATTCTCATAATTATTATCTGAAAATGTATCGAGATGTTGTGTTTGATCAGGGAATCTTAACATTTTTTACGTAACCTCCCCTCCATCTATCACCAGTGGCACATATTGATTTAGTGTTGGTAATTCTCTACTTGAACCACCTGGATCATCTAGTCCGACAGAATTAACTTCATATCTCAATTCTCCAGAATTAAATGTAATATCAGCATATCCGATATAAATATAATCACTTGTGAATGGCGTATAGTATGAAGCTACATCTTTTATTATTTTAAAATATCCCTTCGGCGCTGGAAACGATCTAGTGTAAGTATATGAGAATACAATATAATATGTACCAGTTGTATCCATTCCACCAATTGGATCTACATAATAATCAGAATCACTAAAATCTAAATAAAAATCAGCAGTAGTATGAATTAAAACATCATCTTTTGATGCTAAACCAGAACCAATTTTAACAGTATGGTAATCATTTTTTGTTAGGGGGAAACTTACTTCGGGATATATTATGCAATCAACACCCCCTGTCATCAATCTACTTAATCTATTTATAACCGAAGAGAATCTATTATCACTATATGGATCAACAGATCTTTCTTGTGTAGGTGCACTGATAGCCATAATATATTAAACCCCCTTACATAACTTTCTTATTTTAAACAAGAATTCCCAACAGAAAACTTATTCTTGAGAAGCTCAATTCGTTTCTGTAATACTCTATCGAAGTCATTTGGAAAATACATCAAACCAGTATTTGTTTCAATTAATCCATTATCTAATTCTCTATAAGATGAAAAATTAACAGATTCCATTAACTGTCGATTAACTTGTTCTGTAACTTTTATCATTCTTGCTTGTGTATGAGATGGATCAGAAACAGAATCCCATGTAACAACATGGAGAGGTGGTTTAACTTCATATCCAACAAGTCTTCCATTTTCTGTTATATTCTCAAGACCATCTGAAGCACCACGAAATGAAAATCCAATCGGAACTTTACTTTCGATCAATCCTTTCATTATATTCCCATTCGGAACATTCAGTATTTCAATAGTGCTCATTACTTTATTACCATCAATTCCAATTTCTCTAAACTTATGTGAAGATTCTTTATATAGAACTGTAAGCTGACGAATTGGATTTTTATCAACCGGATGATCTAATTCACCCAATAATGATCCTTCCATTAACCGATGAGATATACTCTGTATACCACTCTCCATTAATGATTTATTATATTTTCTTTTATTTTTATTAAAGTCACCAACTGTCTGAATACAAACTTCACAATACATTCTATTGTTTGTATTTTTAACAACTTTTGCTTGAGATCTTAATCCACTTCCTTCAACAAATAAATACATTTTTATTTATCCTTTTTTACAAGTTTATCTAATATATTAGCAAGTTTACTTAAAAAATTATTATATTGTTTTATTATCTCATCCATTTTATCTTCAAATGAATCATAATTATTTACTATTATATGAAAAGTATCTATAGAATCATAAACATTATTTTTTATTTCATCATATTTTTCATCACTGTAATAATCCAAGAATTTAGATATTGCTAATAATCTTGAATATATTTTCTTTAATTGATATACTTTCCCTATATTTTCAAGTTGTTCAGCAGGTGTCTCTTCTTCCCCTTCACTATATTCTTCATCGGGCGGAGTTTCTTCTTCACCCTCACCACCTTGCTGCTGTTCATCTGCGGTAGCAGGTGGAGTCTCTTCAGTATCTTGAGCTTCTTCTTCCTCTTGCTCAAGTACATATAATACATCTTTAAATAATGAATTATATTTCATATCTGTAAATCCCCTATATTTTTTAGATTTACAGTTTGTCCTTTATATATTAAAATTACACGAAAAAAAATTCCAATGCATGATATGTAAAAAGATGCATTGGAATTTAAAATATGACTACTTAAAATTGACCATATTGTTCTTCCTCTTCATTCTTCTTTCCTGCTCGTTCATCCAGATCCTTATTAACAGAAAATTTATCGTGTTCATCCCAATCTATTGATAGATATTTACGCTTAAGATAATCCTGATTTATACCAACTTCTTTCAATGATTGAATCATTCTTGTAACTGTTTCAATATGTTCCGTTTCACGTTCTATTTGAAGCATACGTGGTGGAGGAAGAATAATGTTTATACCGATAGGTATATTTTCTCCGTATATTAATCTATAAAGTTTATTAAAAAGTCCATACAGATGTTTACCAAGCATTTTTTGATAAGATACTACCGTTCTTGCAAACAAATTATTCTCGAAAGATAGTGCGGATTTGTTTGAATTATGTACAAAAATATAACCATCGACTGCGAAGTTACTATGCTTCTCAACTGTGATATCACCAGTATCGTATCGTTCTTTTAACCATTCTACTTTCTTAACTTTATGATTCAATCCAACAGCTTTCTTCTTTCTAATTTCTTTAAAATGTTTAGAATAACAATCTGGTGATCCACAAGATGGTTCATTTTTAACAGCATCAAGATACCATTTATATCGCCAGAATTTCTTACCGCAAATTTTACATGTCAAGTCAACTCTTGTTTGTTTATTCTCTCTTCTTTTTTTACCTTTACTTTTTGCAGTCGCTTCATTTATACATTTAATCTTTCTACACACATAATCTAATTTCTTAGATTTATCTTGTTTGCTACAACAGAATGGTTCACCACACACTTCACATACTTTAAATTCTATCTCATATTGAGTTACGCCTTTAAACTTTCCAATGGAGATATTCAACGCTTTCAATCTCTTACTACATTCTTTATCACCACAAGAGTAGAGTTTATCAGGATTATATTTAGCAGTCTTTGTCATCTCAAACTGTTTACCACACCATCCACATTCTTTGGTTATAATTGGGCATCGTTTTCTTAGTTTCTTCTCTCTCGATTTCCAAGATAAATAACCAGTGCGTTTATGGTATTCTGATTTACATTCTGGTGAACATGTAACTGTATTATCTGTTTTAAGTCTGGTAAATATTTTTTCACAAATTTTACATTTTTTATTAACGTAAGTATGTCCAGGTTTCATTAATTCTTTTAATTTTTCTCTATCATACATTAATTCATCTAATTGTTCCTTAGTGAATTTTTTTGTACGTGAATGAATTGCTAAATGTTCATTTAGTGTAATTTGTATAATATTACATGAACGATTATCTTTAGTGTTTCCGTTAATATGGTGGAGTGGTTCATCAGTGGTTATTTGTTTCAATATTCCTGTATATCTGGCAAATGTTTGATGTTCTAATTGCCATTTGTCTTTACCTGGATGATAAATCTCATTATAAATTCGACCATTGCTATTTTTTCTATCTCTTTGATAAAGAGGCATTAATGAGTCACCATCATTTAAATATTGTGCTTCTATATATTTTCCATTGCGTAACATGAATGGGTGATCAGGAGTACAAATTATAGATTTATTATTATCTAACCATACTTTTACACATTGAGTATTCTGTTTGGTAATGCCTGCCCAAACAACTTTATTTGGAAATACTTCTCCAGTATTATGATCATAAGAATATACTTCGTGTTCAATTCCAGATTCATGTTCTTTTATTAATTGTTTAAGCGTTATATTTCTATTATCAACAAGTGGTAATATCTCTTGTAAAGTCAAGCATAAATTCTCTTCGAGACTGATATATGCTGGCGGTACCTCAAGCGAAGCAACCAGCATATCACGATACAACTTCAATTCATCTGATAAATCACGAAGATTAATGGCAGCAGGAAGATTATCAAATTCGATATATTTCTGGCCTTTATTCATAGGGAGAAAAAAATTTTCAAATGATGTGACCATAGAATTATGTATAATTACACCAGCATCTGTTGCAAAATTATGAAACTTTTCAGTTTCTATATCTCCAACAGTTATTCTTTCATCAAGATATTCAATTGATTTAATTTTATGATTTATAACATTTTTAAATCTTGAAATATTATTTTGCATTGCCGCTTGACTACATGATTTATTTCCACATGTATAATATGTATAACCAGTTTTTCTTATATTGAATACTGTTGGTTTATTACATACAATACATCTTCCGTGTTCGATATAGCATACATCTTGATAATTATTAAATACTACAGTTGAATTATATTTTTTTATATTTCTTATACATTCAAGTTTATTACATGATTGATATGTTCTGCTATTCTTAATTGTTTTAGTTGTTTCAAAAATATCCCCACAATTAAAGCATTTTTCTTTTATTTTTTCAGACTTTCCAGCCCATCTGCGTCTTCCCATTGCAGTATTTGCACATTGGATATTACAGTAAAACTTTTTATTAACGCCATCTTTTCTATTTGTTATTAATTTATTACATATTGGACATTTATTAAATTCTATTTCTATATATCTTCCAGATCTACCCATTGCTCTATTAGCAAATGACATATGTTTTCTACATTCTTTATCATCACATGCTATGAATTTATTAATTTGTCTTTTTAATGTAGCTTTTGTGATTTTTATTAATTTACCACATATATCACAATAGTAATCTACTTCTTTATATTGATTTTCATTCTTTCTATGTTCCCATGCGTTATTATTTTCAGACATTAATAATAAAGAACATCGTTTTGAACATGAAAATGAATGAATTCTATGATCTTTACCATATGTCTTTCCACACATTTCACAACGTTCAATCTTTAAAACTTTAGTTTTATTAGATTGTAACGCTGGATTTTCTTTATCATTTGCATGAATCGACATATGTTCAGAATGAGTAAGACCATCTAAATTACTTGTTGAATTATCTTGAGGATTTTTATTTATATGATGTATAACTTTGCCATCACCATCTTTAACTAATCCAAGATATTTACCAAATGTTCTATGTACAAGTTCCCATTTATTTATACCTGGATGATATACTTCTTTATACGTTAACCATTTATTATTACAATATTTTGTATTTCTCATATAATGAGGCATTAATGAATCATTAATTTTAAGATCACTCGCATGTACATAAGATCCATCTCTAAGCATCCATAAATGTTCTGGTGTACAAATTATTGATTCGTTATTATCAAGAGTAATTTTCATAACTTTTGCATTACGACCAGTTATTTTAGCACCAACAATTTTATCTGGAACAATATGTCCAGATTTATGATCATAAGCAAATACTTCAATTTCTTTGCCCATTTTTACATTTTCAATTATATCAGATATAGATAATATTAAACCATTTGTTAATGGTATTTTTGTATCAAGATGTAAACATGGAATTGAGGATATATTACCCATTGTGTCAAGACTGAACTGTTTTTTCTTCATCTTAGTTTTGATATCTGAAAACAGATTTCTTACAGTTCTTGGTAATGTACTCTCAACTGATATTATTCGTTTATCAGATGAATCAGATATACGTTTTATAGCAAGAGCAACTTGAAATGCTACTAATAATTTACCGGCAAATGTTGATTTAAAGAATATACTTTCACCATATGGAAAGAATCGTTTATCATTTATGGTAAAATGTTGCATTCTTTGAGGTGGAACAAATCTTATTTTAAAATTGTTTACAGTATCTTGTTCGAATTCTTTTATAGCTCTTGATATCATATTTAGAGCTTCTTTTTTATCTACTGATATTTTATCATTGTTAACTCTTCTTTTAACTGTACTCATTACATCTTTATATATTTTATCGATTCCCAAGTAATCATTATACCCTTGAAATAATGAACTTGATATTGGTGCTTTGCGTATGGCTGATGAATGACCACCATATTCTGCTGATGTTGATGTTGTTTTTGGAAGTATTAAATATCCAAGATTCATTTTGAATCGTTCAGATTGTAATTTTATTACATGTCTTGGATCATGTAATATGAGTCTTACATTATTTATTTCCATTTTTTCATCATCTAAATATTTATCATTTTTATTTTTTGATGATGTTGGTGGTTTAGATGATTTATCTTCAACCAATATTGGTTTTATTTTTATATTGATTGGATCTTTAACATTTTCTACTATGACGCTTATTTCATATTCTTCTTTTAATGTATCATAGTATGGTATTTCCCCTCCATTTTGTTCGCTCAATAAAGATTGTGTTATTGGTACTTCTTCAGATGTATAATCACATATTTCTAACATCTGATCGCCATATTTTAAAGTACCATTTACTAAGTCATGTAAGTTATCTTCTATTCTTAGAATATTATTTAATGCTCTTAATTTAGTTTTTTTAGATTTGTCTTCATCTGCTAATTTATCTACTTCTAAAAATTGAACTACTTCTTTTGTTATATGGTCTGGTGATACAATTTCATCAGATAATACTTTTAATGCTCTTGCACAATATGGTATAGCATCACATATTTCATCTGAATTTGCATATCGTACAAATCTATCAACATTATCGGAAGATAATAATATATTTGCACTTGTATTAGAAAACATATCATTATCAATTGCAGATGAGAATGTTCGTCTTACTAATTCAGCGTAATTCATTGAATCTTTATCAATTATAGCGCTTGATATAGTATCTAATATTCCATCTATTTTATCTATATTTTTAGTCTTTAAAAGTTTATCTTTTAAAGGCTTCATTGAAGGCGATTTTGGATTTGTATTAGTTTTCTTCTTCTTAGCCATTTAAGTTCTCCTCTTTAGAGGTAAGTTTATCAGTGTCATCATCCATTACTTTATTAAGTATGGAAAGTTCATCTTCTTGGATTCTATTGATAAACTTATTTAAGAGCATAATTGATATAGATTCTAAATCACCGTGTACTTCAATTAAGTCATTTATTATGCTATCACCACAACATTGCATTATTTCTCTAATATACTTCTTTTGTATAGCTTCAATGTCTTCTTTGTTTAATCTATATCCACTCGATGAATTTACAATTATATCGGTTTTAAATATTTTTTCATATACTGTTTTTTCAGACTCATCTAATATAAAATAGATATATTCATAATGATCAAATAATTTTAATCTTCGATCTAATTTTATATTTTTCCATCTATTTAATAATTCAATTATTACATAAATTGATAAAAAAAATAAAATGGTTGCTGCCGATATTAAAAATATATTAAGAAACATTATCTTCCTCATCATCTTCGTCTAATAGCTCTTCAGATTCATTCATAATTTCAGATATATCTGTTTCTTCTGATCTGATATCAGAAAAATCTAATTCATCTATCTTATTTAATAAATTATCATCTTTTGAATTATATGTTTCATCTTTTTCAATTATTAATTCATCTTCATCATTTTGTGATTTATTATTTTCTTTTATTTTTTTAGGTTTTTCATCTACACCACTTAGATCAAACTCGATATCATCTTTACTAATCATATTTTCTACAACAATGTTTTCATCATAATCTTCATCATTTATATGGATTGATAAAATATCGGTTGATCTTGATAATAATAAATCAGAAGCAGTTCTAAATGAACATATACTCTTTTTTGATAAATGTGATGTTATTATTTTTTCTAATTCTTGTAAAGTTTTCTTACATGCTTTGTCTGTAATTACAATTGGCCTGCTTCCATTTTTTATTTGTATCATATACTTTTTCGACATTTCTATTATAGCCTTTCATATAAAAAGTAATGGGATCTTCTATAAAAGAAGACCCCATTACAGATGTTTCAATTACGATTCTTATTAAATATCAGAATCAAGAATGTCATCAATGTCTGTATCATCAAGTTCATCATCATCCATATCGTCGTCATCATCTAAAGATTCATATGAATCTACATCGACGCCTTCGAAATCTGAATCAGAAACATCGTCATCCATGTTAAGTGAATCCATCTCATCAAGAAGAGTATTTACTATATAGTTCTCTTCTTCGTCCAACGTCATCTCATCGACCAGATTTTTTACGTTGCAGTCTTTATCTGAAGCATTTGAATTATCGTCTTCAAGCATATTTAATGGAGATTTATCGTTGGTAGATTCTCCATCATCATTTTCTGCCGTCATTTTTGGATTTTTATCTGGATTTGTGACGAGTTTAATTATGTTATCTATTTCTGGATCATCCAATTTTGTATTTACTCTATCTTTCCCTCTGCTGCTAAGTACGCCATCTGCTGGTGTTTTATGCCGGGGCATACTTGATACAGATTCTTCAAGAAAGTTTATATAATCGTTGTTACTCATTTTCCCAATCCTCCCATTGTGGGTTTGTATTATCTATTAAAAATTAATGTTATATTTTTACAATTTGTCCTAATATATTTAACTGATTCAGTTTAATATCTATTACACCAATCATCACCATTTGTTATTGTGCATTCAGTTGAAGCATTATAATCTGGTATTACTAAACCATTATCATCAGATTGTTTTGGTAATTCGTATATTTTATAATTAAATGCTTTCATATTATTGAATCGTTTTACAGTCATTACATAAGTTGAATCTCCAGTTTCACCATTTCTATTTTTCAATACAGTCATTTTCATTTTAATACAATCTCTTGTACCACCAGAATATGGCATTTGGAATTGGGAATCTTTTGCTGGTTGCAAGAATAAAACAAAGTCTGAATTATCAACTTTTTTCATACTTTCACTAACAGATGTCAATGTTGGTATACATTCTTGATCATATCCAGATTTGTTAAGTTGAGTTGCTGTTATAAATGGGAGTTTATATTCTACTGCAAAATCTTTAAAGTCAATACATACTTGACCAAGATCAAGTCTTAAATCTGGAAGCATTAATCTTGATCTTATCAGATCTAAGTAATCAAAATAGACAGCTTTTAATCGACCCGTTTGGGCCAAATCATCAATCATTATTCTCAAATCTTCAGTCGATGAAGAATTTGGTTTTATATATTTCATTACTATCGTTGATTTTTTATGACTAAGATGATTTACAATTTCATCTCTCAGAGAAAATTCTTTATCTTCAAGTACTCGTTTTACCATCTTAACGTGTGGAGTTTTGGTAAGACAACAATAATATCTTTCAAGTGATTCTCGTATTAAATTTTCTCCGGTTACATATAAGTAAATATCTTCTTCTCCAGATTTTATTATTCTATTATTTTCTACATTGTCTATGGCATTACATGGAAGATTTACCAAGAAATTTGATTTACCAACACCCGATGTCCCACCAATTATATACAATCTACTCTGTTCAAATCCACCAGCAGGAAATAATCGATCAACACTCTTATATCCAGTAGATATTGTATTTTTTCTATTATATGATTCTCTAATACTTTCCATTACAGAATCATAATTATCATTTAATAAATCTAAAGTTGCTACTTTTCCAATTGATTCTACTCGTCTTATTTCATTTAATTGGGACCATGCTCGTGATATTAAATGATCCCATCTATCGGAAACTTCATCATCATCTATAAAGTTTCCGGTTTCCATATCGTCTAATAATACTTGAAGTTTTGATTTTCCAGTTAATCTATTGCATAGTTTCTTTTTACTAAGTATTAAAATATTAAGTTCTTCAAAATCTTCTTCTGTGAATTCTTTATCTTTATGTAATTTCAATACATCTACAAATTTCTTAGCTTTTCCATTATGGAGATTATTTATCATTTTATTGAATTTAAATTTCTTATTTAGTATTCGATATTCAGATAGATATTTTGTTAGTTCTATCTTAGTCATGAATTCTATTGCTATATCGTTCTCTTTAATTTCTTTTATGTACCATTTTATTATATAATTTATATTATCAAAAAATGTTCTATTTATATCTTCTTGTTCAGAACAACATAACTCAATACAACGATCAATAAAATATTCTCCAAGCATTCGCTATTCTCCAAAATGTTTTAGATTAACGTTTATCCATTTATCATTGTCATCCTTCACTTCGAATTTTAAGAATTGTTCATTTATCTGTTCTTCAACTTTTTGTTCTATTGATTTTCCAGACATTATTCGTGAACATTCTATATTTAACCATGTTCTAAACTTCTTTGAATCTGCCATTCTTCTAAATGCTTCTTTTTTGTTCTGAAATTGAGATTTATGAGATTGACATTCACCAACAGCACCGGATTCAGGATGTTTTATACGAATAGCAGTAGAGGTTTTATTTCTATGTTGCCCTCCTGGTCCACTTCCTTTGTATGCTTGTATAACAAAGTCTTTTTTTGTTAACGATAGAATTAATTCTCTTTTTTTTCTCTTTTTCATATAATTACCTCATTATATATTCTCTATTTCTTGCCAGATTTTTATCTTCATCGAATGATAAATAAGTTTTTATAATATAATCACTATATTCTATATCTAATTCTTCAATTGCATTCATACTATTTATAAATGCATTTGATCTATATCTTATAGTTCGTGACAAAACCCCATTATTTAAATTCGTTAAAGTATTTATTAGTTTATTATTAAATTCAATATTATGTCCGCGTGTGTAAAGCCTGTACAGATGATCTATGGAACCCATAGCCCACTTGTCACATATTTCATACAATCTCAAAATTAAAAGAATTCCATAAAACGCCAATAGTGGAGAGATTCGATTATGCTCATTGTACACTGGAACGTCTGATTTTGTTATTGCTTTGAAGCCGTATGTATTCGAAATTTCATTTATTAGTTTATAGAAACAATCTTCATTTGTTCCGTGATTTTTAAATCTCTTATGTAGTGTATCTGATCGAATAAATAATTTATATAATGATTGATCAGAGTCATCACTATATATGAAATATCTACCCATCATAAATGATTTAAATATAGTTGAACTATCATAAGTTATATCTAAATCAATATTATGAATTTCTTTTACGTGTTTTTCGATTAATCTATGGAATATTATATCTTTAAACTCTGCATTTCCTAATATATGGAATCTAAATTTTCTTAATCCAACACGCTTTGCATGATTCAATATATAAATTAATGGTATTGTATAAAGTATACATGGTATTCCTTTTCGTGATGTTCTATTAAATGCTACCAATCCACCAGTTGCAAAATTATTAAAATGATCACCAAGTTTATAATCAAATAATAATTCCTTATATAATCTATTGATAAGTGGAGTTCTAAAGTGATATATAAACATTAATTTATCTCTTACATATACTGGAAGTTGTGAAGCTTTTGCATACGAGTATATATTATATTTTTTCATTTCATCATAACCATCTATATCACCAAGAAGAGGATCAAATAAGAAAGCATTATTATATTCAGTATAATTTTTTATTAAAAAGTTATGGTACATTTTAATGAATTTTGGTATTTGTGATTTAGAAAATAAACCACATTGGAATTGGTATCCAGCACTATCTAATACCAATTCTATATTTTTCATATATTCTTCATTTTTTATATTTCTGAATATAGTATTATATCGTTTGAATAGATTATTATCTACACCACCATATCTTTTAATATCTAAAGATATTCCCACAGAAGATAAAAATTTATTACAATTATCCAATAAAAATTTATTTAATCCCTCTCTATCTGCATATTCATCATAATGTTTAAATACAACATTACAGTGTCTTCTAATAGAAGGTATAGCCGCACATATAAATTTATTCATTTCATTACTCTCTTAATTTCTAAAAAATCTGAATTCCAATTGATTTGGTACAAGATTAGTATCAAGTTCAATTTTATTAACAGAATTAAATTTAAATAAATTCTCTCTTTCAAATAAATATTTTATAGATGATTTACTTGACCATAACGCATGTCTGTCTCTCACACTTGGACCTTCATTAAACAATTCAAATGTTAATCGTTGTATTTTAAATGCATCTGGTTTATCTTTTCTATATTCTTCTTCAAGCTGTAATGCAGAATTTACCATATCTGGAACAGTACATATCACAGTACTATTAACAGATAACATTGAGTATAAACTATATAAGAAATAATCAACTCTTCTCATTTCTATATGTTCAAATACCCTACACATTATTACTACATCAAATAAGTTAAACTTTCGTTCATATGAATGCTTGTATGCTTCAAACCATTCAATTATATCCATATTTAAATTATTTTGTATTATCATTGTATCTCTTGGTATATCAATCATTGGTTTTGGGTCTATATATTTATCATCTACTGATTCCCATACAATATTATGATTTAATGATGAGTCAGTACATGTGTATCCAGGACCAATTACTAATATTCTATTAGTTCCATCTGAAAATTCACCTATTATTTGGTCTGTATATTCAATAAAAGATATTGACATTTTTTATACTCCTTTCTTATCTCCATAAACATCAAATTGTAATCGTGGTGAATAAATAAACCCATGCTTTTTACAAAATTCAATTGTTTCTTTGCAAGATTTTATATACTCTTTTCTATCAAATGGTAATTGTGTGAATGGCATAATATAAAATCTGTCAAAATCCATATTCGTACTTCTAAATAATTTAAGAATGTTTTCTTCGTATTCTTTTTTGTACACTAATTTATAAAAGAACATTGTATTATACCATGTTTGATGTTCTTCAAATGAGTAATAGTTTATTACTTCATCTATATTATTGAAATATTGATAACTTCGATCATAGCATGATAAATCTAATTTTGGAGATATGATATATCTTCTATCTTCTGGATGAGTATCAAATATTTCATCTACTTTATTCATATAATGAATTACTCCCATAGATAATTGAGATTTTATATCTCCTGTAGATGGCAGCATTACTGTTTCAAAAGATACTCTTCCAATGGATAATAATGATTTTATAAACTCTTTAAATTCTATTGTATGAACATGCATTAATGGTTCACCACCAGTTATTATATATCTATCAGATAATCTATGTATTTTATGATTATCTCTACTATAATCTTCAAGTTTATATTTATGTTTATTCCACCATGCATATTTTGTATCACAAAAATCACAAGATAATACGCATCCAGTGAATCTAAAAAATATACATGGTTTTCCTACAATTGGACCTTCACCCTGTATACTATAAAATGGTTCTTCTGCTAAATAAATTGTCATGATAATTCCTCTCTTACAGCAATACCTTTATCTATCATATAATCTCCAATTTCTAAAAATATGCTATCTGTATCAGCATATATCCAATACTTTTGATGTTCTTTTGATTTAACTTTAAAATCTGGATCTATTTCTTTATTATCAGTAGTCATAAATTTTGACATATGATAACCAGCAAATTGAGTAAGTTCTCTTCCCGTTAAAGTTACCGATTTAGCAAGATCTAATCGATATAATCTAAATACAGACGCGCCAAGAGCGCCATAAATTGAATTAGCAAGAATTTTATACGCCATCTGAATATTAAAGAATCTTGCTCTGTCTTCTTCTCTATCTTCTCGTTTAGCATCTTTCATTAAGTTTTTATAATTAACTCGTGAATCAAGAAGCATTGTAAGTAACTTATTGAAAAATGATAGCTTTTTATCATGACCAATAAATATAGTTCCAGCACTTGTAATAATCGCTTCATTTTTACTCATAAATTTATCAAAATCATTTAAAGATATTGTTGTAGAGTCGAAATTAGTTATTGGGTTATATGTTATTGTAAATGATTTTGGAACATTATCTTTTTTATAGACATAATCATAAGCAATTTGCTCATCTATTTTTGCAATGTATGTGTCTGGACCAATATTGCATGATATAATTATATTTGGATACATTGATGCAAAATCCATATCAACTACCCAACTATGAAGACCTGGTACTGGATCTCTTACATATGCTCCTTTAAATTTTTCATTTATACCCATATCTGAATCTTTACATACAATATTCATCTTTTTTGCGTATGATATACATAATGGATCTATAAGGCCAATTGTAGATTCTACTCCTTTCCATGTACTACTACAAATCTTGCGTAGTTCATTAGCAAGTTTTATATGTCCAAGTTTATCATTTAATTCATATAATAATCTTGAATCTTGAACACTATAATTAACAAAAGTTATAAAATCATTTTGGTATACTTCATCGAGTGGTCCAGAATAATTAATTTTTCCTTCACCAAGTTGTTTTTGAGCAACTGCTTCGAGTTTATAAGATTCTTCTACTGAAAATGTAAATTTCTTATATAATTCAAGCATATCTACAGATGATATGCCGCCTATAAATATATCTCCGTATTTTTTTGGATTTATATTACATCTTCCTATCGGAGATAAATCACTTGCTTTTAAATTATTTTTTCTTATTCTGTTAAATATATATATTATATCAAAATTATGATTAGCCCATCCTATCATTATATCTGGACTGTCTTCTCTTAATTTTTTCATAAAAGTTTCTAATAATTCTTTTTCACTCTCAAATATAGTGAGCTTAAAATCAAATTTTGATTTACTTTCTATATTGATATCTATATTAGTATTTAAATTGAAAAATTTTGGATTGACTACATAACAATTTATTTCATCATTATGATTTTTAAATGATATAGCATTTATCGGACTTGCTGCAATTTTTGGATCTGGAAATTCTCTTGATCCATAATTATATACTTCGATATCATAATAGAATATTTGTAAATCATAATGAAGTTCATCTTTTTTTCTATGTAGATAATAATCAATAGAGTGTTTGTATTCTATTGATAAATCACTTTCATATAATCCCCTACGTGATCCATACCTCGGGGGATGTCCGAATTTAATATGCACGTTTTCTACATTTTCAAGAATATCACAATTATCACTAAGTTTAGTTGATTCATAATAATAATTATCTCTTGCAGATGCATAATGATAAAATTTATTTCTATTTGCATCTCTAAAAACATATATTATTTGTGAATTGAAATTGTCTTTTTGAATATCTATTAATACAATATTTTGAGTTTTAAATTTATCTGGAATATCAAATGAATATGGACTATTAAGCTTTAAATCAAATTTTTGAACTTTATCATTCTTTTTCTCTTCTTCTATTTCTCCTGTCATAAAACTTGGTTCTTTAGTTATTTCTTTATTTAAAGTTGAAAAATCAGATATAAATTGTTTACGTACATGTTTTGGTGTTGTTCCCCGTGCAATATATGATGGATGATATGTTGCAAATATTTGTGGTGGAACAAAGCCAGTAAATGTTGGATCATCATAATAATAGAATTTTCCCCTACATTGACTTGCACTTCCTTTTATATCAAGTGCTTTTTGAACAGATGATCCGAGTGCAAGAATATATTCTGGACATAATATATTTATTAATTCTTTCCAATTTCTACTACAACAATCTATAGCAAGTTGCGACGGATTATTTGTTTTTATATTTTTTGTTATAGGATTATAACTTAGATTTGAACACATTACTATATTCGTTATATAATGTGGAATATTAATAAGTCCAGAATTTGCAAATTCTGCTCTAAATACTCTTCCTGCTTTTCCAACGAATGGTCTATTATCAAGAGTTTCTTGATAAGCTGGTGCTTCTCCTAATATTAACAATTTAATAGAATCTAAGTCGTTTTGACAATTTGTCTCACCAAATACCAGTTTTGTCATTGTCTTATTATCTTTTGTGTTTAAATCACATTTGAGACAATCTCCAAATTTAGTTTTTAATTTCTTATTCATAAATAAACTTTCTCCTTTTTTTAATGTAATAGAAGGACAAATTCTAAATGTTTAATTGTATAAATAAAAGAGGATTTAATAATGTATATATCTGAAAAATATATTGGTGAGGAATTAAGTTTTAATTGCATTGAATCAATGATATTAGCTATTGAAGATTTGGATATAAATAATAATATTAGACAAGAAATGATAAATAATATAGATAATATGATTGAATTATCTGAATCGTCTGAATCGTCTGGTTTGAGTAAACTAAAAAGTTATATAGCATCTTTTTCTTCTAGATCTTCGTCAAATAGAAGTGAACGTAGTAGCTCATCAACAGAAAGAAGACCAAGAAGTATAATTGGAAAATTAAAAAGAGATTATAAAGATACTAAAAAAAGATTGAATGATGTTGCAGATATGGCAGAAAAAGCTTCAAAAAATGCAAATAAATCAATGAAAGCTACTCGAATATTATCTGTTTTGGCAAGCATTGCTCTTGGTTTAGCAATCGGTTCAATGATTGTAACTTATTATAGAAAGCGACTACATGGCGAATGCTGGCAATTAAGAGGTGATAGATTAACAACATGTAAAATAAAAGTAATGCACGATACTATTACTCAATTGGAGAAACAAAAAGAATTATGTGATAAAACAAGTAATCCTGATAAATGTAAATCAAACATTTCAGAAGCGATTTCAAAATATGAATATAAAAAAGATAACTTATTAACATCAGATGATATGAAAAAATTAGCAAGAAAGATTTAAAATTGAAATGCAAATTGTGCCATAGATCTACCACTTTTGTTTTTTCCAGATGATTGTAATCTATCCCATATTGGATGTAATAATTCTTTATATCTATTAACCCATGCAAATTGAATCATTGATTCAACATCGATATTATAATATTTAGGAAGACGATCTGCTTCGTATGGTAAAACCACATTATTATTCTTTTTAAAATTTATATATGGTAATGATGATTGTACTCTTCCAGTAGATATTACTGGATCTATTCCAATTATCTTAAATTGATATCCCTTTGTACCTGGAACAAAATAATCATATTCTAATTTATTCCACAGTAACATACCCTCCACATGAGATGGTACTCTTTTATATTCTTTGAGTGGTTTAGAGAATGATACAGGTCTTGCTATAGATTTATCACCTTTTATACATAATGATCGTATATTATTATCTTGTTCATCTATATGTTTTTTTATTTTCTTAAAAGATACTACATCATCTTTTACAAGAAAACTTATGATATCCATTATTTTTTCTTTAGTTAATGTTGGATAGTCAGATCTTTTTGTTATTAGCCCTTTTATATCAAACTCTTCCGTATCCACTCCTTCATTATTTATAATCCATAATGCATATTTCTTTTTTACATCTAAAAAGAATCCTCTCTGTGCTATAACTTCTTGTTTTGCACTAAATCTATTATATTTTGTTTTTATATTTCTTAATTTACCAAATTCAATTAATAATTCGTTATTTAATACTTCTTCCAATATAGAACAATGTTCCAATATCTTTTTTATGATGACTTCTTTCTTATTTTTATCCACTAATACCTCCAATATACTGTTTTTATAAGATTTTTAGTATGTCCGGTGAATAAGAAAAAAAGACCACACTCTCTGACAACAAAAAATGGGAAATTGGAATAGAGTCCAGTTTCCCATTTTTCATTGAAATTGGTTATGCTGCTTCTGCTTTACTCGCTTGTTTTTTCTCTCTCTTTTTTATCAAATGCTCAAGCCGACCAATTGTCAGTTCCAAAGTAGTTTTGAATCTTGGAGTTGTTCCTTCAACGCATTTAAACTCTTCTAAAAATGATAAAGCGTTTTCATAATCTGGAATATACTTAAGAACAACACATGCTAACTCTTTGGAACATCTCTTTTTCATTTCTTTCCCCTTTTCAATGGATAGTAAGACACATTAATAATTAACTCCTCATTCTTCCTTATATCCAATTTTGGAATAGATATAGATGTTATTCTATCTGAATCAAGACCATCTATATCTACATCAAAATATCCACAATTTAGTTTTGACTTAGTTGTAGACGACTCAAACGATTGTGGATCTAATATGGTTATAGTACCACCACTTATATTTATTGATAATTTATTTAGATTTATTATTAATGGAAGATCTTTTAATTTATCTATTATATATTCAGTATCTTCAGAATTGAATCTATCTGAAAATAATTTATGTAATTCATCATAATCTACATATAATTTATTCTTCATTTTGGTCTTATTTCTTCAGTTGTTGTGATTCGTTTATTTTCTTGCCAAACACCATCGTATGGAACAGCGCGACCATCTATTGTAAAAAATGCAATAGAAGCAATTCCAAAACCACGTTGAATTCGAACTATGTGATTAAGTACATTATATATCATAAATGACAGATAACCCCTATACCCCGGAGATACATTTGTCATTTGCATAATCAGGCCACTTCTGAACATAGTAGTTCTTCTATTACACATTGGAAAGATATTATTTGGAGTATTTAATCTTTCTAATGTTGTTACAAGATATGGTTTATTTGGATATATAGAGTATATTTGTTTTCCATCAGGGCTAATTTCTGTAGAATTTGCTGTAATTCTACCAGAAACTAATAATTCAGGAGTATATGTATTTCCGAGATTATCAACATTTTTTAATTCAAACAATTTATCTAATCGTACATCGAATGTTGTTCCTTCTGGTTTAACTATCGCGTCTTTATCAAAATTTTCAATTAATGGTTTAACATTCTTAACTGATTTTGATTTAAATGTACCTAAAGATAAATCTACTCCATCTTTTATCATCTTTATGACTTCTCGTATCCCAATGACAGACATATCTTTCTCCTTTTATTTTTTAATCCATAGCTGCTCATCCCTACCATTCATAATATATCCATTTTTCATAATAAAATCATATAATTTATATGTTAATCTTACATCTTGAAGATTATATTGAAGCAGATTAGCATAATCTTTATTCTGATATAACTTTGGTGCCAGCGCACTTTCTCCAGTTTTAAAATAATTACCACCAAGTGTCATCTTCGATATAGTCATTAATTTTAGAACGCCTGGTTCGGTTCTCTCATTACTTAAAAATGCAGACATCACATCATCTTTTCCAAATTCAGATCGTTTGGCAAGCATGAATATATCAAATTCTCTCCATGATACTATTTTATCATCTATTTCCTTTTCAACATGAAATGATAATGGAGATTCAGTTGGTTTTATAACTCTATCATTACCAAGAATATTCATGGTATCAAAACCAATACCATTAAATGATATTGTTCTATTTCCATTTAATGTTTCTATCAATCTTGATTTACTTTCTTCATGTAGAAAAAAATCATATCGATCATCTTCTACATAGTAAATTACTGCTGATGCAAAGCCAAGACCAAATGGATCATCCCAACCCTTTTCCGTTTCATCTGGAACATTTATAATTTCTACATCATATACAATTGTTTTCATATTTATATTCCTATTATATTAAAATATGAGCTATGGGTATAAATTATTCCCATAGCTCATATTCTTAATTAATTTATAGTGTAATAAGTATTATACTTCGAGAAACTTAAGAACACGAGGAACAATCTTTCCAAGTTGTTCCATCGTTCTTTCGAACTCTTTGTCGGTCATTTTCGGATATGTTTCTTTGATGAGTTTTTCATACCCTGTCATCGTGGTTGTTTCAACAGTTACTGACTCCGACACCGTATTAAATAGACCATCGTCTTCAGATGGAACGTATTCATTCTTTTCCGTTTCAACATCTTCAACGATTTGATCAACTTCTTCGTGAACTGTTTCTTCATCATTTACTGGAAGATCATGTTCAGCAACTTCTTCTGCCCCAAGTGATTCACTAACTGCATCGGATACAGTTTCCATTGCTTCGCCAACAGTTTGCTCTTGTGGTTGTTCTTCTTCAACTGCAACTGGTTCAGCGGCAGTTTCAGTCACTTCTCCTTCTACTCGTTCAGGAGCAGGGACTTCTTCAGTAACAACAGTTTCTTCTTCCACGGGAGTTTCAACAATAACCGTTACATCATTGTTTAAACTCTTAAGATGTTGAGTTAAAGCATATTTTACTGCCCTGGCGGGAGTAATCATTTTACCATTAATTTCTTTTTTACCATTAATTTCTAACATGATTAATTGCCTCTCAGTTTTTTAATTATGATTGTTGTTTTTGACTAACTTCTCTCTCCGTGTAACGATACCGTCTTCATTGACGGTGAATATTTCATCTATCCCCTCAGATAGAAGTGGAGCTTCGTATATTTTATTCATATTATTATGTACTGTTATCCATGTATCTTCACTATTTCCTTTTGGATTTACTAACCGTCTTTTTAGAGATACATCAGTTCCAGATCCAAAATTATAACATGCAACATTATAATTATTATCTTTTGCCATTTGTATGAATCTTTTTCTTACACGTTCATTTATGCATGTTCTATCTATTATAACTATTGAATTATTTTTCATTGCTTCGTATATAATACTATCTTCTATAATATTGTACATTAGTGAAAAATCTTTTATGTATTTATATTTACCATGAAAACATGTGAGTAAATCATCCAAACATACAATTATATATTTACCAAATTTATGAATTATTTGTTTTATTTTTGATGTTTTACCAGTTCCGATATTACCAACCATTATTATCATAGTTCTATCATCGAATGATATTTCATTTTCATTTATATTATCGCCATTATTTTCTATCATTTTAGTTTAGTCCTCTCTTTCATTATTTAAATTTATAATATAGTGATTATAATGTTAATCTTCTCTTCGTCTATTTTCTCTTTTTATATGTCTATCTATACATTGTTTGAATACATTTCTCATTTCGAATAAAATATCTGATCGTTTCATTTGATCAATTTTTATATTTTTTTTCTCTATAAATTCCATAAGATATAAAGATCTATTACTTATAAAATTTTCATCATATTTTGCCAATTCAGATCACCCCCCTTTTTTAAATCAGTTAACTAAAAATAAAGATTTTAGTTCTTCAAACGTTGTTACTTCGTTATTATTATTTATGGTATTATTATCATCATTTTTTGATTCTTTTTTAGTTTTGGATTTTTTAGATTTATTTTTTGTAACTTTATATTTAGTTAATCCAAATGATTCCATAATTCTATCATAATCATCATCAGTTTTTATAAGTTCCATAAGTAAATTTAACTCATATTTTTTCAAATGTGGAAAAAATTTAGAATGAATATCAACATACGAAGTATCACGTTGTTCACTTTTATAAAAACTGAATTGACGTTTATCGATACGAAACTTCTGTATTATATATTTAATATATATAAAGAATTCTTCTTTATTTAAATACGTTATATTAAACTTATTAAAGTATTTATTGAGAAAGATTGTCAGTTTTCCAAGATTACCAAACATACACAATACAGTTCTTGCGTTTACAATTTTTAAAACATGATCTGGTAATTTAGCATTTGGATATGGATTAAATAACCATTCTTTAAATTCCATATAAGGCGATTTTGTTTTTATTTTTGTTTTTTTCTTTTTTGTTTTAGTTGGAAATTCCGGAAAGTATATTCCATCCATTTATCTCACTCCTTTCATAAAATCTAAAAATCTAATATATTCAAGTGTTGAAAAATATCTGAATGGATGAATATTTTTATTTATAGCATCTCCTCTATAACCATCTACTATATTATCATTTCTAAATGGTATAAATATATTTGCATTCGATAATGCCGCAAATCTACGAAAACAAGCTGGACATGAACAACATCCATAAATTTTTAATCTTCCATTTTTATTAAATTTACCATCTATTGGATTACCATTATATATTCTTGTTTTATTGTATATAAAAAACTTACTAAAACAACTATATGTTCTGGTTGCTAAATGTTCTATTATTGGCTCATTTTTTATTACAAATGTTGATACCATTTCAGATTTTTCTTTATTCCAGAATTCACTAGTTATCATTATCGGTTTATCCATACTCATAGATACTACTATAGATAATCTATTAAATACATCTTCTCTATTATCATTAACTCTATCATCTTTCATACCATTTATAAATATTTTAGATATATTTGGATACAATGATGATGCTAATGTTGCCATTAATAAATTTCTATTTGGTATATATGCATCGTCATGTTCTATATCAGATAAATTTAAATTTTCATATATATAAATATCATTATAAAAATTATTGAGTATTTTTATCTCATTATCAGTATATCTTGATTTCAATTTAAAATATATTCTTTTAACATTGTATTTTTTTGATAAATAGTGATAACCAAGATAACTATCTAATCCCGGAGTAAATAACTGAATAACTGTTTCTTTTTCCATTTTTTACTCCATTGTTTCTTCTAACACTTTTTGCTTTGCTTCAGCCATTATAGATTTAATTCGTTTATCATTTTCTAATGATTTTTTTCTGAATAATTTTAGCATATCTCTTAACACAATTGATTGTTTTCTTGCTTTTAATGCAGTGGATCGCGTTACTTTTCCTGCTTCAGCCAATCTAAAAAATGAACCGGCTTCTATTTTTATATCTTCAAGCAGTTCATTATATGTTCTTTCTTTTTCTTCCATTTTATTCTCCATCGGTAATTCCAAGAAGATTCATAAATTTCTTTACTGATACTTCTATATCTATTTCTTCAAGACAGCCAGGATTTTTTCTTTGTGCTATAAATGGACATTTTTTAGTTTCATTCTGATGAAAAAAACATGGTTGATACTTGCATACTACTTTTTCTGGTTCACTGAAATCATAATTTCTATAATATCTCATTCTTACATCAGCAGTGAATGGACCATATAAACCATACACTGGTTTATTTAGTGCTTCTCCAATATGTATAAATGAAGAATCTATTCCAATAACTCCTTTTGCTCTATTTATAACGGATACAGCATGTTTTATTGATTTAGAATGTTCTGATAGATTAAATACATCATCTTTATTTATAGTATAATTTTTAAACAAGTCATCATAAAATTGTTGAAATTTTGGAGAATCGATTATTACAACTTTCAATCCATAATTAGTTATACCATTTATTAATTGTGACCATTTTCTTGTTGACATTATTCTACATGGATTACTTGCTCTCATTTGAGCAACAACATAGTCACTTTCTGGTAATATATTATTATGTATTAATGAATCATCTGAAACAAGTTCTATTTTATTATCATCGGAAGTATGATCGAGATCTAATCCAGCAGTTTCAGAAAATAGATCATAACAATTTTTAACTTGAGCTTCTTTACATCTTTCAATAACCCCTTCAAATGTAATATGATAATTATGATTCATTAATAACTTATAACTAAATGGTATAGATTTTATATCATCTACTAATCCATCAGGCCAACATTCTAAAATATCAGTAAATCTTGGAGATGACGCAATCGTTATGTGAACATTTTCATATGTTCGTTTAATATATTTTACTATGGGTTGTATGAAAAGTAAGTCTCCTATTCCACCAGTTCGCCATATTAGTAACTTTTTATTTGTTAAATCTTCTCCCCTGTATCTTTTAAAATAATAATTAAATGGTCTTCTGTTTGGTTTAAGAAGTTTTCTTCTTCCAGATTCTCTTGCTCTATGACAATTATTATAAAAATTTAATGGCATAGCTAATACAGATCCCTTTTTAATCTGTATTGATTTATCTTGGATATTAAAATATCCATTATGTAATACTTTAGCTAATACCATAAACGGTGGTTCATCCAATACTTCTTTCAGAGTATCGACATGACCATTTTCTCTTACACTTATACCCAATCTACGCATTGCACCCTTGTTCATAAATTGCCCCTTTCTATTAGTATATGTAAATTAAAATAGAATAGTTTAATGTTTGTCCGCTATTTGTAAAATTAATCCACACTCTGAAAAGGACAAATACTAAAATGAGAAATTTATAGAGGGGAAATATATGAAAAGAAATTTATACGTGATGATCCCAACAAGGGATAGAACTTTATTAACAACTCATACAATATGTTCTATATTAGATAATTCTACGAAATTTGATAATATATACATATATGTATTTGATAATTTATCAGAATTAAATAAAAGTAGGTTGGATTTATTTTATAAATTATTAAGAGATAAAAAAATTCACTATTATTCATATGATACAAATGAATCATTACATAATTGCTTTGGTAAATCAATAGTATTTTATCGATGGCTGATTATGATGAATCAAATGAATGATCTGAATAAAAAAATGATTAAACCAGTTGGTGTATCAAATTATTATCTTCTTATAGATAATGATATGTTAGTTGGAGAAGATTGGGATTCTCAGTTTGTAGAAGCTGTAGATAATTTAAATACATTTAATCCAAAAAATACCATACATTTCTGCATTAAGTATCCAGGAGGTATACCATTTAGATTAAGATCAGCGACACATATTAAAAAATCTGGATCTATAGATGTTATATATGCAGATGGTGGTGGTGGATCTGGTTTTTGGTTTATGGGTCAACATCAAATGGAAAATATATATAAAGTTTGGACCATAAATAAAGATATAATATATAATGCATATAATGTTAGAAAACGACATGATACTTCTACATGGAGTTTTATAAGAAAAACTATTGGACCAAATAATTATATGATGGCTGTTTTGCCAAAAAATAAAGAAGATAATCCATTAGTAATGCATCTTGGTGGATTAAAAGGAATAGGATCAATATGTAATACTTTAATGAATCCAAAATTTGGAGAAAATTATTATGAATCAAATCGTGATAGTTTATATACTTATGAAAAAGAATTAAAAGATATGAATCATAAAGAAATATTTAATAGATTTAAAAATTCTAAAGCTGTAACTGAATGGTAGGAGATATTATATAAAATGATAAAAGAGCAAGAAACAGATATAATAATTGGTGCTGATTCTGAAAATTGTAATATAGATTGGTTAAAGAGTATTCATAAATTTAATTCTCGTACAAATATTCATTTGTCTCTTATGGGAAAAAATGCCAAAGAATTAAGTAATAATGAATTAAAAGATGTAATTCCTTTATTTACATCTTCTTATATTACCAATTCAGTTGGATTTAATTATCCACTTGCTATCAATATAGTTTTGGCTAATCTTAATAATGATAAATTATTTGATAGATTTATGGTATTAATTGATGGATATTGTTCTGTTAACGTTGCTGCTTTGTATTATGAGCATAAGAAAGGAAAAGGGCAACATGAGACAAATTTTAATACTCATTTTTCCACTATAAGAACATATTATGATTATCAAGATGATGATAAAAGATTTTCTTTTGATAGATATAGAGATATTGATGAAGTAGATGAAAATTTAGGAAGAGCTATCATTGAAAGAGCAAGAGCTATTAAAAAAATTAAAGATAGTGGAGAATTTGTCCCTATAATCATATGCAAATTAAAATATCTTGTGCATATGATTAATGGTCTTGAAGAAGAAATGTTCACTGAGATGTCAAGAATTCATTTAATTCATCAACTTAAAAAATTTGGACTTAAAGAAAAATCATCAAGGCAGACACCAAGCTTATGCTTTAGATATGATAATCAATTAATATTAAATGATATTCAAAGAAGAGATTTAATACTATATAATAAAATACAAACAAAAGATAGGAATGTCGTATTTATACCAAATAATCTTAATAATGAATTTGGAGATACACATAGAATATCTAAGATGATTGTTACTCCAGATAATATACCAACATGGTATACAAATAGTGAATATCAAAATAAAATTTTATCAGATAGATATAATAAACAGAAAGGGTTAATAGATACATTTAACGAACCAAGAGTTCAAAAGAATGTAACCCCAATAAAAGTAACTTCAACTAAATTTAATCCAGATAAACATTCATTAATATTAGTAAATTCTAATTTAAGAGATATTGCGTATACTGTACCATTTATAAAAGATTTAAATAGATTATCTATTGGTAAAATTGATATATTAACAGATGATAAATTGCGACCAAGTTTATATATTATAAATGATAGTAGAATAAGAAATATATATGATGTTAAAGATATAAAATCTAATCTAATAAATTTGAACAGCTATGATAATATATTCAGAACATTAAATTGTAATTTAAATATTGGAGATTATAATTGTTTCTATCCAAGTGGCAATTCAAATAATCATCCTGTTAAACAAAATCATAGTATGATAGCAAAATATGATATAGATGAATCTGTTCCAAATCCATATTGTAAATATACTATTCCAAAATCTTCTGTATTTAAAAATATGATAGTTTTATCTGGATCTCATATAAAAGGTACTAATGCTTTATATTTAAAGAATTATATAGGCGCAATATCTAAATTATCAAATGATCAATTCTATAATTTTTTAATCATATCGTTAATCGATGAACAAAAAATAAATTTTCCTCCCCATATATCACAAAAAAGAAACGTTAGATTTATAAATAATATAGATTTTATTAAATTAGCTGGATATATATGTATCAGTGATTTATCTATAACGACAAATATGTCAAATATGATGTATTTGTCATACTTAACGAAGAAAAATTCATTAGTTTATACTCATTCTGATTATAATAAAGATTTACCAAATAGTAACTGGATAAAAATGTTAGATTTTTCTAAATTGAATGATTATGAAGATATAGAGATGATAGTTGGAAAATTAATATAAAGGATTTAAGTATGAATAGTATACAAGAAAATTTTATTAAAGAAATATCTGAGAATGATAAAATAGCATTTGGACCATTTATAGGAGAACTTGGTTGGGAACTATATAGATGGTGTGGTTTTGTACGGTGGGTAAAAAATACATATTATGATAAAAAAATATATGCAATTACAAGATCTGAAAGAATAGATCTTTATTCTAATAATGTAGATGATATAATACCATTTGATATAGATGGAGATTATCATAAATATAGACCAAATATGTATAGATTGGATTATTTTTCTCCTTCTGATTTTAAAAACTTATTTAAGATTATAACTGATGTAATTGATAATGATATACATATAATTAAAACTATTAATACTCCAAATAGAAATATATTTGATTTTGATAAAATGGATTTTAATTTTAAACCAAGAGCAAATAATAAAGGAATAATATATAATATATTAAATAAGAAAAAATATATAAATAAAATACCAATTGTAATATCTCCAAGACATAGAATAGATTTAGAAAAAGGGAAAGAAAGAAACTGGAGAGAAGATTATTGGAATGATTTGTTTGAATTAATAGAGAAATCTGAAAAGTTTATATGTTTTATTCCTGGTTTATCTGGATCAATATTAAAGCCAGATGAATCACTTGAATCATTTATAATATTAGAAGATTATTTATTTCCACAACATGAAACTAGTTTAATTGGTCTTACCATAGAAGCAATAAAAGCTTCAAAATTAACGATAGGCCAGCAATCAGCTATTCCAATATTATCAAATTATTTAAAAATACCAACATTAATGTGGGGTCATGAAAAACATAGACATTTAGTTTTAGAAAATCCATTTAAAACACAATGTGATTTTTATGAAGAAAAAACATTGTCATATAAAACAGATTATCGGGTAATATTTAACAAGATTTTAGCATTAACAAAAAGTAAACCAGAAAAGAAAAAATCAGTAATATTTAATTTTAAGAATATGGAGAATTAATCGTGGCTATTATTAAAATTGTTAAATGTGATTGTTGTAATAAAGAAATTACAAATGAAAGATATAGTAATAAATTCAATTATCTATGTCATATTGATTCATATTTTGATGATAATATTGGAGTACATATACAAGGCGATAGTGATGGAAATACACATCGAATATCTGAAAGGGAAGAATCAAAAGATTTATGTATTGGGTGCTATAATAAAATAATGGTTGCAGCACTTAGAAAATTTCATGAACTTAGAAGGAAATATGTAAAGGAGAGATAATAATATGTTCACTTTGATTATTCCTGTATGTAATATAAATGGACCAGATTTTGAAGATAGAGTTGATAATATACATAATCAACTATCTCCGTATAAAAACGATCTTTTAAAAATAATCATAGTAGAACAAATTGTTAATGATAAATTTCCAACTTATAAAGATACTATAGGAAATGTAGATCATAATGTGAAATTTATACAGATAAATTATCCAATTTTTAATAAATCATGGTGTTACAATATTGGAGTTAAAGCTTCTGAATCCAATGATATTATATTAGGTGAATCTGATTGTATTCCATATAGACCATTAAGATATTTTAAACCATTGTATAATTATATAAAGAATAATAATTTAAAATGGTGTCATTGTTGGGATCGTATAACGTATTATGATGTATTTGGTAGAGTTGTTAGAGAAGATACACCAAGAAGGGGAATGTGTGAAGGTGGACTTGTATATTTTGATAAAGATTATTATTGGAAAATTGGTGGATGTAATGAATTTTTACAAGAGCTTGGTGGTATAGATAATTGTTTAATACGTCAAGCAGAATATTTTACAAAAAGTAAACCATTTAACTGGAAATTAATTCATCAGTTTCATAGGCATAATGATATGAAAGGTGATTGGAGTAAAGCAAAATATAGAAAAAATAATCAAAAAATATATGGAATTACTGTAAGAAAAACAGAAGAAGTTATTTCATATTTATCAAGTATAGATCAAAGTTTCAAACATTCGCCAGCGATTTATAGATATGAATTTATGAATTATAATCCAATAATAATGGAAAAGGCATCATAGTTATGTATTCAAAAATAAATCCAGATGTACATATGATCAAATCAAGAAAAAGTTTACCACTTAGTAAAAAGAAAATAAAAGTTGCTATAGTTGGAGTATTTAATAGTATAGCTTCTAGTTCAATTTATTTTGAGAGAGGTTTTAGAGATAATGAAATAGTTGAAGAAGTTATCAAATTCGATTATCGAAAAGAAATGGCTGAAAATTATAATACTATTGTTAGTAAAATTATAAGATTATCAAATATATGTGATTTATTAATTATACAAAAAGGAAATAATATACCACTTCAAACTATCCAACTTGCATCAAGAAATTGTAGAACACTTCATTGGTTCCCTGATTGGTATCCTCAACTCAAACGTAATCGTATGTTTGAATTCAGTAAATATTTTCATTATAGAACAGCTACTGGTTATGGGAATGCATTAAGATGGGCAAAAAGAATAAAATTAAATGTGTATCATGTAATTGATGGAAGTGATATTAACACTTATAAACCAGTTGATATGGAAAAAGAATATGATGTATCATTTATAGGTGGCAGAGATAATGAGCGTGATGTAATTTATAAATATTTGAAAGATGAAGGATTCAAAGTTAAATTTTTTGGTCCAGGTTATACTCAATTTATATATCCAGATAAATTCAGGGAAATATGTTCAAAAAGTAAAGCTGTTCTAAATTTAAGTAGAGGATGCTATGAGGGATATTCATCGTTGAGATTATGGAATATATTGGCATGTGGATCTATGGTATTTACTAAAACAATACCAAATATGACTGCAAGACTTGGAATAGAAAACGAAGAACAACTTATAGTATTTGAATCATTATTTGATTTAAAACAGAAATTAATAAAATATTTAAATGATGATAATTATGTTGAGCGATTAGCGATAGGAGAAAAGGGTAGAGAGTTTGTAAAAAATAATAGAACATGGCATCATGTTGCTAATGAATTATTAGATATAATATGTAATGATAATGGCGAATGTATATTATATGATAATAATTCAATTGGTAAACATAATTATGTATTTGGAGAAGAATTAAAAAACTAAATAAAAATATATAAAAGGAGAGTATTATGTTTAAGACAAATAAAGAATATTGGGAAAAACGATATGCTGAAATGGAAGAAATAAATGTAGTTGGTAGATACGATTGGGATGAAAAAAGATATAAGCGAGAAACTACAAGATGGGGAAATATAATTCGTAAAGTATTAGAAAAACGATTTAATAAACTTAAACAACTCAAACCAGATAAACCACGTCAGAAGAAAAAAGTTTTAGATTTTGGATGTGGTATAGGAAGATGGGCACCATTTCTTTCAGATTATTTTGATGATTATCATGGTGTAGATATTATGCCAAATAATGATCGTATCATGACAAATCTCCCGTGGTATAATGATGTATTTTTTACACAAATAAATGATGATGGAACTTTTGAATTACAAGATTCAGAGTATAAATTTGATTTGGTTTGGACATGCGTATCTCTTCAACACATAATGGATGAAGATTTATTAAAATATTATATTAACAGATTTTATGAAGAGTTAAAAGATGATGGATATGTATTAATTACAGAAAATACTCTTGAACATAAACCAACAAAATATATCACATTTCGCTCAGAACAGCAATACGAAGACCTTTTTGTAAATTCATCAGATGTAAAATTTAGCTTGGTAGCTAAATCTGGACTTAATTCTTCTAAAGAACCCCATTCAATCATGATGTTTAAGAAGGAGATTTAATACAATGCCAGATAATGAAGAAAGAGCAACTATAACAGATGCATTAGATTTTTTTAACAAAATAAATTCATCTAATAAAGTTACAGTTAAATTTGTTAAAAAAGATAATACTATGAGAATTATGAATTGTACTCTTGATTTTGAGATAATACCAAGAGATAAACGACCAAAAAATGTTAATGTTCCAAGAATTCTAAGTGATATAAAGAAATATGGTTTACTTAGAGTTTATGATTTAGATAAACAAGATTGGAGAAGTATTCCATTTACACGAGTTGAATATTTAGAAACTCCACAAAAAATTTATAATATTATTCCGAGATAGAAAGACATATTAATATGAAAAAAATAAGTGATTTAAATATATTGGTAGTTGGCGATATAATGTTAGATCATTATATCATTGGTAGTGTCGACAGAATATCTCCAGAAGCACCGATTCCAATTTTAAACACTAAATCTGAAGAATTGTTTCTTGGAGGATGTGGAAATGTTATAAGAAACTTATGTGAAATTGGAGCAAATGTAGAATGTATAACTGCTATTGGTGAAGATGATAATGGTGAAGTTGTTAAAACTTTACTTAATAACTTATATGTTGAATCTATTGTATTAAAATATGATAATTATATCACTACTACTAAGCAAAGATTTGTTTCAGATAATTTTATTCAACTTTTGCGAGTAGACAATGAAGTTATAATAGATGAAGTAGATGAAACTAAATATTCAATAATAGAAAAATTAGATTTTAATAGATATGATATCATAATTGTTAGTGATTATAATAAAGGGCTTATAAGTAAACCACTAATGGATCTTATTAAATTAAAATCAATTAAAGGTATAAAAAAGAATATAAAAATATTAGTAGATCCAAAACCAATTCATTCCCATATGTATAATGGTGTTTTTCTAATTACCCCAAATGATGCAGAACTTCATGAATTTAGAACAATACATGGTACACCAAAAGTGAAGTATATTCTCAATACAAAAGGTGATAAAGGCATGGAGTTATTAGATAGTAGGGAATTTGTTTTAGATAAAATTCCATCAGAAAAAGTTCCAGTTTATAATGTATGTGGAGCAGGGGATACTGTTATATCAGTTATGGCAATATGTTTATCCCAAGATATAGATATAAAAAAATCATGTAGAATAGCAAATGAATGTGCACAATATGTCGTCAAACAACCAAAAACATCATCAGTTTCACGCGATGTTTTCACTCGCGCACACGACCATTTCATCTAAATAGATTATCTACTTTTAATCTAGCCACTAGCGATCATATCTAAATAGAATCACATCAGAATCTTAATCGTCGGGGCTATTCCGCTTAACAGAAGATTCTAATAAGAAAAAATTATGAATATATGGAGAGAGCGGATTTGTTTACTAAGTGATCAAGGACGGAACGGACTAAGATCACTTAGTAAACACTATATAAAAAGATTCTTGATTAAGCCGTAGAAGATTCACACGACCGGTACTGATTCCATATGTTAAGTTATTATTTTACATATTAATATACGAAGTATATTCTATATAATTATTATAACATATAATAGGTCTTGAAGCGTTTTAGAAACTGCGGTCTGTTTTGCAGTTTCTAAAACCGTTCGAGGGCCGGTTCTCGACCGATAGGGAGTCATCAATAATCAAATTGATCTAAGAAGATTATATGTTCTATAAATTGAGCCATGAATGATTAAAACTGGTGATTATTTATTTATGATTATCTAAATTGATACACATTGATGCAACATTAACTTATTAGATTAATTATTAAAATAAAATCAAGTTGATTCATATTGATAGTGAATTGATACAACATCTACATCCAACTCTTAATTTCTTAATAACTTTCTATTAAGATCAATTTATCTCTTAAATAAGGTTAAATAACAAATTTTATAGTTCTTTAAGATTCTAATCATTTCTCCCTACCACTTCTCTATTTATAAAAATCCGAAACACAATGATTCATTATTTCTGTTTTTTGGTAGGTTTTTAACTTTGCAGTTAACCTCTACTTACCCTAATTTGACTAATTTATTTATCAATTCAAATGTTTAATATATCAAATATATAAATTTAATATATATCTATTGATAAATCATTTATTCAACTTTAAATTTAATTATTCATATTTTATTAATCATTTAAATTTCTTTTATTAATAAGATATAAATTAATTAATTTAGATTTCTTTATCTTTATTTATTTTTCATTTATCAATTATTTTTTGGAATTTTGAATCATTCATATATAATTCATGAATATATCAATATATGTCCGTTTCATTACGCCTGGGCTTCATGAAACGAGTAATAATATTTGACCTCAAATAGTTTTTCCATTTGAATCTTAAAAGAATCTAATTAGATAAATATAGATTCTTTTTTCTTAGTATCTAAGAAAGAATTAATATTAGATTTTTAAAATCTAATATGAAAGATTCTAAAATGTTTTAAATTAATCTATATAGATTCATTCTATAATCTAAGTAGATTAATAATGAACTGTATATGTTGTTAACATGGAATTAGTAGATTGTACATGTGACATAATCATATTCTAAGAATATGTCCGAGCAATTTTTGGGTCAAGTCGGTACTTTTAAGAAGATATTTTGAAAATTGGAATAGCTGCTGCTATGTGGACAAACGGTAGTCATAATGACCTATGTATTGTTTATGGGTTGGAGGAGGACAAAATTTAAACATGTTAACTGGTTTAGAAATAAAATCTAAAAAGTTTAATAATTTATTAAATTTTTTAAAGTGTGGTACTGAAAAACTTATAGCGGACAAATTTATGATTAAAAGATTTCATTCTTTTATTAAATCTTATATGATTTTATTTTATTTATTATTACATATTATTAAAAAGGGGATTAATACGTATGAATAGAAATGGAGAAACATATTGGCTAAGTAAACCTTCATACACCTACTTAGATCCAAATCAATCTATATCATTAAATATAAGTTTTGCTTCATCTCTTAATGTTTCAGAGAAAGATGAGAATCAATATTTTAATTACTCAACAACTAAACTAAGATTTACTCTTATTGATAATAGAACTGCTGGCAATCCAAGAATAAATATTGATCTCGAATATAATCATTTAACTTCATTATTATGTGATTTACATGAATTGAGCAGTAACAATTATAAAAATGCTTTTATGCAATCTTCTCAATTAAACATTTCAAGAGTATATTCTAAGAATAAAAAAGATCTGACATTCAGATTTATATTAATGGAGAATAAACCAGTTCTTGAATTAATAATTACTGATCCGATAGCAAATATGAATCAATGTAGAATATTGATGAATGGTAAATCTTTTAAAAATATGGTTAGATTTTTGAAAAATACTCGTGATGATTTTAGTAATATAGATACTAATATATCAAATATATTATTTAATCAATATCATAGTAAATCATTATTGGGATCTATAAATGGAAGATTATTTAATATTGAAACATTGTTATCACGATTTTCTTCAGTTATGTCATCTAAAATAGATTCTATAAAGTCACAACCAGTTACTACTAATATGAAAATGTCTGATGAAAAAACAGATGAAATAATTAAGTCAACTGATGCGAATCATGTGTTTGAAGGTCCATTTAATGATGATGTTGAATCAAATGATGATGATTATAATGGTGTAGATTATACACAAAAATTTACAGATATAAGTCAAGCATCTAATATGTTTAATAATGTTAATCTGGATGGAGAAAATGAATTAGAAAAAATAGAACGTAAACACAATAATGATATGGAAAATAGAAGTAGCATACCATTTATATATAAAATATTTGATGGTGAATTGATGAATTTTAATTCATGGGTTATGTCATTTACATCAACTATTGAATCTTCAGACACTATAACATTCTCACCATTAGATGTAATATTCGATATATCAAATAATGCTCAGATATTTAAAACATTCGATGATAAAAATTCTTATTATTTTTCTCAATATATAATGACATATCTCATTAAAACAAAAATAAAAGAATTTATAGAGCATAATGGTCAAATTGATATTCGTATTCCAATAATAAGATTTGATAATATTGTATATTCAAAAGAATCATATCTATACAATTTATGTATAGAGTTAACATCTACATTTTTGTTATATTCATTATTTATAAGAAGACTTGATGCATTAAATAATGTTCCAAATAAAAATAATTATAAGATAATTAATACTGCTATAAAGATTCTATTTAGTCCATTTATTTTTTCTCTCGATTATGAAAATGAATCAAAATTAATATTGGAGAATGTATTTGACCAATTTAAGAATTTTAATAAAAATGGGATAGTTAAATTATTTGAAGATAAGTATTCATCCATGACTGGGGGAAACTTAAATATAACTGAAGATTTATATTATGGTTATTCTAAATCATTTATAACTAACGTGATTAATATGATTAAAACTGGTTATTCTATAAATAAAAATGATTTAATAAGATTGGCTTCAGATTATGATATACCATATTCAGATTTTTCAAAAATTAAAGATATTGAAAGTGTAAAGAGCAATATAGTTAATAATCTTATTAATAAGTATGATGAAGTTTCTAATATTGATGAAGATGACGATGTTCCATTTGATGCTCGAAATGATTTAAATCAAACAATTAATACTTCAGATAAAGATGATAAATTAACATTATTTTTAGAATGTATTGAAAATATAAATGATGGTGATTTATATAATCAATTTAAAACATTTAATACATTTAATGAAGTAGTTAATGATTTTATGAATCATGATATTCCTCCAGAAGTATTTAAGATAAGAAGAGCGATTGAAATGAATAATAATTTATCAACCAAACTTGAAGTTTTTAAATTTGCTAAATTAATAAAAGAAGATTCTAACATTACAGAAGTATCTGACGGCAATGATAATTATAATGATTTTGATGGTGTAGATCCTACTTCAGTCATAGATAATATAATGTAATGGAGAATAAAATTATGAACAACAATACTAAAATAAGTTTATCTTTTCCAAAGAAGTTTAATAGATGTAATACATATATGACGTATGTTAGTAATAAAAAAATATTATTTAATATATTATTTAATAATAAAAAAACATCTTTACAATTTAAGACGTATAAAGAACCAAATGACATATCGATAACGTTATTTAGAAATTTAGAATTATCTAAATTCTGTAAAATGTTCTTAACATTGAATACAATAAAAGAAGAAAAAGTGGACTATATTAATAAGTTTTTAGGTATTAATAGATCATATGAACGCAAATTAAATAAGTTTTTAGTTGAAAGAACATATATTGAGAACTGTAAAATGAAATCTTCCAATTATTTGCTTGTTATTGGATTTAAACTCATTGGATATGAATGTGATTTTAATTTCTTTTTTGTTCAAAGAAAGTGTTATAATTCTGTTACAAAAACCAATATTATACGTACTTCAGGTATTCAAATAAGTAATTCTGTTGGTGATAATATATTAGATAAACTTTATAACAATTATACTGAAGAATATGAAGAATTATCAAATATAACTTTTTTGAAAAATAATATAATTGCTAAAGTAAAAGAACATGTAGAATTCTAATACAATAAATAATAGGAGTTAATGTTATGAAATCCATGACTGCTTATCATCATCAATATATTAATAATAGCATATCAGCTTTATTACAAGGAATTGGTGATTTTTTTAAAACAGAATTATTTCCAAGATCAAGTAAATTAATCATATCTTCTTATGAGAAATCAGTAGAACGATATACTCAGTTATTACAAGATCCAGATGAAAAACATAGAATATCGTATCCATTTATTACACTTGAACCTGGATATGATTTCAAACCGGATGATCAAGCTGGAAGATTCTTTTATCAATATCCACAATTTAGACATAAACAAGCATTAAATGAGTATAAACCACGAATATATGATGATGGTAATATTATTATAGCACCTGCTTTGAATAGATATGTTGGATCATTATCTATGATTGTTTGGTGTAGCTCTATATATGAAATGTTTGATTATAGAATATTGGCATATCAATTCTTTGGTGGTACTGGAAGACCAATTGAGCCAAAAAATATAAATGGTCAATTAATTCTTCCAGATAGTTTTGATTATTATACTTATGAAAACCCATATACATCGGAATCATATGATTTAAGCTGGACAGGAACGAATGTTCAGCAAGATTTATTAATAAGAAATATAAACAAGAATAAAAATGTTTTTCCATATGTATTGCGACCAAGAATTATACTTGAAGATGTTAATGATGGTAGTGAGCGGTATGAAGGTAGTGATGGGTTGGCAGAATGGAGATTAAATATAGAAATGACATTTGAATGTAATCTACCAACCCATTTAATTTTTTATTCAGAAGCTTTGCCAGAAATTGATAGAATTGTATTTTCAATTGAAGTAGATCAAATATACTTGAGAAGAGATATAGACGAAGTAACAACTGTTCCAAAAAACATTATGGCTACTATTGGGGATAATTTGACAGAAACAGTTCAGAATGTGGATATGGTTTTAAATAAAACACTTACATATAGTATAACTGCTCAAGATATAACTGATATTCAATCCGATACTCAATTAACTATCGACTTGGGCGAAGATCTTGGTGATGATCCAGTATATTTTAAAGTATATGGTAGGCATGGTATTTTAGTAATGGATTATTATTGGACTGTTTCTAAAACGGGTGCAAATACAGATCTTATTATTCATTCTATAAATATTGGAGATGATGCATTTGTTGAAGGAGATACATTATCAATAGTTCATTATAAAGAAGATGGAACTTAAAAATAAGTCCACATAGTGTAGCGGACAAATTCAAAATTCTATAGGAGAGAAATTATAATGGCGGGAGAATTAGAGCGTACTTATTTATGGGTAGAGAAATATAGACCAAGAGAAATAGAAGATATGGTATTACCGGATGATTATGTTAAAACTTTTAATAGATATATAGAAGAAGAGCAAATACCACATCTTTTATTTTATGGGCCACCAGGATCTGGAAAAACAACACTTGCTCTTATCTTATTATCAAAAGTAATAAAAGATAGAGCAGATGTATTAAAATTAAATGGTAGTTCGTCAACTGGTGTAGATATCATGAGAACAACTGTTGATGAATTTTTTAGAACTCCTACATTGGGTGGTTCGAAAGTTAAAGTTGTTTTTATAGATGAGGCAGATTATTTATCATTAAATGCACAGGCGGCATTAAGAGGAATATTTGAAAAATATCAAAGTCATGGGAGATTTTTATTTACTTGTAATTATAAATATAAATTAATCGATCCATTACAATCTCGTTTTGGAACATCTTATGTTTTTTCTCGAATGTCGAAAGAATATATATTTGAAAATTGCGTTAATATATTAAAATCTGAAAATGTTACATATAATGATAATACGATTAAACGAATTATATCAATAAATTATCCAGATATAAGAAAGATAATATACAGCATTCAAAATCTTGTCGATGAAAATAATGTTTTAAATTCAAATATAAATGCAATAGCATCAAATGAGAAAAAATTTAGATCTTTTATAAGTGAATTATTTACTGGTCTTGAATCTAAGAATGGACAAATAATTGGTAATTCTATAACAAAAATGAGAAAATTGGTTAGTGAGCAAGAACTTGATTATAATATGTTGTACGAAGAATTATTTGAAGATGATTCTGAAAATATACCAGTATGGGCGAAGATAATTATTAATAAATATGCAAATGATCATAATCAAGCTATGATTCCACCTATGCATTTTATGGCTATGGTATATGAAATTGTTAAAGTAAAATCTGAATTTGATAAGCTTAATTTTAGAATCTAATTGGGAGATTAAAATGTCGATACCCGTTAATCATAAACGAAAGTATAAAGTTGTAAGAACAGATGATAATTTTGAAAATACTTTATCTATACTTGGGGAAGATGGTTGGAAAGTAGTATGTATGAATAATTTTATATGTGTATTAAGTAAATTTAGTGAAATGTATCTCGATGATCTTATGGCAGAATCAGAACAGGAAAAACCATTTAAAAAAATTAAATAGGATTAATCGTCATGGATATTAAAATAGTGACATCTATTTATATAAGAGATGATGAATATGAAAATTTAGATTTGGATAAATATGTACTTATAGAAAAGCATGTAATAAATCAAAATAATTTTTATGAAATTATGTTGAAATGTGATTGGGATGAAATGCAAGAAGAACATAATAGGAAAGCGAGTTAATTTATTATTATGATTGATTTTCAAAGATTGGAGAATACATTAAAAACAAAAACGGGATTATCTTATTATAACAGTAACAGAACAGAATTAATATGTAGATGTCCTTGGTGCGAACTTCAATCAATTAAAAACCATGGACATCTATATATACAAGTTCCAATGAATAAAGATCAATTGCCGATGTTTATATGTTTTAAATGCGGTGATGATTCTCGATATGGTAGGGGTACATTATTGAAATTATTGAGATTTATTGGTGAAGATGTACGACAATATGTATCTAAAGATATATTAGACAGATTTAAATGCAGATTACTTAGATATGATTATCACACCAAATCTTTTAAAATACATAATTATAATGTTAAAAAAATAGATAATAGTGATCGATATATTTTAAAGAAAAGTTACTTAAAATATAGATTGGGGTTTGATTATATTATAGAAAATATACCTGGTCTTATATTTGATATAAGAGATTTTGTTACAAGTAACAAAATTGATTTAGGAGATAAATATAGATTTCTTGATTGGTTTGAAGATTCATTTATTGGATTTATATCAACGAGGGGCAGTACATTACTATTAAGAAATATAGATGCTACGTCCAAGTTTAGATATTTTAAATTTGATCTTAATCCATCTGATTATTTCAGAGATTTTTATGCTATAAAAACAAATAATCTAAAAAAGAATGTAAATACGATTGTTTTATGTGAAGGAATATTTGATTTATTGGTATCTATAAAGGATTATGGCATGAAAGAAGTTTTAGATAAATCTTGTATATGGGCATCTATACTTGGTAAACATTTTGAAAGTGTTATTCCATCTATACTATCATATACAAAACTTTCGGTTGCTAACTTTATAATATTATCCGATAAAACAAAAACTAATAAAAATTACAAATGGTTTAGAAATAATGTATCAGTTAATAGTTTAGAAGTCTATTGGAATAAGAATAGAAAAGATTTTGGTGAAAAACCAATTTTTCCTGTTAAAACTGTTATAGATAATCCATTTAAGAATAATGTTGCATGGAACAGGAGATAGTTATGAGTGGTGGTATTGGAAATACTAATAAGTTTTTATCTATTTATGCAAGTACGAAACTTAATAAATCTATTTGTGTAGAAAGACACGATGATGACCCATTAAAAATATTGGCTAAAGCAAAAAGAGAAAATGCGCTAAATAGATTTAATGATGATATATACTATTGTATATATAATACAGTTATTGATGGTAAAGATGCAGTTATTATAATTTTTACTCTTATGTTACCTGGACCAGTAACTGGTAGTAGTAAATCATCTGAAATAGTTATGAATATCGTTAAATTCTTAGAAAGTAAATTTATGACATTAGATCATAATAAATATTTAAGAAATATTGATAATAAAAATAAAGGGTCTGCAATATTGGTTGTTAAAAAGAAGTTGGATGAAAATGACAAATTATAAATTTGAAGGATATTAAAATGGGTAATGAACAATTTGATAGTCATGTTACGTTGCAAAAATTGATAAAAGATATAAGGGAAATACATGAAGAATTGTTAAAAATAAATGATCAAGTTAAAAAATTATATAAAGAAATTGAGATATCAGCCAATAGGAGGACAGTTGATGAAATTTAGACCAGTTTTTATTAATGCGCGAGATTTGGATGATGCTTGGCATCAATTATTATATCAATTATATAAAGAAGGGAGGAGATATTCAATTACATCTGGTTCACATGCTGGATCAGAGAGAGTTACTTTTGATTTTGCATCTGGTTTTATTAGGTATCCACAAAGTAGACCATTATCACCAAGAATGCCTGAAGGGGTATCTTTACCGCCACCAACTACTGATGATGAAATAGATCAATATTTTGCTAATTATATAATGGATTCTAATCTTGAACCAAATGAAGAATATAGATATGCAACATGGATAGTTGGAGATAATACAAATTATATTTATGGGGATGAGAATTTATGCAGCTATAATCAAACTGAATGGGTTATAAATCATTTTAAAACACATGGTATCGGAAATGAACATTGCTATATTACAATAGGTAATCCTGATTCAAATCGTGCATATGATAGACCATATCTTAAATGTAAAACATGTGGAAAGTTGCATACGAAAAAAGCATCCAATAACGTATGTACAAATAATAAATGTAAAGCATATGGTACAGAATCTTTATTCATAAGTGAAGCGGATAGAGGAACTTCTCCATGTTTACGTGGATTAGATTTTAGAATTATAGATGGGTATTTGACAACTAATGTAATATATCGATGTTTAGATGGAGATACACCAATAATCATAAAACATAATTCAGTTTTAAAAAGAACTATTATAAAAGAAATATATCAATATATAAAATGTGGTGATTCAGTGGAAGTTATATCATTTGATAAAGATTATAATCAGATATGGTCTAATGTTACTGATTCACAAGTTTCATATAGATCAGATATCAGAGAAATTGAGATATATGGTGGTTATAAAATAAATGCATCAGAAAATCACAGATTTCCAATATTAAAAAATGATAATATTGAATTAAAATATGTATATGATTTGGTTGATGGTGATGTGTTATTAGAGCCATATAGTATTGATTTTCAGTATAATTCAGTAGATGTAATTGATTTATTTGAGATCTTTAAAGATAGTAATAAAGTTAAAGTTTGTAATTTAGAATTATCTGATTTTCATAGATTTAAAGAAGATAACATTTCATATACTGATAGTAATAGAGATATAAAAATGATATCTATAAAACAAGCATATAATAGCCATTTATATAATGAATCTAATTTAACTATTCATTGTTTTAAAATACAAACAAATAGAATGTTTAAAATTTCAAATGATTTTTCGTATTTTATGGGTTTATGGTGCGCAGATGGCTGGTATGGTAATAATTCAAGTAGTCTTAGAATAGCTATAAATTCCAAAAAGACTGATACTTTTAATAGGGTAATAAATTTTCTTAAGAATGAATTTGATTATACACCATCTATTGAACATCGTGATGGATGTGAAGTTTTAAATATATCAATAGGTTTTCTTGTAAGAATGTATAAAAATTTAGGATTTAAACATGGAGCTAAATCGAAAAAAGTTCCAAATATTGTATTTTCACTTTCTAATGAACTTATAAATTCTTTTTTAGATGGGTGGATTTCTGGTGATACTTGTTGTTCAGCAAGTAATGATCTTATAATTGATATGTCATATTTAAGTAAAATGGTGAATAAAAATGTTTCAATTTATAGAGAACCAGAACGACTTGTATATTTCAGAAAAGATAATAGATACATAAAAAGTAGTGGGTGTTTTAGTATATATAATATGAGTAAGAATCGTCCAAAATTAAGAAAAGGTGACTATATACTAAGAACTATAAAAAGTGTTAGTAATATACTTAATTTCGGAAATGTTTATGATATATCTGTTGATTCTGATTCTCATTTATTTTGTTGTGGATATATACCAATTATGACCCATAATTCTTGGGATGTATATTGTTTGAGTGATGATTCTGAAATATTAACAGATAATGGATGGCGCAATATAGATACTATATCTAAAGATGATAAAGCGGCTACATTAAATATAGATAAATGGGAAATGGAATTTTGTAATATTGATGAAATAATTAAATCTAATTATAGTGGTGATATGTATGAAATAGAAACTGCAAATATATCTCAATTAATAACTCCAAACCATAGAATGTTACATAAATATGTTACACATTCTGGAAATAAACGAATTATTAAAGATTATCAATATACTAAGGCAGATGAATTAATACCAAAAGATGGATCACTTATACCAGTTTCAGCACCATATAAAGAAGGAACATGGGAATTGGGTTATGTAAAGGCATCTCTAATTGGTTGGATTTTAACTGATTCACATTATTTAGAAAAATGTGATGGTGTGTATATTTATCAAAGTGCTAAGAAGTACCATGTTGATATAAGAGAATTATTAACTGAATCTGGTATGAACTTTACTGAAAAATTTGAATCAAAGACAATGTATAAAATTGCAGATAAAGAGTATCCAGATGGTTTACTTGTTGAAATGTATAACTTTTATATTTCTGCTAAATCTACTAAATGGATAAAAGAAATAATTCCAAATAGAAGACCAACAGAAGAATTATTAAATCTTACTTATGATGATAGAATGTCAATATTTATTGCAATGATAAAAGGTGATGGTAGTTTTAAACATACAGCATATTGCTTTTATTCACAAGATAAAGAAAAAAGAGATTGGTTTCAACGATTAGCATTATCTTTGGGATTTCAAGCGAAAATAAATGATGAATCTGGATGTGTTAATGTATCTAATAGGAAAGAAGCATCATTTAATAGAACTTATTTTGTTGATGGTAAATTGCCTATTCGTAAATATGATGGTAGGATATGGTGTATACGAAATAGAAATACAAATTTTTTTATGAGAAGAAATGATAAAATATCTGTTACTGGAAATTCTGGATTTCCATGTAACATGGGCGGTTTTACATTGTTGAATGAATATATTGCCGGGGAACTTGATATTAACTCTGGACCACTTTCATTTTCATGTAAATCTCTCCATGCATATTCACATCATGTGGATATAATTGCTCAAAGATTAAATAAGTAAGTTAGTTGAAATTTAAGGACAAACTCTAAACATTTTTATTATGAGGGGGGTATTATAATGATCGTAGAATTTAATGAACAACAGATTAAACTTCTTCTTGAATTTTTAAGCAGAGTCGATATCAAAGGTTTTGAATCTCAAAATCATGCTATACTTGTTCAAACAATAAACAGACCAAAACAAAGTCAAGATATGACTAATGTTGATTCTGCTGCAATGTTGACTGAACTCAAGAAACGTAATTTTGATTTTTCTTCTGTCAATGGTATTCTTGACAGCGTTGGAAATGATAAATTGATTAATGCATTGAGAGATAGAGGAATCAGTGTAAATGATTTTAGTAAATCTGAATTACTTGAAGCTTTAAAGCGTAAAGATATTAATACAAATGTAATTGATCAATTGCAATAATATTAAGCTATTATAAAAAAGGGTAGATATAATGCCTGTATTTAGGAAAATATATTTAAAAACAAAAGTTTCCGGTGAAGTAGTTGAAACTGATCTTAAAAAACGAGAATCTGCGTTTGATGACGAAACAAAGTCTTGGTATGTAAAAGATTATCAAGGCGTCATGCATAAATTTTCCAGTATAGATGATGGTGTTATATCTGCCCATAGAACTTGGTCTTCTGACAAAATATTATCAGAATTAAATGAATACAGTCTTCCGAATAGATGGTTGGAAGGAACAACTGTCCCGCCATCTACATTGGGGTCTGAAGGTAATCATTATATAAATACAATAACAAAAGATGTTTATAAGAAAAAAACTATTCCAATAGGTGGAGTTGATAGTTTCACCACATTAATGATTCATAGTGATTCGGTTGATGGGAATCAAGAATTTGAAGATTCAAGTCAAAGTGATCATGATATTACATTTTTTGGAAGTGTTGAACATAGTAATGATCAAAAAGTATTTGGTGATACAAGTATAAAATTTAATGGTGATCAAGCTATATCAGGATTAAAAATTGAACATTCTGATGATTTCTCATTTGATGAATATGAGTTCTCAATAGATTTCAGAATAAGATTCGAACAATTAAATAATACTCAAGTATTATTTTCCAGAAAGAAAGAGAATGTATCTGATTTTTGGAAATTAGAATATGATAATGTAAATCATCATTTAGAATTTACACATGATACAGTTGATACTGGAAGTATTGGTATTGTTGGAAGTATAATATTTGAAGTTGATACTTGGTATCATATTGCAATTGTTGGTGAGATTGATGAAATTAGTGGTGATAGAGTATTTAGATTAATTGTTGATGGTGTTCTTATTTCATCTTCAATATATGACACTTTTGATTATTTTTATGGTCCATTATATATTGGATCTTATGATGAAAATACAAGTGATTCATTCGTTGGATGGATGGATGAAATAAGAATATCATCTGGAATTGCAAGAGATTTTATAGATGATGTTCCAACTGAAGTTTATACTGTACCAGATGGATCTACTACATTAGATTCATGGTGGTTACTTGGTAATATTAGAGATAATAATCGATTTACGAGTCTTGTCGATTTACCAAATGATTATACCAATCAATCGGGTAAAATTCTCATAGTAAATGAAACAGAAGATGGATTAAGATTTGAAAGTTTTAACCCGAATGGCGTATACGAATTTGTTGATCTTACGGATACTCCTTCCACATACGCTGGTCAAGCAAATAGACTCGTAGCTGTTGCTGGTGATGAATCTGGTCTTGAATTTGTTGATCGATCTTCTTCTGGTATAAAATTTATTGAATTATCTGATGTTCCAACCAGTTATGCTCAATCAAGATATAAAGTACCAAGAGTAAACTATAATCAAAATGGTCTTGAATTTGTTGATGATATTCGTAATCTTATAGATTTATCTGATGTTAATGCTTCTAATTATACTGGTGATCGCCATAAAATATTAAGAGTTAATTCAAGTGAGTCTGGTGTTGAATTTGCTGAACCTACTGTAATGCAACAGTTGTTAATTATAGACAGCAGGGCAGACCTTCCAGCTACAGCAGATGTTGGTACACTTGTCGTTGCCAGTGGTCCAACTGGTGATGGTAACATGTATGTATTTATTGGATGGTATACGAGAGATGGTTATCAAACACCAACGTATGAAAATAAATGGTTAGTAAAATCTGGAAATAGATATGAAGCAACATCTGTATTTCCAAGTACATCAACATATATTATTCCTATTGGAACAAGATTATTTAGTGAAGACGATGGTACATGGTTTATATATACTGGTTCTGAATGGATTGATACGAAAGAAGATTTAGCTCCAGCTACTGCCACAAATCTTGGTGGAATAAAAGTAGGTGATAGATTAACTGTTGAACAAGATGGAACATTAAATGCTGATTTACAATCATCATATAATTTTGATTATAATTATAAATATAAATTAGATAATATACAAGCTAATGCAAATAATTATGTTCATCCATCTACTCACCCTGCTGTAATCATCGAAGAAGATACAACACATAGATTTGTAACCGATGCTCAAATATTAGCATGGAATGCTGCTTCGGGTGAATTTGTTCCAGCTACAGAGACAACACTTGGTGTTATTAAAGTAGGAGATCGATTATCAGTTGAAGTTGATGGAACATTAAATGCTGATTTACAATCTGATGAGAATTTTACAACTGCTCTGAAAAATAAATTAGAAGGAATGGCTCCTTCTGGTTTATCTCCAGCTACAATTGCTGATCTTGGTGGAATTATTGTTGGTGAAAGATTATCAGTTGAAGTTGATGGAACATTAAGTGCAAATGTTCAATCAGATAATAATTTCACAGATGCATTAAAAAATAAATTGGATGGTGTTGATGATAGTGCCAATTATTATGTACACCCATCAACCCATTCAGCATCCATGATAACAACATCGACATCAAGAAGATTTGTTACAGATGCACAGATAGCGTTATGGACTGCTGGTGGAAGTGTTGAATGGGATAATATAACGAGTAAACCATCTGTTTTTCCGCCAGATACACATTATCATGATTTTGTTGATTTAACTGATTCTCCAGCAAATTATACTGGTCAAGCTGGAAAAATATTACAAGTTAATTCTGGAGAAGATGGATTAGAATTTATAGATAATCCAGGTTCAGTTGATGATGGTGATTGGTCAAGTGCAGATAGTCCTCCCGGTAATTGGTCAGATACACATAATCATGGTGTTACGTTTGATGCAGTTGTATCAACAACTTCTGTGAATTCTACATTTAGATATGTAATTCCATCATCTGAGTTATCGACTTCTGGAACATCGATACGACTGAAGTTTCAAAGTATTGAAGGTTATACTTTATATGTATATAAATGCTATGTTGGTCATGCATCTCAAACAGTTGGAGCAGATACATTTGATTTCGATGGAAATCAAGTTCAAATGTCTGTTAATGAAGAGACATCATTTTATATTACAAACGGTGAAACTGTAACTACAGATATTGAAACATTTACATTAGATCCAACTCGAAATTTAATAGTTGCAATGTATGTTGCAGATTTTGGGCATTTATCAAAATCTTCATTAACTGGAAATTGTTCATATTATTTTAAGAATGGTGATTATTCTTATCAGACAGATGTTGCAAGTGGAGGATGGGTACAATCTTCAAATATATATGCATTTATAAGTGAGATAGAAGTTAAAACCAGTGATACTGGATCAGATGGTGATTATTATCTCGATACTGGAACTGGTGATATATATAAAAAAATAACTGGTGTTTGGACTAAACAAGGAAATATACGGGGTCCAAGGGGATTAAAGGGAGATGATGGTGATGCTGGTTCGACAACATTTATTGGATTAACTGATGTTCCAAGTAGTTATTCGACTTATGCGAATAAGCGAGTAACTGTTAATGCAACTGCCGATGGCTTAGTATTTTCAGATAAATATGAACATCCATCAACCCATCCAGCTACAATAATCACTCAAGATACAACTCATCGATTTATAACAGATGCAGAAAGAATAGCATGGAATGCTGCGGCATCAGGAAGCATACCACCAGCAACAACTTCCACAATTGGAGGTATTATAGTTGGAGATAGATTAACGGTTGCTATAGATGGTACTTTAGATGCAGATGTTCAAACAGATAATAATTTTACAGATGCATTAAAATCTAAATTAGATGGTATAGCTTCTGGTGCAAATAATTATACTCACCCTGTCACTCATCCACCATCAATCATTGCAGAAGATTCAAATAATAGATTTGTAACGGATGCACAGATTGCACAATGGAATTCTGGATCTGCTACAAATTTTACTGATTTGTCTGATACTCCTGCTAATTATAGTGGTCATAGTCAAAAATTGGTTAGAGTAAATGCTGGAGAGACAGCATTAGAATTCGTTGATTCTACCGCTGGTGGTGGGAGTGGAGTTGATGAATTTATCGAATTAACCGATACGCCTGGATCATTTACAGCAAATAAATATCTTAAAGTTAATGCTGGTGCTACGGCATTAGAGTTTGTAGATGAACCAAGTGGAGTTGATACATTTTTAGGTCTAACTGATTCTCCGGGTTCATTTTCTGGTCATGGTTTAAAAGTGGTTAGAGTGAATAGTGGTGCAAATGCTTTAGAATTTAATACACCAACATTTCTTGATTTGAATGATACACCAGGATCATTTATTGCCAACAGATACGTTAAAGTTAATTCTGCTGGTAATGCGTTAGAATTTACAGATTCTACCGCTGGTGGTTCTGATGTTGATGAGTTTTTAGAACTGATTGATGCACCATCAAGCTATTCTGGTCAATCTTTAAAGTTAATAAGAGTTAATGCTGGAGAAACTGGAGTTGAATTTACAGATCCATATACTCACCCTGCCACTCATCCACCGTCTATAATTGCTGAAGATACAAATGATAGATTTGTATCAGATTCACAAATATCAACATGGGATGGTAAACCAGATAATTTTCTTGAACTTCCTGATACTCCAAGTTCATTTTCTGGTCAATCTGGTAAGAATATACGAGTAAAGTCAACAGAAGATGGTTTAGAATTCTATGATTCAACTGCTGGTAGTGGATCTGGAGCAGATACATTCATAGAATTAACAGATACACCTGTTTCATTCTCTGGAAATGAAGGATATGTTGTTAGGGTGAATGAATCTGGTACAGCATTGGAATTCTTTGATTCAACCACTGATTTTACTGGATATGATGAATTCATAGAATTAGCAGATACACCGAGTTCTTTTATTGGACAAGGTAGTAAAATATTATATGTTGCTGATAATGAATTATCTGTCGATTTTAAAGATCCAACATTTATTGATTTAACAGATACTCCTGCTTCTTATCCTGAAGCTGCTGGAACATGGGCGAGAAGAATAGATATTACTATAAATAGTTTACTTGTTGATGAAGATTTAACAGATTTTCCAATCATGTTGGATCTTACAAATCATACAGAAATATTCAGTATAATATCTGATTCAGATAAATTGAAGATGTCTGCAAGAGTATATGATTCAACTTCTGATTCTGAGACAGAATGTTATGTTGAAATTGATCATTATGATAGCACATCTAATACTGGAATATTATGGGTAAAAGTTCCAAATGTATCATCAACAGAAGATACTGTTTTGAGATTATATTATGATGATACACAATTGGATAATACTACATATGTTGGTGTTACCGAATCAGTTGCTGCTCAAAATGTATGGGATAGTAATTATATAGGTGTATGGCATTTAAATGCTGAAGATCCATCAGTAACGGATAGTGTTAAAGATTCAACTCAAAATAACAATGATGGCAATACACCAACTTCAAATAAACCAACTCTTGTTGATACAGATCGACTTGGAAAAGGTTATGAATTTTATAGTCATTATGGTTCAGATGCACCAAGAATAGCATGTGATTGTGTTGGTATAACTAATACAAAGTATACTGTTGAAATAACAGCTAAACCCGTTGTTACTGCTGTGAATGATGGTCTTTGGTGTATAAGTGATGGTAATAGTGAGTCTGCAAGAAATGATCTTAGAATTTATGATGGGGATATGGATAATAGGGTAACTACAGTTACAATTATGGGATACCCTATGCCAGATGCTGGTCAATGGCATACATTTGGTACAACATGGGATTTTGATGGTAATTCATTTGTATCTTATTTAGATGGCGCTATTGTTGATACATCTTCAAGTACACGATCAGCGGCAGGAGGACTTGATACTTTTTCAATTGGTGCATGGAATTATTATGGTTCATGGAACACTGAAGCAACTGTTATTTCAGATGTGAGATTATCAAATGGTGTACGATCATATGCTTGGATGAAAGCATCTGCTTATAATAGTAATGATGGATTAGTATCATTTGCTGAGAATGTTACTCTATTTAATCCTCAAGTTGTTCTTGCAAATAATAGTGGTGTTACATTTGAAGAAATAGATAATTTCCTAAATTTATATCAACTTATAGATACTCCAAATAGTTATACTGGTCAATCTGGAAAAGTATTATCGGTTAAATCGACAGAAGATGGAATTGAATTTACAACTCCAACTGTAACTGATGAATTCTTAGATTTGACGGATACACCGAGTACATACAGTGGATCAGAAGGTTATAATGTAAGAGTTAATCAATCTGGAACTGCTCTTGAATTTTACGATTCTACGTCCGATGGTGGATCTGGTGTTGATGAATTCATAGAATTGATAGATACTCCGTCTACATTTTCCGGTCAATCTGGAAAATCAATAAGAGTCAATCAAACTGAAAATGGATTAGAATTCTATGATTCAACAACCGATTTTACTGGATATGATGAATTTGTTGAATTAATAGATACTCCATCAAGTTATTCAGGACAAGCTGGTAAGAATATACGTGTTAATCAAACAGAAACTGCTTTAGAGTTTTATGATTCAACTGCTGATTTCAGCAGTTATGATGAATTTGTTGAATTAACAGATACGCCATCATCATTTTCTGGTCATGGTTTAAAGGTAGTACGTGTAAATATTGATGAAGATGCTCTTGAATTTTATGATTCTACAGCAAGTGATGTTGATGAATTCATAGAACTTATTGATACACCATCTTCATATAGTGGTAATGAATTAAAATCTATAAGAGTTAATCAATTTGGAACAGCATTAGAATTCTACGATTCAACTGCGAGTGGAGGATCTGGTGTTGATGAATTTATTGAATTAATTGATACTCCGTCAAGTTATTCTGGATATGAACGATATAATGTACGAGTTAATAATGACGGTACTGGATTAGAATTTTATGATTCAACAACAGATTTTACTGGATACGATGAATTCTTAGAGTTAACAGATACACCAAGTACATATTTTGGTCAGAGTGGTAAATATCTTATTGTTAATCCAGGTGAAACTGCTATTACATTTACAGATTCTGCTGGTGGTGATGGGGGAGCAAGTGATTTCTTAGATCTAACAGATACTCCTTCTGAATACCCATTATCTGGTAATTGGTCAAATCGTTATACGATGACCATTGATTCATCTAATATAGATGCAGATCTTATCGATTTTCCAATTCGTATAGATCTAAGTAATATGACAGATGTTTTTTCTGAATTATCCGATGCAGATAAATTAAAAATGTCAGTAAGACATTATGATAGTACGAGTAGTGAGACTGAGTGCTATACTGAAATAGAATCTTACAACTCTTCTGCTCAAACTGGCGTATTATGGTCAAAGATTCCATCTATATCTTCATCTCAAGATACAACCATATATTTATACTTTGATAAGACACGATCAGACAATAGTACATATATCGGTGTACTTGGGTCAACACCAGCACAAACAGTATGGTCAAATGATTTCGGTGCAGTTTACCATATGAATCAAGATCCATCACAGGCCGGTGGTGATGAAATAAAAGATTCTACTGTGAATGCTAATCATGGTTCTTGTATTGGTGGTGATGTTTTGACTTCTGTTTCTACTACATATTGTGATACAGGTGTTCAATTTGTTGGTGGGGGTAATACTTCATCAATAGGTGCAATCCAGATTTCTAGTCCATTGAATGTTAATAAAAATGTTGGTACTCATCAAGCAACAATGAAGACTGGATCTTCATGGGATACGATAATTTGTAACTATTATTCATCTACAAGTAGTGAATATGATAGATTTTATCAAGGTGTTAATTCATCTGGTGACCAGTTTTTTGTTACAGATAGACTTAATAATGTAGATGGTAATTCATTATTAACATCTAACCATTGGTATAATGTAGCTTGTACATTTGATTTTGATAATGATAATTATGAATTTTTTTATAGTGGTGTATCTAATGGAGCGTTTACTCCTAATTATAATGCACCATCTACATTATTAGGTTATATGATAGGATCTATGTTGGTTGGTGTTGGTGGTTGGTTTAGAGTTGGTGATGCTACTTTTGCAGAACTTAAAATCTCTAATGTTGTGAGATCAGATGCATGGATAAAAGCAACTTATTTAAGTGATTATGATCAGTTAATAACTTATGGTACATCTGAATCA